GGTGCTCCCGGCGGTGTAGTAATTACGCCTCCTGGGGGGTCCCCGTATGGTCTACAGTTAATCTCCCGGTCCACTTTACGTTGAAATCCAACTCCGGACTCTAGTAACTCTTCTACACTCTTTTTCGCAGGATTACCATCAGGCACTACGGACACACCATGCTGCATGGTAATAATTGTCCATTGGCATATGAGCGGTTCCGCGACCTTGGTGCCTTTAGTGCTATTGCATCCGCTCAAGCTGCAACAACCTGCTGTCAGTGATGCCAAGATGAGAGTTAATACAAAAGACTTCTTCATGCTTATATAGTATCGGAGGAGTATTACTGTGAGGAAGGTCTACTAATATGTTCTTGGATTACATTGCTGATTGGGAGAATAAGAATCTGTCCTGTTCCGGATGCGGAACAACTGACGAAGTTAAATACATCATAACAACAAAGCCGGGTGACTGGTGTAAGGCGTGCACTTATTGTGAAATAAGGCTGCACTGCGATGGAGGATGGCGTGATGAGGAAAATGAGGAAAAAGAAGGAGGTAACGAAGCGTAATTTGGCCAGCCTAGGGTTGGCCTTGAGAACTGGCAGCTATGCTGGCAAGCATCACACGCGAACGCACGACCTCCTTAAAGGTAGAAGTAGAAAACAAAAACACAAAGGAGGCGAGGCTGATGGAAATTATTGAGCCTAGACCAAAACCAACAACGTTCAATTTAACTATGGTTGACAAGGCTCAACTAATTGTAGACCCGTCAAGAATTGGCGAGCAAGTCTGTAGAAACCTTATGAGTGACGACGCTGACAAATCTAAGGGTCAGCCTTTCGTGTACCTTTTCGTGATCCAGGCAAACAGGACTGTCTTAATCCTTACGCAGGGCGGGAGCATTGCCCCCTCAAGGAAAACTACGCGAAGTATGGACAGGGCCATGGATATGTGGCGCTCTCTGGAAAACGATGGTTGGGCGAAAATCTCAGCCGACTTTTGGTACGGAGGCCCTGGAGGTGTAGCGACGCCTAAGAAGGACTCTGTCGGAGTGGTCACCCACAGCACCGCGCAGAAGACGCAGGCCTTGATGGGTGTCGAAGGGAAGATTTGTGACTTAGGTTATGGCTACTGCATCATCAGCACCAAGCCCGTACCCGTGAGTCCGACCTTCTATGTTCGTCGTCGAAACATTGTTAAGAGTAAGTATTAGTTAAAAAGGGGGGCGCTACGTCCCCCTTTTTTTACGTGGTATTCGACTGCCCCCTATTACGCTGTAATAATAGTGTATGCCTTTAACAAGGATATGCTGATGTCAGGGCCTGTTCCTAAAAAGAAACTAGATAAGAAAACAGTTGAGGAGTGGCTCAGCAAGGCCAGCACTCGAAGCTTTAACATAATGAACTCAGACCAGAACGCTATCATAACCCATCTGTGTCGTACTCTTCTGGAGATGTGGGAAGACAAGAAGCGGTAGCAAAACTGGCCCATTGCTTGGGTATAAGTATTATGTAAGGGAAATCTTCCTTACTAATCACAACCCGGCTATAGGAGGCCATTATGTCGAACACTGTATTCACCCACGTTGCTCATGATGATCACGGTCTATCTGAAGAACAGACCGCGTACATCCAAAACTTTCCCCCTCTTCTTGATCGCGCACCCGAGTCTTTCATTCTCGAAGTCGTGACCCTCCCCGAGAATCTCGGTTCTGTCCCCTGTGGGCTTTATGGTCCTTCCGCTGGCGACGAGCCGGTTAATGAGGACGATGTGTTCTACGAGCAACGCGGTAACCGGCGAGGCCCATCCCGATTGGTGCGTAGGCCTAATCGAGAAGCCCGCAACCTCGTTGTTATCGGCTTACGCGGAGGGGCCTGCTTCACTATGTACGGTACTCGTGCAGGATCATCCAGCCCTCGCGAGCCTTGGGACGCACGTGAAACTAAAGAGTACGCGGACTGTGTTGCGTTCTGGAAAGAGCACGCACTGGTCGCTGATGGACAAGATGATTTGGCAGGAGCTTACCTCCGTCCTTCATCTCTGGAAAATGGGAGCGATTAAAATGAAAGAACTCATTGAACTCTACAAGGAGGATCCGAAGACGTTCTGGCAAGAACTCGGCGGCGCTTTCTTTCTCATGTGTTCTTTGTATGTTTTCACGGTTTTGATGTTCTGCATGTGAAAGCAGCAGGTAGGTAGGACGGACTGAGCGGTGAGCGGGTAATGCTGCTTATAAAGAACGCCGTTTATTCTACCGGAGGTCGGGGGGAGAAATCCCCCTGGCCTTTTTTTACGTAGTACATAAAAAAACGGGGCAGCCGAAGCCACCCCGTTAAGGTAAAAACCTTTAGTTAGAGATTAACGGATCTTCCACTCACCAGCCGTGTACACGAACTCAACCGAGCCGCCGGATACAGGTAATACATATCCCTGCTTCCCGTCGATCATGCACTTGGCCCTGACGGTGACCTGGAAACCATTGGTTTCACTGATCTTAACCTTGACGGTTTCACCCTCAAGATCACATCTGACCATGGTTGGTTCCCAATCCTCAATCGCAACCTTCGAGAAAGCCTGAGTCATATCAGACTTAAGCCCACCCTTTACCGAGTATTCTCCATCATCACCATGGACCAACTCTGGGGTGTACGCATATGGATCAGGCTTGTCATGGACTCGCCCCTCCTCAGGAAGATTGACGTAGATATCTTTCGTCAAAGATCCAACAACGAAGTTCCCAACGTTACCGGTCTCATAGAAATCAACCGAGAAGTCATCGTCTCCCGGAACAGTAGACCAACTAAACAGCTTAGTCTCCAGGTCCGCAAAACGCTCCTCAGCCATAGCCATGAGCATTTGAAACATTCTCTGATTCTCATACTCATGGTATTTAATATCACTTCTGATATTCTTGTCTTCGAACTCCCTTTTATACTGCTCATCCTCGATGGCATTCTTGTTTTGATCAAGCTTCTTGTCATGCGCCGCATCAGCAGCATTGGATTCAGCACGAAGTTGCGCAGCAAGCGCTTCCGTGGCCACATCCTGCTCACTGTTTGTGGTAACGATAAGCGTCTCTAAGCTTTTGGCCGCGCTGGCCAATTGCGCTTCAATACGCTTGTCCTCATTCGCACGAGTCGCACCTTCCTCAGCAATCTCCGCATCATGACGTGCGTCAACCTTCGCAGTAGCTCGGGATAACTCATCGATACGCTTTCCTAAGAGAGCGTCAGCAGAATTAACGCTTTCAGTGACTCTCGTCTCTAAAAGATCATTCTGCTGCTGTGCACGAACCTCGGTCTCAGCGATCTTCTGTTGAAGATACTTCTCAGCCGCACGCAGATTTCTATCAACGTCCTGAACCGCACTAGTATTTTTGGAAATACCGCTCTGCATAGCAGCGTTGAGCGCAGCCTGTTGCTTGGTGTGCGCAGCCAGTGCATGTTTCGCCTCTTCGAAAAGGGACGTGTACTCAGAACTAAGCTCTACTGACTGAGCAGCATCCGCTGCATCAGAATACGCTTCGAGAGCCTCAATGGCTTCGGAGATACGAATGGAAAGCTTTTCGTCAGTGTTGATTCGAGATTCAGCCTCATCTTCAATCTTACCTCTTAGGTTTTTGAAGTTGCTGCGTGCTTCCTCGGCGCTGCATAATGAATCCTCTAGGAACGATCCCATAGGGGCCATCGCACCGGAGAAGTCCGTCCACATACACAAGTCATCAGTATCTCTGTTTAGAGCGACAGTGCCTTCTCTAGCGAGAGACTCCCCATTGGTATCAGTGGCTACACTCCAACTACCTACAGCGTCTCCGCTGCCCTCGACACGAACCAGAATGGATCCTGCGAAGCTGGCAAACGGGTCACCCTCAACAGGGCTGCCTGAAACAGCAGCCATCTCCCCAGGTTCGGTTGCGGAATCCGCAGCAGCCTGAGTAGTGTAGATACCCGAAATTGGACTAATAAAAGACATCTGAAGCTTGGAAAGCCTCGCGGTGATATCCTTAGATAGACCATCGACCCTATCTCCAAGAGCCGAGTCGCGTTGCTTGGACTCATCCTCAATACGCTTATCTGCCGCTTCAAAGTCCGTACGGGCCTTAGCAGCAATGTCTTTAAGGTTCTTTTCGGCTCGCGACAGTTCATCTGCTGCGGCCTTTAGCCCCTTCCTAAGTTCTGCCTGCCCAATATCAAGTCCGAGGTCCTTCTCGACCGCTTCATGAATCTGTGCAGACTCTATTTTTACTTTGTGTGACATAGTTTACCTCCTTCAATGGTATGTTAAGTCACCGGTTTCACACTCGATATAGCGCCCATCGCTAGACCTAGTGATCGCCTACTACTAATATTACGTGTGAAATCGGTAATAAAAAACACCAAAAAATAAATCCGCCAATACGAATGATAGCGCGTACTGACAGAGGGGTCGTAGGTCTATTAGAGCATAAATTCGCACTTTTAGTCTAACCTGATATTTGGTGTGTGACGACGTACTATGATATACAATCTGTACTTATTTATTAGTCTGTAATACTCGCAATACCGATGTGCGTGTTGGGTATAAGAATTATGATGGAAGACCATCTAATTAACACGCAACAAGGAGGAGACTATGAAGACTCAGGTAAAGGTCCAAGCGCGTTTCAGCGTTATGAGAAATGTTCTCGGCGGCAATAATCTGATCCTCAATGGGAATGAAAACATGCACCGTAGTGGTGCAAAGATCTATTACCGTGGTGGTGGTTGGTGGGCGGTCGGTGGGTACCACTACGCTGGGGCTGACGTAGACCAGACTATTGAGCACATTGAACGGGAGAAAGAGAGCGGTTTGTCCATTTGGTGGCACTCGCATGTAAACATGTGCTGCGGATTGACCGACCAGGATGAGGTTCAGGCGGTTGAGAAGTTTGCATTCAATTTCTAAGGAAGTGCCGTATGGCAGTGCAACTATACGAGGTGGGCGGATCTATCCGCGATGAGATCCTCGGACTTGAAAACAAAGATCGAGACTATGTCGCTGTATGCGACGGTGGGTGGGGAGAGCTTCTTCGGTGGAGCAATGATGTGATGGACAAGGTGTTCCTCGTAACGCCGAACTTCTTCACCATTCGCGGCCTTGTTAACAACGAGGTCATGGATGTTGTCCTGGCCCGAAAGGATGGGGCATATAGCGATGGACGCCATCCTGACAGTGTTGAGCCAGGGACACTGGAAGATGACTTGGCTCGTCGTGACTTCACAATGAATGCTATTGCTCGTTCAGTGAATCTAGATGGGTGGGCGAGTTTGGTTGGGTATTACGCTGAGGTCATTGATCCATTCGGTGGACGCAAGGACATTGAGAAAGGAGTCATACGGTGTGTAGGTAACTCTGCTGAACGGATCGAGGAAGACTCACTTCGAATTCTACGGGCTCTTAGGTTCTTTGTGACCAAAGGTCTAACGCTCAGCGAAGATTTGTCCAAAATGCTTTATCGGAACAGACTTGTTCAGGACGGTGTGGTTCAAGAGCCTAGTTACGCTGGGTTTAAGATTACCGACCTTCTGGAGAATGTGAGCCGAGAAAGGGTTCGCGAAGAACTGCACAAGATGCTCAAGTATGATTCAGTAATAACATCTCAGGTTCTATTCGGATCAATGGTGCACCAAGACCTTCAAAAGGAAATCCTTGGTAAGGATATTTGGCTTAAACCCACAATGGAGAAAAGATGATGAAAATTGGCGATCAAGTTCTGGTTCATTCAATCGGCCCTGGTGGACAATACGCTAAGGTTATTGAGATCTCTGGCCACAGCGTTAAGATCAAATACTATGACGCGAGGGATGGCGGGGACATTATCCGCTGGGTGGATTTAGTTGAAATAGCTTAGGCTGTTTCGGGGGGGCGCTTGCGCCCTCCTTTTTAGGTATGGGTGTGCTGGTTGAGTCACAACGTATATACAACCGAGTGTGAGAAGTGTGGTCACGAGAATCCAACCGCTATCCCCCGAAGTAACCAGCCGATAATCATAAACAACCCGCCGCCACAACAGTCACAGTCGAATGTGGCCATATGGGTAGGGGTGGTTATTATGGCGCTCGTAGGAGGTTTTGTTATGGGGTGGCTTGCGGCGCACTAAGCTCGTATAGCGTGTACTTAACGGTGATCTCTTCGCCCGCCGATATCTCCCTAAGCGCTATCAGGTATAAAAAGCGACCACAAAAGCTAACCGTCTTCTTGCAGTTAGGATCCTCAGAGTGATTGTAGAACGCCCCTAATGGGGTTCTTATCCACCCGTGTTCAAAACGAGAATCCCTTATATGCGAGATACCTATCTCCACATCCCCGGGTATGATTGTAGCGGCAAACAGCCCTAGGCCGTGTATGTCCGAATTTGAGATTGTTACAGATGGGGGTAGGGGTCGGTACATTAGGGGCTCACTTCACAACAATAAGGTGTCTGTATTGTATTACATCGAAATAGTCTGGCCAATCAACATCTGGAGATAACCAGAGGCGTAAAACTCCAAGGACTGCATCGCTTGTTATTTCTACAGCTGGTTCCTCGCCGACTGATACGATCTCACACTCAATTCCGGGCTCTATTGTATGGGTCTCTTGTTCATCGCCTTTAAGCACAAGTATATCTATTGGCTTGCGAAATCTAAGCCTAGTCCCAACTTCGTATAATACGTCCCCGTTCAATTTAACCGTCCTAATATGACACTCAGACAAGTCTAAGCTTTCCTCTCTCGACCACGATCTCTAGCTCGTCCACAAGTTTTATGCTTCTATGCAGCTTGAGTTCGGACCCATCATCCATCTGTATTACGCGGTAGGGGAAAACAGATTCTATGGTCCCCTTCTCTCCCTTGCGTATCACTGATTCCTCCATGACTCCGTTTGGCATGGGTTTGCTCACTCGTAGATCTCTACGCAAACGAACTCTCGTGCCCCTTCCGAACACCTTAGGGTTCTCTCCTGCGCCATAAATTTTTGCATCCATCTCTAGTCACCACACACTGTCTCATCAATTACCTCCGTAAGATCTGTGTACATGTCCTCAATACCGCTCGATAGCTCGTACCAGCCGCCGTTTACGCAGACGGGTAGCCACCCATTCTCTGAAAGGGCCGCGTTTTCCATAGTCATCGGTGTCGTGAAGGCATACACATTGACATCGTCAATAAGCAGCAAGACATCTAATATGTTTTGTTGTGTAACCTCGGGCGTTACATAGCTTTGCCCAGGCTCATCTGTGAAAACCACAACTACGTGATGAGCATCATCACGCCAGTTAAAGGAAAATTGTGGGGCGGGCGGAACAGACCCACCGACCCCAGGGTTCCACGCAAGGTCTGCAATGCTATGTGGTAGATCATTTGCGTCGATTAGGTTATGGAGCACTAAGTAGAGCGCATCGTAGAGCATCTCGTTACCACCAGAACTCCCAACGTCCGGTGGCAGGTTTATTAGTGCTTGCATAAATTGCATGAATGGGGCGAGGTTCTGAACCGCGACCAGTTGCTCGTCATCCATTGGTCCGACAACGAGGCCCCACTGAATGACTTCAGCGTCAGAGTAGTTGGCGGCAAACTGCGTCAAAGAGTTAATGACGGCGTCAATACTGTCAGACATTGAGCCTGACCCATCGATAATGAAAACGATGTCGGTTGGCTCCATCTCCTCTTCAATAATGCCGTCGCAATTATCATCAGCGCCGTTGCATATATCTTCTGGAAGGGGAAGGACTTCTCCGTAACAAAGGTCTGGTATGAAGTCTGCTGGCGTGTCTGGATCTAGGTAGCTCCCCCACTGGCCAGCTACACAGGTAACCTCCCCAGGGAGGCAGATACCAACGTTCGCGGTGCCGGGTGGTCCGGAGTAGCACCCTGTAACAAGATCTTCGTCAGTCAGTTGGTTACAGTTATCGTCCCAGTTATTACACGTCTCTGGCAGGATAAGTCCTAAGACTTCATCACAGATCCCCTGCTGCTGCGGTATGTAGTAACAGGCCGCCTTGCACGGTGTCATCGCTGTCTGAAAGCACATGGGATCCAAGCATTCACATGTCTTAAACCCCTGACCGCAAACCAGAGGGTCCTCCATGCACGGGACCAGTGTTCCTATGTCCTCGGGACTACACTCACACATTAGCCCATCATCAACTAGGCCGTTGCAATCATCGTCGAACCCGTTGCACTGTTCGTCTAGTGGGGCTTGTGCGGAGCAGGGTCCCCATTGCCCACCTACGCAACTTTGGAACCCCGCTTCGCAAAGGGTCTCACACGCTTGTATGAGGTCCTCGTCTATCTCTCCATCACAGTCATCGTCTAGCCCATTGCATATATCAGCAGGGACACCACCGCACTCATCGCAAGCATTGCGCTGACCCTCATCCACAAGGCCGTCGCAATCGTTGTCTTCGTAGTCACATATCTCTTCTTCGGGCTCTGGTGCGGTACAGAAGAATAGTTCCCCTTCGATGCAAACAGCCTCTCCCTCTCCGCATTCACTTGAGCAAGGATATAGTCCCTCGTCCACGATTCCGTCGCAGTCGTTGTCAATAGCGTCACAGATCTCCTCACTACAGGGTTCACATGGTCCTGCGATAAGCTGACCCTTCTCACAGACGATGTCCTGGGTTCCGTAGTACTCATTTCCCTGTTCGTCCACGTCTTGGCAGGGTACGTCCTCTTGGAGCTGTTCGTCTGGGTTGGTGGGGTCACATTCGAGCCACCCTTCGCACTCTCCCATGTCGATGATTTGCCACGGGCAGTCGGGGTCGTTTGGATACTCTGGTACGCACGGATTCCCCTCCGCGTCGCACTTATCGATAATGATGGCTTGCATGTGGATAGATGGATCTCCCCCGGGTAAGTCTCCATCAGGTGTGCAGAAGAACATCTCGATTTTCCAGCATCGCTGCTGGTACTCATACTCTTCTCCGCAATGGGGTAGGCAGGATTCCTCGTCGGAGTCACTTCCTGCGTCGTCACCAATAATTGGGACCTCTTCCGCGTCGAGTAGGAGTCTCGGCGAACCACTTGCGTCGGTTGCCTCTCCATGAGGGGCATTACAAGACATAACCCAGAAAGGAATAACAAAAAGAAAAAGACGGTGAGCATGACTAAAATTCATAACCCTTCCCCATTAGGATACCGACAGCCTGAGATGTCGATGGTGGGAGCAAGTTATAGAGAAGGAGCACACCGAATACATGCCACGCTATTACGAGGGCGTATGCTGCTAGTAGTAATAAAAATATCTTGCGCTTAGATCCCTCAAGCTGTTTGTCCAAAAAATAAAGCCCGGTGGAAACCACCCCGACCTTAACGAATAAAAACCAAAGTGGGCCGAGCCCTAAGGCCCAACGCATCAGTGGATTGACTTCCAGTACCCCTAAACTAACAGCGTAAAGCGTTAGAAGGCCGTCGAAGAAATTAAGCACGTGAATCAAAATCACGGCAGTGTTAGATTCGCATTTCATCTCTCCTGCCTCAAGCTTCGAGGTATTACTAATACTAGCGTTTACTAATAAGTATGAGGAAGGATGCTCTTTGCAAAGGCAGTTCTGGTTGATGGTATAAGGCTTTTGTTAACCTAGAATATTACCGTGAAGGAGGAGATACATGGGATGGTGGGCAAACGCGGCTACCGCACAAAACTTTATGAGTTCAACGCTTCCACATATTATTAGAACTGTGGAAGCTTTATCAACCAACATTGGGAGACTTGCTATGGCAACTGAAGAGAGTAACGCACTGCGTAAAACCAAGCTTGGGATCGGCGGAAACGCTGACTACCTGAGCTACCTTCTTGAGAAATATGGTCCAGATGAGACCGTGGCTTTCGTGGCCAAAGAGGAGGCCGAGAGTCGTAAAAAAGTAGAAGATGGAGAAGAAGCTAAGCAGTAGCGATTCTTCAAAAGGGGGTACCATGTGCCCCCTTTTATTACCATATAATAAGGGCCTAACATGAATTACATGGAGGCCCACATGTTTGGTGATCCGAGAGAACTAATCCTTAGAGACATACACGACTACACTCTTGAGACTGTGGCACCTCTGGGGATGGGGATCACCGGGAAAAAGTTCTCCGCAGAATACATAAAGATGGAAGGGGCGGAACCCGGCTCTGACACCATGTACCTATCTATGTCCCACGGAGACCGTCTTCTTTTTTATGGGATGGATATTGACCCTCCCACCTTCGAGGAGCTTCGTAGACTCGTCTCGTCTTACGAAGAGTTTGACGACCCTGAGGAGGATGAGATAGATGAAGCTATACCGGGACAAGACCCTGTGCCGCGTGTGACGCTGTTCTGTAGAAGACGTGCTTGCAAGAATCCTCACGAGTTAAAGGCCATATTATCCGCGAAGGATGATCGGGTAATCGACTCTTTGGAGCATGTTAGGCCTACAGGGGATGAGTCAAATGAGGATTTCTTCCTGCGTAATGCTATGTGGCTCCTCAACCCTACTGTACATTAGCAAGACAGCACCCTAATTTAGATATAAGATACTTGAGGGAAAGGATGCCCTCAGACAGATAACACTGCCAGAAGGAGGCAACTATGTACTACGACAATGAAGAGGTCGAATCGCGGTATAAGTCATACCGTTTCTGGTCAACGTTCTTTGCTATCTCAACTGTAGTGGTTGGGGTCGGTATCTTTGGGGTAGCGATGTCTTTCGTTATCCAGCGCCCCTGGTTTGAGGGGGGTCTGCTCGGTATGGGGTTTGGTGCAATTCTTGTACACCTCCAGTTCTCCGGGGAGGGATTCGAAGAGTACTGGGAAGAGCAGACCAAGAAAGACTTTGAGGCCGAGGAGCAACTCCTCGAAGACGAGTGGGAGAAAGAACGTAACCGTCCAGAGGACGAATACGTGGGGTGGTGAGTGGGAGGGGGACGAAAGTCCCCCTTCCTTAACCTCCACATTTTTATTACCATGAAGGGTGCTATAAAGTTTCCGGGTCACTGACTATGACATCCCACGGCCAGTACCACGTCTCTATCCCATCAGGCGCAGCGACGTAGATTCTGTATCCGATGGAGTACAAGTAACCACGCACATCTAAAACTTTCAGGCGGGAGCCTGCGAAAAGTTTCCCAGGCTTGACCTCCACGTATTCACCTACACAAGGGTGAACAATAGGGTCTCCGCCGTATCTTCCGGAATAGTTTGAGTAAGCCATCAGTCACCCCTATTACAAGTAATAGCAGCAACCATGTGGTATGAAGAAGAGCCGGTGTTTTACCCGTTCGCCATTTTGTTCTCTATCGAGACAACATCGCCCTCAATAGTTCCCAATCTGGTCTCAACGACAGCCATTCTTTCAGCCAGCCGTACATGGTCGTCGTGGATCTTCGTCAAATGCTTTTGTTGGTCCGAGATCTGCCTCTCTAAGGATGCAATCTTTTGATTAACAAGCTGGAAGCCGGAGTGGAACTCCTGCTTCAGCATAGTGACTCCTGTAGTGAACTCGGCTTTCGCCATGATCACCTCGTCACGAAGCTTCTTGTAGTGTGAGGAGATCAGGAGAAGGGCAGGGGCTAACGCGCCGATGGCTCCAACTAAAGTACTAATTGCCGTTGTCGAGTCCATCTATGGCTCCCTTATTAATAAACACACTTCGAATATACCTCGCAAGATCTACAAGAATTATATCCGTAAATATCTATATGACGAAGTGTGTTTGTATATTACTCCGCCTGTTCTTCAGCAGGCTCTTCAGGTGCGGGAGCAACTCCCCAGAACTCATTCAAGTCCTCAAATCCCATAAGATTTTCTTGCATAACGCGAATCTCTTCGATTGTCGCAAGCTCTTTCTTGAGGATAATGTTCACAAGAACAAAAGTAAAACTCTCAAGCCTGTTCACGGCTTGGCCTGCCATACTAAACCCCTTAAGGAGTTCGCTGACGACCTGCTCTGCTACCATGAGTCTTCCGAAAATCTCTTCGATTTCCGGCACCTCAATAGCCTCACTTTGGTTTTGTTGCTCTTGGCTTCCTGGGGGCAGGCTTTGACTTTGGTTTGGTTGTTCGGGGTTTACGTTTTGCTGGCTCATTGGGCTTCATCTCCATATTGTTTAGCTTGTCTAAAGTCTTGGATTCCTCTTCCATCATTTTAGACAAGAACTCTATAACATTCTCAATAACCGCGTAGGAGACATCTGGCTCCAGACACGGACCTTCTACACTTAACTTCTCATCAGGTGTCAAGCAGACATCTGATGGTAGGTAATCCTCTAAATACGCTATTAGGTCCTCAAATACAGCTATTTTATGCTGCTTGTTAACAATCTCTTCGAGTACGTCTTTTAGGTGCCTTGACACTTATGCCTCCAGTAGCGCCTTAAACCTGATTACCAAGTCTCCCCCGCCGGTTGTATCTTTGATAATACTACGCAGCGGGTAATACACACAATCCCGGTCACGAGCGGACTCTAGGGTCTTCTTGTATTTAGAAAAGTTATGGTTGGCTGAGTATAGGCCTTCTCGCGCTTTGTGGAATAGCTTATTCTCTTTGGTTCTGACCATGTACACGTCGGCTGCGCCACCAAGAGCGTGGTAGAACTGGGACATTCTCTCCGCAATCTTCATGGTGGGCATATTAAATCCATAACTATCGGGAAGCTGCTCACGAACACATATGTTCCCACATACAGGACACATGGTCGGTTGGTCAAACCAGTTGAAGTACTTGTGTCGTAGGTCAGCGGGCCAGTCGCCCACCTCAACCGTTGAGGGGTCGTCACCAATCCTGGCTGCTTCAGCCTCAGACAGGGAGAAGTCGTCCGAGAGAAACCCCATGCAACCATTCGCTGCACAGAATTTCATAAGCTCATCAGCCTGCCCGAACCATCCGCCCTTGGCCCACAGGTTAATAGACCCGAGCCTATTCATAGTCTTAGGTCGAAAAACTGTACTAACCTGGACTATGTAGTCAGCCGTTATTGTATTAGGGTCTAATATTCCCATCTGAGTCCTCTTATCTTACGTTGGTTACTCGGTTCTGTAGCCGCTTCTGGAAGCCAGCGCCGGAAGGTAATGGGACCTCGATCTCACCGCTCCCCACCTCTACTGCCTCGTCTCTCCTGTTTTGGACAGTGTCGGCAGCTTTAAGGATGATTTTTCGAGCACCCTGCACAGCCTTGTCCACCTCTTCAGACTCAAGAATGATTACCCAGCCAAAGACGAGGCGGCCATTGTTAAGGAAGTATTTCTTCCCAACAAAAGAATACCAGTCTGTGTCGGCGGCTAAGTACTCGGAAAGCACTCTGAGCCACACCTCTTCGTTGTTGACACGGCATAGAAACCGCACGTCCCCATTGCGGCTGGACGCGGAAACAACTTCCATGCAGCCAATTGACTCAAGTGTGTCTTTCATCTCAAGTTGAATCTTTTCGAGTGTTTTCTTCTTAGCCATTTTCTTCTCCTTGGTCTATGTGACCACTTTTAGTGCTTTAATTATCTCATTGGTTGCTACGCCAGCGGCCACGCCACCCATTACGACAACAACGTCTTCTTCTAGTGATGGGACCTCGGCAACGCGGACCCCTATAAAGTTGTAGTAGTCAGTGTCACCATACTTTGGCAGTGAAACCACGGCGGGAAGCTCTAACCAGTTCTTGAAGTAATCCACCGAGCCAACAAACAAGTGCGTTGCCTGGAGCCCCGCGTTGTTCAGCTTCAGCATAGACTCCACCACCACCTCTTTAGGGCTCTTTGGTGAGCTAAACTCCTCCAAATCAACTCTAGATAGGACCGAATCAGGGTCCTCTTCTGGGTCACCAATCCCCAACGAGTCAGACAGGTCTTTATACCACTCAACCCTGATGGGCTGCTCAGACTTCAGTTGTATGGATTGGATGTAAGGCTTGCTCAGAACCCTTTTGAGTACCCCTAAGATTCCCTCAACCGTTCCCGGAAGGTCAATCTCATCGACAGCCAGTGTCAACGACGCCTGATCCGGGGATTTGACGTTCTCACTTGTCATATCTGGTCCACCTTGACCTGCTTCTCAGATCTCTGTCGAAGACGTTCCAAATAATCAATGATAATCTGAGTCATCGTAGTGTCATTCTTGGCAGCATGTAGCTTTAGCCACTTGTGTAAGTCCGCTGAAATGCGGATCTGCATCATTTTTTTACCGCTCATGTATCTTATAACCTCCTGAATTACCGTGGAGAGGCATATTTCTCGATCTAGGTCCCCCGCGTACGTCCCGGATGGGAGGAATACTTGGCAAAACCACTTTCTTCTCCGCGTATTTTTCTCGAATTGTTGTGCTTGGTCTAAAAAATCTCTCGATGGGTGGCTTAACGGGAACGTGTTGGTCCCCATCTTTAGCCGATTTCTCGCAAAAGATGCCGCAGTCATAAGCGCCTTGGACACCTTGGAGTCCTCGTGCGCCTTGTCCCCTTCTCCGCGAGTATGTGTTATCCGAACTCTCGGAGGAAGCAACGACCTGCACTGGTGGCAGGGCTTCTTTTTTGGGGTGTTCTTTCTTCGCGGTCGTCCACATGATGCACATACCCAATACTCGTTAAAGTTGCGGTGTTTTTTCAGCGGAAGAACGCGCATCGATACCGTATTGGGCATCATCCGCTCCCGAGTTGTTGTTCAGAAGGTCATCAAGCTTTGAACGAGCCTGTTCCACGTTGTCAATTGTGGGAGAGACCACTACATCCGACTCGGCTTCCGCTTTCGCGGCAGTTGGCGGCTGCTCTTCTATGTCTAGAAGACCTTCAAGGCTTATTTGGGTAAGCAGGTACTCAACCTGCTCCTCTGATAGCGGCAGCGAAAAGTCTTCCCCGCTGGCCACATCGAGCATTAAAAGCTCAGTGGTGGTATCTCCGCCAAACAAGATAGTGTTCGAGAGCCCGATAACCAAAACCCCCTTATTTACCTCAATCATTTGCATTTTCTCCCTTTTTAAGTGGCCTAATTACAATTGGGCCGAGCCTGAACGCACGTTCGAGGGCTTCTTTGGTGGCGTCTCTGGTGTCCCGTGCAGACTTGAACACGTACGGAAACAGTGAGGCTTTGTATTTCTCAAAACTTTCTGCCCTATCCTTGTGCTCTGTTTGCGCATTAACCAATAATCCATAAAATTTTTGCTCCTGCCGATACCGGAAAACGAGTATGCAAAGAGCCTCCTGAAGGCTTCCTGGGTCGGGTGGAGCTTCCAACAAGTCGTAAAACAAGTTGGCCCTTGCCCAGCCAAGAGGAGACTCTATCCATTTTTTAGTTCATCGAAGTCGCTCTCTGAGAGACGATCAACCCTGTCGTTAAACCAGCCCAGATTTACCAGAAGGTACTCAATGGGCTTCTCGCCCATATTCATTACTGACTTAAATTTCCTCTCGAAGCTGTCGCGGTCAATCTCATCCTTTGTGGTTAGATTTTTACCGGGAAAGTCCTTACCGTTAATGGAAACAATTGCCATGGCCAGACGGGCGTACCCCATCCAACTTCTGAGGGCCCAGTCGCTTGTTCCTTGGTTCTCGGCTTCACGTTCAATCCAGAAAGTCTCACTCGCCAACAATGACTGGTACTCGACCTCAAGCTTGTTTGGGATAACTGGCACTACCTGGGTTACCCGCCCTGTAATAATCAGGTCCGCGAAATCCATCTCAGAGCACTTATCTTCGATTGCTTTTCGAACCTTAGGGTTGTCCGAGGGCGTTTGGCGGTAATAAGTATGGTCATCGAAAGCCGCTGGGCTCGTGCCCTCCGGGACTTCCTCAAGCTCGATCTTCTCGGGCTCTTGCTCCTCCTCGTGCTCTTCCTTGCGAAGCTTCTCTACGTCCCGAGCATAGTCCTTCATCTGCCGAATCGTCTCAGGCTTGATACTGGGGCCGTCTAGATCTGGCTTGGGGGGCTCTCTCTCCTCCACCTCGTCGGGGTTTTGAATCCTGGACTTTAGTTTACTTAAATCCGGCTTACTCTTCTTACTCATTGTACTTTCCCTCCAAAACGTCCTTAAATGGAAATCCTGCGACATCCCATTTTCGCTTTGTTATGTGATAATGTGCGATATGCCCAGCGTAGTCTTCTGGATCTTCTATGATGGTGGTGGTATCCGGGGATACTAGGGGGATGTCAAATAGATCATTTATCAATGCGGCCACCCTTCCAGCAGTCCTCAGCTGTGCGTCATAATAACCAAGCAGGGTGTGCTCCCGTCCATGTACCGTAGCTTTAATCACGGGACGAGGGCCCCACCCACGCTTGTAATAAAGATTAAACTTTGTATACACGGCATTGGATAAGTCAATGCCTATAGAACGCTTGTTGACCAGCCGAGTACCAGCGTGCCAACCAACGTGAAGAGCGAAGTCTAAAAACTGAATAAAGGTGCCGTCATTGTCGATAGCGCCATGTGTAGATAGCTTCCGTCTCTTTAGGATCCTGTGGCAGGAGGCAGCACTTACCGCCACGTCCCAATGCCAAACAACCTGTGTCGGCTGTTTATCAGGGGAACGTGTTGAGTGGCCTCCCAGACCAATCAAAGAATATGCCGAAGAGGGAGAGCACATCTTTGCTGGGAAATCCACAGGAATTGGTTTGCCCCCAACGAGAACAAAGCCCTTAGCGTCCGGGTACTTCTCGTGTAGGCGTAGTTCGTTTGAGGCCTGGATGCGCCTCCATGTCATGGGCCCGACTAGACCGTCAGGGTCTAATCCGTGCTCCTTCTGGAACTCGATAGCCGCTTGTGTGACATCAGCCATCGTAGCTTCGGGGGGGAGGTCTAAGCACTCCCGATCCCATCCAAATTTTTCCATTGATCTAGCGTTGTATTCTTCCGGGGAACTCATAGTGCTCTACCCTCCTCAACAAATCTTCCGTGGTTAGTCTTTCTGCATCCCTTACATCCGAAAGAAGACCATCTTCTATCGGCGGCAAAACCCAAACACTGGTCATAGTTTGGGCAATCTAAGTGTCTTGGTATCTCTGTGTCCTCACTCGTTATCTCAAACGGGCCGACCCCATTCTCTCTGTCACGTGACTTCGCAGACTTCTTCCCGATAAATTCCCACAGCACACGCTGCTCAGATGCTTTGATCATCACAGTCTCCAAGGTTAATCTTCCCTAACTCATAATACCTTTTCAGGAATCGGGCCTCAGCGTCTACAGGCTTTCTTGGTGTGTATGGCTCCTTCTGCGTGAACGGGGCCAACAGCGTGAACTCCAGCTTAAGTGCGTCCTTGTCTGCTTCTTTAACTTCCGTGGGCAAAGGGTACGGTATACCAAACTTAATGGATATACATTTCTCCACAGAGGCTTCGTACTTTAAGAAACCAGGGAGAAGATGCTTTAGTGGGGATACGATATCTCCTATGTATGCTTCCGCCGCATCGTGGAGTAACCCAGTCATGGCCAGCTTTGGATCGGCGTGCCTCTCGAATAGTATATCTGCCACCAGAACGGAGTGCTCGGCCACAGAGTAGAACTCGTTTATGTGCCCATTGAAGCGGCACTGTAACGATAATGCGTGGGCTATGTCGCTGATATGAATATCCTTCGGGTCCGGGTTGGTGAAGTCAAACTTCCCCCCAGACCAAGTAGACAACTCTGTTTCACTTCTTTTTCCCATAGCTCACCTAATGGGCCAAGTCTTGATAGCCGAAACGATGTATACATCATTGGTGTCATTACAGCAAACATAATCGGTATTTCAGTATAAGTATACTGGAAACCAATGAGGCTGTCTGGCCTCAAACCATAGCAAAGGAGTTAATATCATGGGTTTGGATTGGTGTGTTAAAGATAAGAATATTCCAGATAAAAAAGAGAACCTTCTGTTCGCAGAGGCTCATATAACAAGGCTTCGGAAAGAGTACGATGATGCTTGGAAAGAGTTCCTGGGTGACCGGGAAAATCCTATGCATTATCCAAACGATCTGGCCGAGGAGTTTACCGATAAAGAAGTGGCCATCGAACTAAGCTCCAAAATAAAGGAGTGGGAGTTTGTTAGGTCTGCCTGCGTGGTGTCCCCCTTGGAAACATTGGGTGCCCCCTTGGTGGGACAGGACAAGGTGGCTGATGATTTCGTTAGAGAGTATTACAGGGAAATAAAAGAGCTACCAACCCGTGAAGATCGGGCTAAGTTCTTTAGAAGGTTTCCTACCGAAGAGGACTACTTGACGCACTGCGTTGGTCAACGTGTTGCGAGTCTGGCCACGGAAAAGGGCGGGCTTGGAACAATTACCGGGATAGCGGTTGGTCCTGAATCCTTTCGGGGCAAATGTTTAAATTATATCGAGTGGTTGGATGACGATCTCAGAAATGAGGCTTACGAAAACCACGAGCCAGAAGCACTCACCGCCTATGGAGAAAGGCTAAAGGAAGCTGCAAGAGTCTTTAAAGAAATTGCGACAAGGAACGGAGAACTATTAGATGCGAAACCTGAGGACCCTTGCAAAGATTCCATAGAAGATCAGATCAAAATCGTTGAAGAAGCGGGATCTTGGTGTGAGTTTTGGGGCAAGGCTGGGCATGGAATGCACGCTTGGTACTAAAAACAACTAACAAGGAGATAGATTATGTTTGAACTTGGACAGGTGGTTGCCACCGCTAACTTTGAAAACACGCTGGGTAAAGAGGCCAGCATTAAAGAGGCTCAGAAGAGTCTTGTGCGTCATGCCCGTTGTGACTGGGGTGATTGCTGTGATGAAGACAAGAAGAGTAATGATGACGCTTTGAAGGCGGGAGAGCGCCTTCTGTCGGTGTACCACACGGATGACGGGATTAAATTCTGGATCATCACAGAGCGGGATAGGAGCGTGACTACGATCCTTCTGCCGGAGGATTACTAATGGTTGAGTACGACTACGCCCACTGGGGCGAGACAAAAGAAACAATGAGGGCTAAGGCTATAGACCTATTCACTAGGCTGCTTTCAAAGGCTCGGGAGATCCAGAGTTTCCCACAAGACGGCTCTAAGGGGCAGGCTGAGGCCTACCACATTGGACTACTCCATAGTCTCGACAGCTCTGATGCTGTCGAGGCTGTGGGTATGGTTCTGGATGCTGCCACAGAAGAAGGGCACGAGCTTAGTGATAACGAAATCTGTGACGCTATTGATTGGGAACAGCTTAGGAAAGTTTCCAACGCATACAAAGGAGGTTAGGCATGGCTAATTATTATGCAACAGCTCGAACGAGCTACACAAAGGTTAAAGACGATGTCGGGTTTCTGCGGTGGGCTGAGACGATCTCTGAGGCAGAGGTCATTACGCACGAAACCGAAGAGCACGGAACTCTCTATGGATTTCTTTTTGGGCCGAACAGTGACTGCGGAAGCATCCCTCACTGTAAGTACGATGAGGAACTTGGTGAGGATTTCGACTTAGATATCTTCTCGGAAATACAACCCCATATCGCTGATGGGTGGTCCATCACGTTTATGGAGGTTGGTGCTGAGAAGTACAGGTATGTGGTGGGCACGGCAGCGGTGGTCACACCTAAAGAAATTGAGCACTACGATCTAAACAGATGGGTATCTGAGACTTTGAATGGGCTTGGTGACCCGATGAGCACGTCGTGTGAATACTAATGGCTAAGCTTCATAGCGAGCGTGTTGCGGAGTACGAGATATATGGTCGTAAGGTGGACGTGTACCTGTGCTGGCAAGGAGATGATCCTGGCGAGGATAGGGATCGTTTCTATGATCTGTTCGATGAGGAGGGCTTTTGTTTAAACGAAGGCACTCCTTGGCATGATGACGACGAGGGAGTCCCATCCAAAGAGTTGGTAGAAGACGCCTTCGGACATTGGAAAAAGGAGGCCAAAGATGGCAGCTAAATATAACCATATGATGGACATGGCCTTCAGCATTGAAACCGAAGCTGACGGAGAAGCCATCTTCAATAAAGAAAACATGTCTGCCCTGCTTGCAAGAGCTAGGGCGAGGCTTGATGACATAGAACGAGAGGGTTGCACAGAAGCCTTCGGTCTTTGCGATACCTATGAGGTGGAAGATGTTTGAAGACACCGTAATACCAAAAAGGTGCCCGGTCTGCGCTAGCGATAATATCGAAAGCGAAGGGCTAGGCAATGACGAAGAGCCTCCTATGACAGAGGCATATGAACGATGCTCTTGTTTGGAATGCAAGAGCCGATGGATAAACCGGGCGGAACTCCGCTGGTATCAGTCAGAAGTAACGAACGAGAGGATGAGTGTATGACAGATAAAATATATAACTACGAGGGCTTTGGGGAGACGCTAGTCTTTGCTGAAGACCTTGGCTGGGTGGATAACCATCCAGACGCTGAGGACCCCAACTACGACGGGCCCACTGCCGATGCAATCGAGGCTGAGGCGCTCGAATTCATAGAGGGCAAGGGGTACACCGTAGTCGGGCTTGATGGCTAGAAAGAGATGATATGAAACAATTCTAATTTGGGGGGCCACTGTGCCTATACAAAGGGATCTGGTAGTGATCCTCAAGAACTACCACGGGGGCCAAGAAATTGGCGGCCATAAGCTGATTGTACCGGTAGAACTAACTGGTAACGCCATCCGGGTAGGGAAGGCATTATACCGTTTGCCAGACTATGCGGGCGCTAGGCAGAAGGACCTGCTCAAATCTCTCGGCATGAGTGCTGCGACCATGTGTAGGGCAGTTCGTAACCTAGTAGAGACCGGCCACGCTATCGGTTGGCCTGCTACGAGAAAAAGATACGTCAAATTAACAGAGGAGGGGCGAAAGCTCTTTTCCGAACTATTCGAAGAGAAGGAGGAAAAGATAATGAAAGATTTTAATAGGGATTACGGGCTTCCAAATGGACGCCCAACAAGCATACCGGTAGCAAAGCCATGCACTGTGAAACCGGTTTTGGTTAACGGCTGCCCGAACTGTGGCTGTAAGCAGATTATGGAGGTTTCTCTTGAGTTAGATCAGGAGTCACTGAAAGGTGGAAAGGGGCGGGGAACCTATCTTGGTTGTCCGGCCTGTCCGTACGCTTCGCCTATGATGATGATTGCTGCCGGGGTTGAAGATCCCGGGGTTTACTCTGATGGGTGATCGCTGCTGGTTACAGGTAACTATCCACCCTGATGATATAGATAAAATTTCTGACGGCAACCTTCTGGAGCCTGATGAGATTAATCAATCCTGTAACCTTCCAAAGGGTGTGCTGGATTACACGTTCTACGAAGCAAACTATGGGCACAACGATGATCTACATGCGGCGGCGGCAGCTGGTGTTCGGTTTCGGGCCCTACAAGGTTCCGGAGATGAGTACCCAGCGATGGTCATTGTTGGATGGGATAACGCTGTGTACGAAGCTGTTACCGACAATGACTACTGCTATACGGTCTCTGTAGACGTGAGCGGTAACGTGTGCGAGGCGCAGCTTCAGAACGTCCGTAGTTTTATAGGTATAGAGAAGAGATTCATGGACTGTATTAGGGACTTCTCCTTGATACAGAGAGAGATTGTACCGCTTAAGGATTGGACCCCATGCGACGAAACCAAGACTCTAGATGGCTAACATTTGATACATGGGTATGCGCAAGACATTGTCCCAGCGCAAGGATACCCGCGTCTGCCGAGCAATGCTGGTATACGAATTGTTCAACCCGGCCCTCAATGGGTGACCGGCCTCGTCAGGAGGCTAAAGAAGCACGGGTTATCGTAAAGAAAACAAACAAGGCGACACCTGCCCACCCCAAAGTTACAACTTCTTGTAGCTGGTCTGAGTGTGAGAATATGTCTAGGGAGCGATCAAAGTATTGCTCCCGAGGATGTTCAAACAAGAACGCCAGATCAAGACACAGGAAACGAAGGGAGGCCGCGTGATGCCAGTGATACACGACAAACAGTCCGCCAAAGAACTAGCGCAAACAGTTCTGTGGTGGGGAGATAAACTCAAGGCCCTCTGGCGTGGAATTAAGCGCTGGGGGAGAGCAGTAAGAAATATATTACGATTCAGAAAAACAAAATAATGGAGGTTTTCTATGGGAGCACAGTGTTTCTTCACTGAAGCTTTTGGGAAGGACCCGGAGAGCGCTTTTTCGAGCGCTGTCGAGCAAGCCAACTATGACTACGGTCAGGACGGCTACACGGGCACAATTGCGGAGAAGAACGAGTTTGAAGTTATAAATGTACCTGCGGGAAAAGACGCATACGAGTTCGCCAATCAGTTGGTGGACAATGGTGATCCGAGGATTGATAACAAATGGGGGCCCGCAGGGTGCCTAGATTTGACGGACACATCTAGAGGATACGAACACAAGCAAAAGAATAAAAAGGGGACTCGTATGTACCTGTTTTTTGGGTGGGCTTCTGAGTAATGGATCCCACATACCCGACACCACACTATGATTGGTTAATAGATATAAACCCAGACACCGCAAAGGGTCTGATGGTTGCCACGCACATCGGCAAAGCCGGTATGGGTAATGGCAGCGTCGCCGACTGGTTAGCGTCCGAATTTATGAGTGGTCCATACGATGAGGTCTTTAAGAATGAGATCCATTGTATGCTCGACTACAACAAGTGGGGTCAGCAGGTTTTCTGCCTCCCCAAGATTATGCAGGAAAAGCTAGAGGCTACCGACATAAGCAAGGTTGGGATGGAGGAGCTTGAGAAGCTCCCGTTCCCATGCTTCTACGTTAACCTGAGAAAATGCGGTTGGAGCCTGTGGAGTTTATACGACGAGTGCTACTACCCAATCTCAGGGTTCTACGTATTAAGGGATAATAAATCCGATAAAGATGTAGACAATCTCATCCTATTTCTTCACGCAGAGGGAAGGGATGGGGAGTTTGGGTCAAAGTTCTTCCTTAAGATGAATCTGGTGACTTGCTTCAGGGATTTTGAGTGTGTTGGTGACTACGTTAACTTTGTGTGTTCCGAGCCTGCCAGAAATGCTTCCTCTCCTGGAGCGGAGCTTTCTGATGCGAGAAACATAGAGAACGGTAAAACCTTCATGTCTATTTACCGAGTGTTTGCTTCGATGCTTATGTATCTGCAAACCGAGGACCCCAGTGTTCGAGAGGATATTACTGGTATCAATGAGCGTAGGAAGTGGAAGGGCAAGCTCAGGCGCTGTAAAAAGCCCAACAGTAAGAAAGCCCGTATCTACAAAACCATGCTTAATAGGGTTAGCCCAAGAAGTGTTACGTATGTTGGTGAGCGTGAAGAGTCAGAAATCACAGAAGTAGAGGGATTTACGTGGGAGAAGAAACGGCGGTGGCGTCGTGGGCACGAACACCGATTCTGGACTGGTCCTAAGAAGTACCCATCCGGTCACGACTTAGTCGGCGAAGTAATCCCTTACGAGAACTGGCAAAGCTCTGTTTACGACGATAAGCCTATTAGGTCTTTGATCACACGCTGGGTGAAACCTACCCTTTGTAATCCGGACGCAGAGCCTGCGTACGAGGGTGCACATGAGTACGGTTTCACGATGGCATGTGAAGAGAAGCACAGGCTCTTAGCTAACTACATCTTCAAAGAGGGTAAGGCTAAGGAAGTCAAGTTGACCAGTTACGAACGAGACCCAAAGGCGAGAGCAGCCTGCTTAGACCATTACGGGTTTGTTTGTCAGGTCTGTGACTATGCTCCGGGGGAGCACCATAAATTGGGAAGCTTGGTCGAAAGATACCTACAGGTTCATCACGTCAACCCCATCCATTCCCGCAACGGCGTGGAGCACGTAGTGGATCCAGTTAAGGATCTGGTGCCAGTCTGTTACGAATGCCATAAATACATCCACAGCCGTGGAACAAAAGGTAAGCCGTACACGGTGGAAGAGCTTAGGGATCTCATTGAGTACCTAGCTATTGACTCCGTAGATAAAGCGGTTGCTATCTAAAAAATATCCCATAGAGTTTCCTGGGGAGAGCAGGCTTTGAATGAGGGTCACGCGCTCTCCTCAGGGGACTTTATATGGAAGACTTAGTTCTCGCCGCGATGGTTATCGCATCCGGCGTTGTATTTATATATTTCAACGTAAACTTCGAGGAGGATGAAGATGACTGACGATGAACTGTTAGAAGACAAGCGACGTGAGCTTGTTAAAGAAATAAATGAAACTAAAAGAAGCAGGGAGGAACTCGAACGCGAGTTCGGAAAAGTGTGGGACACGATAGAGTTGCAGGAGGACTTCGTTATAGAGGGCTTCCTTGCTCCGTTCATATCGGTGACGGAGAAGTCTACTGGTCAACGTGGGTCCCTCATGTTCCAGCACAACCCTAGGATCTATTTCAACCTTCAAATGGATAAGCCTATCCCGGATGAGTTGACGGTCTTTAAACTGACAGCCGTGAATTCTCGTGGCGAGGTTGAAGACATCCTTAAGCGCTAGCGGGCTTCATAGAAGAAGCGCTCGCTATCATTAAAAGATGCTCGGCGGTGATGTCCCAAAAGTCATCTAGGCCGCCAGCGTCTTTTAGTAATTTTTTCCACTCAGGACCTGACAGCGCCTCTTCGGCGCACATGGCCCCGTTTATCTTAAAAATATCAACCGTTCGATACGACATACCCTCGTACCTTCGAACTTGCTGGCTGATCTCGCAGGAGATCGCCCACTTCAACCCTCCAAAGGAGAAGTTAATGACAAAAGAACAAGGCTGGTCAGAAGAAAATGACATCACACCTAATAATACTAAGGGTTCCTCCGGAGACGGAGGGGCATCAAAAAATAACGCTCTTGTGACTAGCATCATGAGATATGAGTCCGGCGAGATGAGTGATGACGAGGTCGTCAGTTTTTTCCAGGAGCTTATTAATTCAGGTCTGTGTTGGCAGCTACAAGGGCACTACGGTCGAACGGCCAATTCACTAATTGAACAGGGAGTTTGTGATGCCAAAGAATAAATTTGAAGAATTAGTTAACGGCGAATCAATGGCTGAGCAGCTAGAGAGAATGAAGGGCAAGACAGAGGGCAGGCATGAGGGGACCAAGGTGTACCACGGGACCTCTGAAAAAGTAGCTCGTGCGGCCTTGAAGTCCGGCATACTCCGCCGAGACGTTACTGGGTCTGAAGGTAACTGGGATCACACTGTTCCCTCTGGGTCTGATCGTGTGTACTTAACTCAAGGATATGCCCCGTACTTTGCATCCCAGGCGGCTGGTGATGGGGAGAAATGGGGAATTATTGAAGTTGATCTGGACACCATCTTGACCAGTGGTTCAACACGCGTGGGGACAAGGTTGTCCCCCTGGTATGCTAACAAGGATGTGGTCCCTGACGAGGATTGGCTTGAGCAGTCGTCCAGGGGCATGACTGAGGAGCAGGCCAAAGAGTTGGGGGTATCGGACCTTTTCAAGGGGTTTCCGTGGGAAGGGGGCATGGTTGAGAGAACCTCGTTCTTTCGCGACAACCCTCACAGGTTTTCCCACCTTTGGGATGAGTCTCTATCGGGCTTGGGCAACGTTGCTGTTATGTCAGATATCCCAGCACGAGCAATCACCAGGGTTTCTATCTATGATCCGAAGTCCAACCCAACCATGACAGTGACGGCCTTGGACCCAATGATCTCAACAATGAATTGGAAGATCTGTGCCATCAAGTACCGCGAGCTATCTAGGTGGTTCATGGGGTACTCGGATATCGATTGTTCAAAGCTTTTCAGGTTCGGGTCCAGGGATGATGATCCCTACCGCGATTCTGCTGTTGCCCTAAACGAGCTTGAGAAATTGCTCGATGAGGCTGCCAAGGAAGGCAAAGACGTTGGACATATAAAGGGCCAGATTGGGTTCTATCGGAACGAGCTTGAGCGCGAAAAAGCGTGGGAAGAAGAAGTTATCCCAGACAGGGGTGGTATCGAAGTGATCAACCCATACAATTTCGGAACTGGTGATATGTGTCCCGCACCTCTGCCTAGAGATGCCATCCTGGAAAAGGCCTTAGCAATAAGTTTCCCCCACCTAGATGGCCCAGAGGGTACGGTTTCTCGGCAGCTAATGCTGAGAGAGTTACCCGGGGCTACTGATGACCAATTGAGGGAGTACTACAACATGGTGCGTTCCAAGGTAATCAAAGACCTTGGGGAAATCTATGACGGCCCTATCAGGTTTGAGAATTGTGATAAACGATAAATAGGAGCGGGGGGGTATAGTCCCCCCGCTCTCTTTTTTTTACTCAGTTGGTGGGCCATGGATAACAGCAACTAGGCCACGCTCTTTATCGTGTAAATACAAGGGGAGGCTCTTAGGGGCCCCAACATAGCCAGATCGTGCGTGCCACCTGTCGGGGCCTGACAGGGAAGGAAGTTGGCGGCGCGTTACTCCATATGCTACATCGGTCTCCGTTTTTTCATAATGCAAATGACCCGTATAGATTGTACGGTATGGACATTTCGCCCAATCTTTTGCTGCTTCCCTGGCCATATGACCGGCTAAATCTTTGGTTTTTGATACACCATCGCCGTGGACAAGACCGATCAGGTTCTTTCCGTAGGCAACGTATTGTCTGGGTTGTTTGTCTTTGACCACTGTCACGTCAGCGGCGTTTTTGTAGAAGGCGCTCAGGTACAGAAGCAAGACATACCCCATGGCTCGGTCGTGGTTGCCACTCATTAGTACGAGTTGCACAGGCGCTATTTGCCTTAGAGTCTCAATCCACTCCTCCATTAAAACACATGCAGTCTCGATGATGTCATAAAAGTTCCCATCGGAGTCTTGGGGTGTCCCCCTTGTTGTGTTCTTTAGGTCGTTATCGATGTTAAGAAAATCACTGCCTATAGGGACGATGAACTTTTCTGGTGTCCCAAATTGGATCAGTCTGGATAGAACATCCTCTGTGCAGGAGAACAGTCTTTTTCTAGCAATCTTTCGGTCGTAAAACTCCCAGTTCTCATCATCGGAATACTTGCCCCAATGGAAATCGGAGAGCCCAACAATGGCAGCGTATGGAGCCCTCGCTGGTTTTATTTTTATCTTTGCGGGCTTGGGGGGCTTGCGGTCACCAATGACATCCAGGATCTTCCTGAATACATGGTCCTCAAACTCTCTCCACTTCTTCGCCTCTACTTGGACCTCTTTCCATTTCTCCTGTTCGAACTTGCGATAGAAGTTCGCCCGCCTGAGCTGTAGGGCCTCATTTAGGAGGTCGCCCTCGTCTCGCTCCATCATCTCATCTGGGGTGAATGGTTCGTGGTCTTTTGTCCATCCGTGGATACGCTTGTACTTCTCAAACCACGAGCGTGGCATTTTAAACTCTCTACATATCTCGTTGATTGTAGCGGGCTTGCCGTCAAAGTTTGAGTAGGCTCGGAGCATGTCTCTGTGGACAGCGCCTGGGACTTCTAGGGGTTGGGGTACGCCGGGTATGAAAGTGATATAAACATCCCGATCAGAGTCAAACCAGTATCGGCTGTCGCTGACATATGATGCTTGTTCAGGCTCACCCGCGTCTTCTGGGGTAGGAGGGGGCGTCATCTCTTCGGTTTCCGCTCTACTGAACCTAACCCATTTTCCCCAGGCGACTAACTCTTCGTAGTCCATCCCAAAACGATCACCGTACCGCTTGTGTACAGCACGCCACTCCCTGTTCCGTAACTGCCTGAGCAGCCGGTCGCCATACTCCCTCTCAAGGGATATCCACGACTCTGGTATATTTTCTTCCAAGTGCGCCTCCGCCAGCGTCTAGAACACACAAACTGCGGTTATCCGCAGGGACCGACCGGTAGGCGCAGTATAATCCGGTGGTAGCTAATAAAGGTGCGTTCCAAGTGATGCCTCCCCCCACCAGTATTTCATGGCGGGGAGAGGCTCATCTTTAAAATCCGTAGTCTGCTAACTAATCCATGCTCTCCAATTATCACGCGCAAATAACGCATCCTCATCAACAGAGGATATTAGTAGATCGAGATTAGTATACTCCTGCACGGATAATCGGTCGTAGACCTTACTAATATATGCCTTGTGGATGTTCTGCGCAGCGTTTTGCAGGGCGCTGCGCTCCTCTTCAGAGGGAGCCGCACTTAGAAACAGGTCCAGTGCCGACCCTAGTCTTCCGGCATTATAGGCAACGGGTGTGGCCATGCTTGGGAGATTCTCCTTCTTGGCGTTCCCTGATTCTACGAACAACGAGTTAGCCCCCGCTATCATAGCAATGATTGGCGAGCGTTGGTGTACAATGTACGGGCCGGTTGTGTAGAACATACTCTCACACAGGGATCTATTCCCCACAGTATTGAGCACCGCGTAAGGCCTGTAGCCTTCCGCTAAGCAGTCTTCTTGTTTAAAGAGTTGACCAGTGTTGACAAGTCTCTCAATACTATGGATAAAACTTAGCCTTGCTAAGTCTTCTCCGTAGAAATTGCGAAGAATGTCTATATAGTTTTTACTAAGCGCTCCTGAATCATTGCGAAGAAACTCGCGTAGAATTCTTTCCTTTGGATACATGTGTTATCCTCCTGTTGGTTGGGGTTTCCGAAGTGCTTATACCAACAAGGCGGGGGATACTGCGCACACAATAACTACATCAATATAGATACATTTCTAATACAATATACCGAAACTACCGAGAAATATAAGGAGGAGCTAAATGGTATTTAATCAGCAGCCTGATGAGAGGAAGGTGAGAATTTTCACCCTCAGTTCATCTTTTATTGAGGACTACATGGGGGAGCAGCCCAAATGGGGCCCTCTGGGTTATTTCACATTCAAACGTACATATGCAAGGCCTCTTGAAGAAGGGGGCACTGAAGAGTTCTGGCAAACATGTAAGAGAGTAGTCGAGGGCGTGTATAACGTCCAGAAATTACACTGTAGGTCTTTGCGGCTTCCATGGAATGAGCCCAAGGCTCAGAAGAGCGCCCAGGAGATGTTTGAGCGCATGTGGGGATTTAAGTGGCTCCCGCCCGGAAGGGGCCTGTGGGTCATGGGAACAGATATGGTGATGACCAAGGGGTCAGCCGCACTAAATAACTGTGCTTTCGTTAGCACGGAAGAAATTGACGTAGACTTTGCTGCGCCGTTCACATTCCTTATGGACATGTCCATGCTGGGAGTGGGTGTCGGTGGTGACTGTAAGGGCGCTGGTAAGGTTAGAATACAGGTGCCTCGGTTTTCCGACGAGCCCTACGTTGTGGATGATTCAAGGGAGGGTTGGGTTGAGCTTGCTAAAGTGATTCTTTATAGCTTCGTTGGAAAAGGCTACTACCCAAAGAATATCGACTACTCTAAGGTCAGGCCCCGTGGGGCTAAGATCAACGGGTTCGGCGGTGTGGCCTCTGGCCCGCAGCCGTTGGTGGATCTGGTAGATAACCTGTCCGCACTCCTGATGCCTAGGAATGGGGAGTCTTATAAGATTACAAGCTCGGTCATTGTTGATATTTTCAACTTTGTAGGTAAGTGCGTCGTAAGTGGTGGTATCCGTAGAACTGCTGAGATCATGTTTGGGGAAGCGACTGACCAAGAGTTTGTGACCCTGAAGCAGGACGAGGAAGCTCTTCGTGACCGCCGGTGGGCCTCAAACAACTCCGTGTTCGGGCATATCGGGATGGACTACGAGTCGATTGCCGAGTCGATTGCTGTGAACGGGGAGCCTGGGGTTATCTGGTTGGATAACATGCAGCACTACCGAAGAATGGACGGAAACAAGAACAACTACGATGTTAGAGCTATGGGTAGCAACCCTTGCTCGGAACAGACGCTTGAGTCCTTCGAGCTTTGTTGTCTTGTTGAAACCTTTCCCGCGCACCATGAGGATCTTGAAGACTACCAGAGAACCCTCAAGTTTGCGTACCTGTACGCCAAAACGGTTACGCTGCTTCCCACACACGATCCTAGAACAAACGCTGTAATGATGCGGAATCGGAGAATCGGGTGTTCTATGAGTGGCATCGTCCAAGCGATGAACAAGCATGGTCGGAGAGAGTTCCTTAAGTGGTGCGACTCCGGGTATGGATTTATACGAGATCTGGATAGGATGTATAGCGAGTGGTTATGTATCCCCAGATCAATCAAGGTCACGAGCGTTAAGCCTAGTGGTACGGTTAGTCTTCTGTGTGGCGCAAGTCCGGGAATTCACTACCCACACAGCGAGTATTACATAAGAAATATTCGGGTGGCGAACACGTCGCCGCTTGTAGACGCTGCGGCGAAGGCTGGGTACCTTGTTGAGAAAGACGCTTACGCGTCGGACACATCATGTATCAGCTTCCCGGTTAAAGAAGAGCACTACCAAAAGGGTAAGTCTGATGTAACCATCTGGGAGCAGTTCGCGAACGCGGGGGACCTTCAGAAGCATTGGGCCGACAATCAGGTAAGCATCACTGTGACGTTTAAGAAAGATGAGTCTCAGGACATTAAGACATGTCTAGAGATTTATGAGACTAGGCTAAAGTCTGTGTCTCTTCTTCCTTTGATGGATGGTGACCATGGGTACGTCCAGGCTCCGTATATTGAGATCACAAAAGATCAATATGAAACTATGACATCACAAACAACCGACATTGACTTCAGCAATTCAAGGCATGAGGTTACCGAAAAGTTTTGTGATGGGGACACCTGTGTCATTTAGTTAAAAAAAGTGGGGGGTGTAAAGCCCCCCACAATTTTTTACCCAACACCCTCCAGCATACTGTCTATGTCTGCCCGCGCTTGACCCAATGATTCTCGTACCTCATAATTGGCCGAGTCTCCGGGACTGTGGTCAGACGCCGCCTCTCGGGCAGCCTCTTCTACATCAGCGGTTACAACAGACGCTGCTGCGGAAGCGCCGTCATAGAATTGATCGTACACATAGCTGTCCACGGAGTGCGTTTCGTCGTAGGCGGTCTGAACATTATCCGCTAAGTTGCGTAGCCATTCACGTGAGACAACAATCTCAGAGGGCATAGGGGGGCGGGTTTCATTGCTCTGCTGCTCCGGAGTGCTGCTCCCGGACCCAAATGAGCTAAACACCCTACGGATGTCGAGATCCCGACCGTTGAGGGTTACGCCAATATCAAGCGCACTCATATCCAGGGAGGATGGATCCCCAGGCTCGGGGCCCTCCATTAGCTGGCGCAGCGCGTCTTGGAACGATGCTGCTAAAAATCTACCGAACGTTGTGGTTTTAACCACCTCAAAATCAACAATCATAGTTGCTCCTACTTGGTTGTGGTGAAGACAGTTATTTGCCTTCATCTGGCTTATACCAACAAAGGGTTTGAAATTACTGGGGACTCTACAGGTTTCGTTGTTGATATACAGATGTCCACAAACACCGGTGTATACTCGTTAATAATCGAGAGTGCGTGTTATGAAATATATCTATGGGACCCCATTATTAGACAGTAATCTGGCCTCTGTTACCCGACCCCGTAACGGGGTTAAAATGTGGCAGTCTCCGGAGAGTGACTCCGGTCGATAACCCTAAAGGGATGAAGTGATGTCAGAAGACGAAAAACAGCCCAAGGGCACTACTGCCAAAATAATACCCTTCCCGACCCGAAAGGTGGTGGAGGAGGAAATAGAGACGCTCTCTGTGAACGAGGATTGCGTCCAAGATCTAATCGTTGCCATCTCCAGCATAAATATGGCAACCCGTTATCGTGGAAAATTCAACGAGGATTGTAAAGAGAGCTTGGAGAAAGATAACTTCCCATGCTCTGAGAACTGTGGGTGCTACTCCCACATGTTGTCCTCCATGGCGCTTGAGCTTATATTTGAAGGCGCTCGGTCAGAGGACGCGAAAAAACACCTGTATAAAGAGTACGCAAACCTATGTGCGAAAAAGCTACCAGTCGTAACCGACGATGAAGACTGACCGCAAGAGGTTGACCTTATGAGGTATAAGCAGATTGAGTCACAATTTAGTGTCTTAGATATCCGGAGGAATATGAAACAGTTTGATTGGAGAGAGCACTTCCGCTCTCGGATACCCATCATCCTATTCAGCGGCATTTTGGCTGTAGCTATCCATCTTATACGGAGCCTGTAGGTGAACTACGCGCCCGTAGCTCAGTTGGTTAGAGCAGCGAGCTTATACCTCGTATTAGCGCCTGATAAGCGCAAGGTCGTGGGTTCGAGTCCCACCGGGCGTACCACAACAAAACACTCATCACATCTGGAGGTCTTATGAGTAAAAAGGGCGAAGTAGAAGAGATTAACCTTATTGAAATTATGGAGCAGTTCACTAGCTTCATTAAAGAGAAGTCCGAAAGCGGTGAGGATGACGACGATTTAAGCAGTGTCGTTCCCATGCTTGAGGGGCTGACTTCCCATATGAGGGAGGCGGCTGCTTTTCAGGAGAAGTTCCCATCCATCGCAAACCTGATGGGGTCCATGTGCGAAACTCTTGAGGAACATCACAAAAAGCTTGAGATGCTCAAGGACATAATTATTGATAGTGGGCTCGCAGAAGAGCGACGCCCAATGACTAAAGACGAGCTTGCTGAGCAAATGTTAGCGAACATGCCAAAACCCGACAAAGGGTACATGAATTAGTGTATCGCTAGGGGCTGTGGCGGAATTGGTATACGCATCAGACTTAAAATCTGACGCCCTATGGGATTGAGGGTTCGAGTCCCTCCAGCCCCACCACCTAACTTGTACAGGGCCGTTAGCTCAACAGGTAGAGCATCGGACTTTTAATCCGCAGGTTCTGGGTTCAAGTCCCAGGCGGCCCACCATATTTTTATACCTAGGGTCTTTGATAGAAGTAGTAAAACAGGGTATTTTACACAGGCTTGTAATAAAGTATTATTAACTTATCTCCGTGGAGAGAAGATGAGAGCCAGCCAGCAAAAACCCTGTGTCGGAAGTGGGCGCGATTTTTCCCATGCGCCACCACTGGGTCTGCTCCCGCCGAACACCGACTTCGGCCCGGAGCAATATTGTAGGCTCTCTCAAACCCGCAGGGAGGCATGGGGGAGCACCGCCCGCCGATGGTAGCTTTGTGGCGAGGATGCGCGATTAGCTAAACAGATGCCTCATTTTATTACAAAAAAGAGTGGAGGGAAATGAAGCCTTATGGCTAAAAAAGTAGTCTCGATTAAATGTCCCGGATGCGGGGCGCTCTATAGGACTAAGCTAAAACGTGGCGTACCTATACGTAGTTGCCCAGAATGTTCAAGGCATGTAGTGGCTAAAAATGAACCAAGTGATAAGGTGCTTTAGTTGTGGGCACGCTTTTTTAAGAGACACCCCAAATTGTCCATACTGCTGGGAATCCCCAGTGGGAATTTATTACGAAGAAATAAAACAGAAAAAGGAGAGTCATATGACACTTTCAAAAGGATGGGCAGAAAAGCTGTCCAACGAAACAATTGAGAAGGTAGTGGCGATTGGCGATGGCCACACACTATTCGAACCAGACGCTTACATTGAAGCAGGGCTGCCAGAAGACATTGTTTCTGGGTTTACCCAGACCCATGTGAGCCAAAGAACCCTTAATTACGAAGCCGTCGAAGTGATCGCGGAGAGCGTCAAAGGACTCATCAACGAGTCTGGTGGGATGCGTGCCGGTGATATTGATGAAATAGGCTGGGCCGAGGAAATCGTGTCTCAGTTGATGTGCAAGGATATCCGAGAGGTTTCCTGTTGGAGCCCTAAGGGGGCCATCTTTCGTAACGGTAAAATTGTAGAGTCCATGGACGCGGTGTACGGTCTTGAAGTAATATGTGCGCTTGCGAACGACCTTGGGGTTGAATACGATCAAAAGATGGGGCGTGGGTTCCAATACAGCGCAGCAGCCAAGGCGGTTGCTGATTGGATGGTGGGGAGGGTGAAGACAGATGCTTAAGAAGATTCCTCTTTGCAAAAACGATCCGCTGGAAAAAATTGGGGCTTCTTCTGACGCAGAAGCTTTGGTTAACATTAATAATATTCTGTGGGTGGAGTCCTGTAGGAGGGGCTCGGTTATCCACTTCGATAATTCGACTATTAAAACGCCTATGACGGTTGATGAGGTTGGGGCGGTGTTTTCTGATGAAAGCACATACGCTGTAGAGATCTCAAAAGAAAATCTTCCGTGGGCGGTGTAAGGAGCAGCCCATGCTGGTATGTGTAGATCTTAGCTCATTGTATTTCGCAATACGTGAAATCAATATCACCGTTAATTACGAAAGCCTCATCGAATGGCTTCGGTCCCAATCCGATAGTGAGGATGCTGTAGAGATACACGCGTTCTCTATCGCGGATCCTAAAAACCAATCTCAAACCAAATTTCTGAAGAGGCTTGAGGGTCTTGGGGTAACGTTGCATATTTATGATTTCAACACAAAGCCCAACTTCTCGGTGGAGTTAGGTGTGTGGGCAGCGCTGTCTGATCACGAAAAGGTAATGATTATCTCGAATGATAGTGCGCTACTTAGAGCGTTCTCTATCCTGGAAAAGGGTGGGAAGAAGATGTCGCTTAGCTTCTTCAGTGAAAAGCTAAACGGTAACTGGACACCCAAGATCCTAAGTGGTGAAATATCCTTCTTGGACCTCTCCTCGCCGGAGACAAGGGCCAAGATTTCATCATAGTGTCCACCCCTAAAGCCCCCTTAGCTCAGCTGGATAGAGCATCGGCCTTCTAAGCCGAGGGTCGGAGGTTCGAATCCTCCAGGGGGTGCCACTTTGGTTAGGGGGAGTCTATATGAAAACAGTTATACATGTTAACCAGCACGCTATCCGCAGAAACATAAAATCTGACGGTTGTGGTGCTGAGCCCGTGATAACGGTGAAAACATACAAAAGCAACGACTACGGCCATGAAGCTGTGATCTACGGGCAAGACGGGGAGGAGGCTGCGAGGGTTATATATCGCCCACACAAGCCCCTAAGCTGCGGCGCTCGACTATGGATCGAGACACAGAACGAAGTCGATGTTATTGTGAATAACGGCATAGAGCCAAAAGAATTAACAGAAGAAAATGACGACTAGAAACCTAATAAGGAGGTTGCTTATGCATACCGTACACTTTATCGCCGTAGAGGCGGAAACAGAAGAAGAGGCCATCATGGCCGCAGAGGGTGCCCTTGAGCCATACGGTGATGGGCAGTGCTGGGATTGGTACGCCATTGGGGGACGCTGGGATGGAATCCTCGGTGGTAAGAATGTCCTCAAGTACGAAGATGACCCAGAGCTATGGAACAAAACCATAGAGCAAGCGTACGAGCGCATGGACGCTTCGTACAAAGACTGTAGGGACAAGGTTATGGGTAACGCTATCCATGCCGAAGACGTAGATGACACCGGGCCGCTAGGGTTCCCTGTCCAGGATAAGGAAGAATACGCGAAGCGCGTAACTGAAAGTAATAAAAACTTCGGTATGGCGTTCAGTAGACTTATGGAGTGGGAGCGGGTTCCGAGGGACATCCAGTCACTTGGTGATGAATCCATGGCTGCTTATTACATGAAGAACTTGTGTGATCTCGCTATGGGGAGATACACTTTCGATACGCCATTGCTTGATGGCCAAGAGCATTGCTGTTGGCGAACCGGCATTGACACAAGGTGTGAGGAAAAGCCAAGCCAGCAATGGCTCGTAGCTGTTGACCTACATAATTGATTGGAGATCACAAATGACTGCCGAACTCGAAAAGAACCTTACCGTGTATCTTGGAGAGAGTGGGGAAGCCCACGACAGTAGACGTGTAGACATCCTTCCTAATAGATCAGCTAACAACAACAGAGAACTTTCGGTGTCTGTTGATAACAACGGAGTCCGTGTATTCACCCTGGACGAGGGTGAGCAAAAGGTTCTGTGGAGTGTTAAGTTTTGTGAACTACCTGAGTGACGTAGAGATCGAGTGTATGCTCGATGAAGTTCGAAATACCCATGAAAACGTAAGCACATTCATTATGTCTGTGGCCCAGGCTCGGTCTCTTCTTGAAGAGATTCGTGGAGCCAGGGTAGAGAAAAAAGAGCAGAGAAGAAGGCGGTCGGGACCACCGAGCCACCTAGGCTCTATTGACGTGTACGGACTACACATGGCTGTGTGGGACGGAGAGGATAGATAATCAAAAAAACAAACATGGAGGAATTATGCCAAATTGGTGTAGCAACGAATTAACTGTAAAGGGGCCAGCTGAAGAGTTGGCCCTTTTTGTTTCTAAGATAGAAAACTCGGAAGGGCTCTTGTCAGCACTATTTCCGATGCCGGAGTCGCTTAAAGAAGCTTCGAAGGGAACAGATGAGTTCTCGTACAATCTTTATTATGGCGAAATACCCGACTATGCGTTTGGTTGGGTAGATATTAAGGAGAGTGGAATTGCTAAGGATGATCCAGAAGTTCGTGAAAAATTAATCGCGCTCTTCGAGGCGCAAGACAAACCTAGGTTCACGAAAAAGGACGCTGACCTCTACAAGTACAACTTGGAGGCATACGGGTTCAAAAGCTGGTACGGCTGGGCTATCGCAAATTGGGGCACGAAATGGGATGTTCCTACGAAAGACGGGGGCCTAAGCATCACATACAAACAAGGGGACGAGGGCTTGTACGTATCGTTTGATACGGCGTGGGGTCCGCCACTTGAGTGGATGGATACGGTGTCCCTGGATTGGCCTAAGCTGACGATGCTCTGTGAGTACTCAGAGCTTGGCATGTGGTTCGCTGGTTACAAGAAGGTTCTGGACGGAAACGTTCTGGCTGAGTTGTCGGACGAAGCGGATGCAAAGGACCAGAACGGAAATCCACTATTTGAATTCTGTGCAGACGAGGTTGAGCACATGATACGTGTGAACGAAGGAGAGTTATCCTAATGAGTACTAAAGATTCTATAAACCGCGACTTCGAAAAATACGCACATTTGTCAGAATTAGACGATTATAAAGCTGAGGTATTACAGGGGTTTTTCCATAATCTCTTAGATGTAGGGTTAATGCCTAGGTCGTATGATCCTAAAAGTATTGAACTCTTTGAGGCAGCCCGCGTTTTACACAAGCATTTGTGCACTTTGGACAAGAGCTACTACGCGGACGCCGAAGCCGTTAAGCTAATAGAGTTCGCCAACGCGTATGCAAAAACGCAGAACGGTTTGCGCGAACTAGGTTAGGTTTGGTGTTCTGTGCGGAAAATTAAGTGGTTGCTCGCTCTAGCTGCTCTCTGTTTGGCAACGGCCATTCATCTTAGTATCGCTAAGGGGGATGTTCGAATATCAATAGGCTCGCACTTCTCTGGTAATTAGTCAGGACCCTCACCGTTAATATAACTCGTGGAGGGTCCCTGTGAAAAACAAGTTACCTAAGAAGATACGTGTGGGAGGGCACACTCTCAAAGTTGTTAGACGTAAAAATCTAATGGAGCACGCCGAAGCTTACGGCATGTTTGATCCCACAGAACTAACTATAACTATTGATGATTCCCTGAGTGGGTCCCTGTACTGGGAGACATTTTGGCACGAGGTGATGGAAGCTCTAAACTTCTTCGGTGAGGCCGATATGGAGCACCAAAGCATACAAGTTTTCGGTGTCCTCCTTCATCAAGTAATAGACTCTGTTTTTGAAACAGATAAAATGAAATAAATTACGCGCTAATATCTACATGCAAACTGTAATAATAGTTGGGTATAATAGTTTTGTTAGGCAATTAGACTATATGACCTGGGCTGACGCGAGTGCACCGTGAGCAGATTCGTTATATTGGAGAGTTGTCTAAGGCGTTTCTTAGGACGCAGGGAAACAGACTTAGGTCTGCGAAACTATCTTAGGATGACTGCCTGGAAAGACAGGGCTGAGCGGGAGGGATTTTCCAGTCTTCTGGTAATACCTTGTTTCTTCGTAGAAGGACAAGCGACATCGGTTAGACAAGAATCCCCCGAACTCTCAATCCATACTTCTTCGATTACCCCGAGGGGTCCCTCAAGGAGTGGCTAGGGTTCGCCTTTTGCTGAAGCAAGGTGAGATCTCTGTACAAGTAGGGGTGGTGGCGTGTAATATGTCGCCCCCCTGCTTGTGTGGAGTATAATTATTAGCGCGGAGATTTTTGAAATGAGATCTAAACTACGTCTGGTTGTTTCTTTAATTACTTTTTTTCTTATGATCACCTGTAGTCTGGCGTACGCCCAGAACTATAGTGGGTCTGGTAGAAAGCCTCCGAAGAAGCTGTCTGATAGGCAGCGTCTGGTTGTGAAAGAAATCGTAAAGCACATCCCTGATGGGGTTGATCCGTTTGAGATCCTCGCCATAGGTATTGTTGAATCCAATCTCACCCCTAGGGCTGTAAGCCATACGGGAGATTATGGGGTTATACAGGTCAACTGTCGCATACACCGCAAGAGACTCAAGAGAGAGTTTGGTGTAGTTAATTGTGAAAAGGAAATGTTACATATACCGGTCAATGTGAAGGCTGGTATTCGTATACTGCTCTTATTCAGAAATAACTACAAGCAGTGTAGAGGTAGGAACGCCTACGCTTGTTACAACGGAGGTCAGGGCTGGAAGGTCCGGATGAACCAGTGTATCGAAAAAAATAGATGCGGGGCTATCGAGGACAAAGAGTTCTTCGACAAGTGCGTCCGTAAATGTAGTAGACCGGCTAGGTATCAACGAGCCGTTCTGCGTGCGATTAGGTTCCTCAAGAGGGAGCATAAACGAAAACCCCTCCCAATCTGACACACCTTGGGAGATCCACACTTTCTCAGTAGTCGGGAATTAGTGGAGAATTGATGAAATCGGACGAGAATATCCCCGATCATCCAACGCCCCATAATATAGCGGCGGCGCTTGGAAAACAGAGAACTGTCAAAACTACAGAATTCAAGAATTGGACTGTGACTCTTTACTTTGGGCCTGAGCCTAAAGTTGAGGGAGAGCTGTTGGATAGGCTTGGATATACAGCTTCGGCAACAACTACCAACAGGTCCGAGTCCGCAAACCCAGAACCAGGGGGCGGGGCTACTAGGATAAACGCAGGGGAGTCCTCTGTGGTTATGTGGTCTGGTGAGACACCGGAATCTATTACAAAAGAAATAACAAAAACATTTCCACAGTTCCTGTGGGAAAAGGAGACGCCTAATGGCAAATGATAATCTGGCCCGTCTGAAAACGGACCTAGAAGAAACCACCACACAGCGTGACGCTCAATACAAAGAGCTTGCTGAGAACTTTAGTCAACCCGCTATGGATAAGCTTTCCGCTTTGCAGAAAATGGTAGCCACTAAGACATCGGCGTTAGAGGAGGCCGAAGCTAAGGAAGCGGCGTCTAGCATGTCCTCCGAGGCTAAGGGCGACGCAGAATTCTGTGTTGTTTCGTTAATCCGCAGCGGTAAGAGTGATCGGTGTGTAGAGGTTCCGGCGCACACTTCTGTTGCCGACCTTATGCACTCCCTGAGCTGGTCAACTGATGACGTTACTTTTAAACGTCGTGTTGGCCCTGGGCAGACCGTAGAGATTACTGACCTGTCCCAAGCAGTTGGTCCGGGTGAGCACGAGATTTTCATCGCACAAAAGGTTGCCGGTGGAATCTAGTATTACTTGTTAATAATTCTGGGGGGAGGGCTTTTGTCCTCCCCCTTTTTTTTGGAACCCATGGAGGTGTGGAATGAACGCATTTTCTATTCGGCTGTGTGCCGAAGATGAGACATTAATAAAAGATCTAGACAGTATTGTAGAGTCTGCCGCTTCATCCGCACGTGAAGACAGTGAGCGTCTTGGTAAGAGGCTCGCACAAGTAGTGAAGAGTCAAGAAGCTGTTGAAGCAAAGGCTGCCGCTCGGCAAAGAATATATGAAAAACAGAAAAGCCGTGAGATCCAGAAGTACTCTGATTACATGGCGGCCAAGTCAAGAAGTGAGATTGCAAGGCGTAAGTACCTGGATAAGTCGTCCCGTGTTAGCCAGTTAGCTGATGAGCAGCGTAACCTGTCTGCGGAGATTCATTCTAAGAATTCGTTTCTGTCGAATTTTGATGATCTATACGATGAGTCCTCGCTCTCTAATAGAGCGTTCATGCTTAAGTCAGTTGACTCGTTTATAGATAAGCGCGTCCCGGTAAACTATGTTGAGGATCCCATAAGCGGGGTCTCAATTCTATCGTGGACAACAAACACAATTAAGCTGAAGGATGGCTTCGGAGGCTTCCTTGATCAGGTCTTTGGTAAGTTCAAGGTAGAGATCCGTTACACTTACCAAGCGAATGGTTTTCAGGGCGTTACAGCCTCGTTCCGACAAGCGGGTAACAATATCAGCTTCTCATCGTACTCCCATCCGCATATCCAAACAGATGGTAGTCCCTGCTTGGGGAACGTTCAGAGGATGCTTCTTCAGCACATGAAGAACAAAGACATCGCTAACGTAATAGTAACAACCACAGAATATTTAATCACATACAACCACGTCGATCCGTATGCGCGACTACATAAGTTTGGCATAGCGAATCGCTGGGACCACAAGCTCTGTGCATGTGGGAAGGGTCTTTGGATAGACAAGTGTGGCTGTGAAAGTACTGGTCCTGTTGAGGACTGTGGAATGAGTGCATCTGAATGTATGCGCTGGCATCGAAACTCCCACCCGGGACTCTCTAAGGGGTCCTGTGTTTTGGGTGAATTTGTAGAATTTATTGATGTCGCTAAAGCGGCAGTTACCCAAATACAGAAACTAGGAGTTATTGATGAAAGTACTCAGCAAGCCGACGGTTAGGTTTTCCCAGAAGGCCTACCAGCAAATGTTTAGACTAACAAATAAATGTGACATTGAAATAAGTGCGATGGGAATCATCGCCACCGAAGAAGAAAAGGATGACGCGGGAGTCGGTGAAGACTTCTACGTAACAGAGTTCTTCCCTGTTAAGCAGTTGTGCTCTGGGACATCCACTGTTCTAGATGACGAAGCTCTTGTGGATCTAACTTTCGACCTACGGGAGAAGGGGATCAAGTCTGAGCAGATTGTTGTTTGGTGGCATAGTCACGTAAACATGGACACGGGACACAGCGGTACTGATGAGAGTCAAATTGAGAAGTTTGATTTTGATTCGGTGTGTATCTCTGTGATCACCAATAAGAAGGGTGATCTCAATCTGAGAATCGACATGATGTCACCTATTCGGTACTCGTTTGAGAAGTGCTCATATGCTGTTGATCAAATTGACATCCTCCCAGATGGCTGGGCGGAAGACATTATTGAGAAGTATGTAGAGAAGGCAACCTTCCGCGCCGAGCGTATCAGTGTGACTAAGGCTCCCGCCGCAAAAACAAAGAGTTGGTACACCGGTAGTGGGTATACCCGCATCGGTACTGGTGGTCAGGTTTACGACACATCCTGGGCAATGGACGACGATACGGATTGGGCTATGGGAGGAGTCCATGGTGCATATGATGCTGCTGGAAAGGTTGAGGAGGTTATTGAGGCCCTCGACTTCCCCTTTGAGCTTCCTGAGCTACAGAAGGCTTACGATGGAAATGATATCGGAGCCAATGATGCCATGGAGCTTTACACCAAGTTCTACGCGCAAGAGATCTCAAAAGAAGAACTCTTGCAGGAGCTTGAGCTTGTGCACGGTGTAGATGTCGAAGAGTTGGTTACCCCAACTAAAGACGACGATGGTTCTGATTATGAGGCCTATATGGCGCAAGAGGATGAGGATGAGAAAAAGGAGGAATTAGATGATTGATACAACAAGGCAGAGTGGAATCATTCCTGACGAACTCATTAATAATACTACGGTAGCTGTTGTGGGTGTGGGGGCTATTGGCTCCCATACTGCGGAGGCTATGACTAAGATGGGTGTGCGCAAAATTCGGGTCTTCGATGATGACACGGTGGAGATGCATAACCTAGCCAATCAAGGCTATTTCATACCTGAAATCGGGTATAAGAAATGTGAAGCAATAGCTAAGCGTCTTACAGAAGGCACTGGTGCTGAAATCATTGCTGAGGACAAAAGGGTAGAGGACGGACACAAGTTTGACGAAGTGTACGTAGTTTCTGCTGTGGATAATATGGCTTCTCGAAAGGCCATATTTGAATCTTTCCTCATGAGTACATCTTCCAGATACTTTATCGATGGCCGGATGGCCGCACGGTTTGGGCAAGTCTTCTTTGTAGACAAGTCTAACCGTAAGTCTATCGAAAAGTACGAGGCAAGCTTGTTCTCCGATGATGAAGCGGTAGCGCTCCCCTGTACTGAGAAGGCGACGGTCTTCTGTGCGTACGGCTTATCTTCGATCATCTGCTCCTTGCTTGCAAAGAGTATTATCGGTGAGGAGATTCGTTTTGATTCTGCGGAAATTGATTTCGCTAATATCTTTATGAATCAAGTCATCACAACTGTAGCCAATTAGGCAACCGTAAAAAAAACAATCACATATGTGAAGGAGGCTATTATGAGCGGTTTTGACAAGAAAAAGTCCTGGTCCACAGGACTCCCTATGTGCGGTCTGGTTGACCCACAACGAGCGCCCGACGTTATCACTGTCGAGCACGAGGCACCGTCTGGGGCCACAACCTCTACGGATCTGATGAAGCAGACCCGTGAGGATGGTTCTATCCTCTATGTTGGCACCCCTGTGTCTTCTGGAGGAAAGCGTTGCAAGTTTGCACTAACCCTGGAGACCAACGGTTTCTTTACGGGAACTGCTGCTTTGAACTTTATCGTTCAAGGTGGTTGGGGTAAGGGCACTGTGAAGCCTACGAGAGAGCAGCTGTTCGAAGGTCGAAAGAACTTCGTTAGCAAGGCAATCTCCGGCGCAATCATCCTTCAGGGGCTAGACCGCTGGCAGGAGTTGAAGTCCACGCTTGAGCGTGACACCGGACTGTCCGTGTCTGAGGGGGATATCACCCCTGAGGATCGGAACCTGTACGCCCTTCTTGGCGTCAAGGCGTTCGTTGTCAACTTGGCTGCATCTCGCGGTCTGAGGTTCGAAGTGGATGTGCCTAAGGCGATCTCAAGGTACGTGCAGCCCACGTACGCTAAGGCGACTGAGGGTGAATGGGATGGTGAGAGCGATGAGATCGCTTTGACTTCGGCTCTAACCGAGGCTCACGTCCACCTGATGAAGTCTGCTGGACTGAAGTTCAAGCGTGTTCGTAAGGCGCGTAAGGGACGACAGGCAGCCGCTCAGAAGTAGTCAACAGCCTCCCGTCCAAAGTAGAGGGGGCAGTCATCCAAAGGGGTGGCTGCCTCCTCTACTGACGGGCAACTTTTTATTCTTTACTAATGAGGTGACAAGTGGAAACCTGTCACTGACAACCTTTAACTTGCCACAAGAAACGTAGTATCTACGCCTACTTAGGAACGATTTGTGGTATAAGGGGTCTGACAACCATTAACTTGTCACCCCCTCTTAGATCTTTGAACTGCATAAGGAGACAATATGGAATTACGGTTTGTGAACGATAGGGCAAACCCACCTATACTAATCAAAGGTCTCATCACAAAACGTACCTCTGAGTACTCGCAGAACTTATTCTGTGACCCAGCTGATCCTGAAGAGATAGCTTTTTACGATGATGACCTTACCCCTATAGAGAAGGGACATGTGTATCTCTGGAAATTAACTGAGAACGACCATGTCCAAGTATCCATGCCTTACAGAGTAATGGATGCTGAAACAGCTACACTTGTTTTAGGGTTAGCTTCTTACAGAAGTCAAAGACCCTATATAGGTAGAAGTATCCCTCAAGTACTGGTAGCAAAACCTAGATCTTGCCTACAGAACTTTTCTCTCAGTAAAACTGACTTCTCTATATTTAATTCTAGAGTAGAGATGTTAGGTGGTACTGTTGAAAAAGACGAAGTAGACTTAGGAAAGTTACTTTCTGATCAGGAAACACTTGTATTGGAATCGGAAGAATTAATTCGTAAAATACACGATATGAGAGAAGAAAGATGTAGTGGAACTACTGACTACAAGTTAGATACTCAGGATAAGCTAGATGATGCTCTTAAGGAATTTGCATGGTTCAGAGAACAAGCAGAGGACATTAAGAGAAGAAGTGCTGATCTTGTGAGACTGACGTTAGCTCTGGAAAAAGAAGTCGGTAGAAAGACTGACTCAGTAAGAGCTAACTCTGAAGCAGAGAGAGTGAGTCAGACTGTATCCAGACTGACAGGTATAAACTACACACGCTTTGAAAGAGAGGCGATACATAGATTCAGGGTAGACTCTAAACAAGAGTCACCAACAACTAAGCCTGCACACGTAGGCACCCTGCAATATGAAATTGGACAACTTAGGCAGTGGTTCCCAGCCTTGACAAAATGCTCAGGGTACGGGGAGGATTTAGTGATCAACCTAACGGGGATAAGGATAATCTTAACCCCAGACTCTGTAAGAGTGGAGGGAGATCCTGCTGCCCTAAAGTTATATACAGGTTCTAGCGGCGCAGTCGCTAAGGAGAGTGTTAATCAGCGGAGGAAAAGAAACATTTCCCCGAGGAAGAAAACATAGGTAAGGGTGACAATAATAATCTTGTCACTCCCGAAAAACACCAGAACTACTATAAGTGCTGGTTTTAACTGGAGAATTGATGACAGCTTTTAAATTGTCACCGACAGAGTATACATTGTCATTTATTAATAATAAACGTGGATATAAGTATGGGCTGGTTTATCCCGACTACTACAGCCCGGAAACTTTCGTAACGTGTGTGCGCTTATCAACGCAGATAGGAGGAAACTAATGCAACTTGCGCAAAAGTCATTCAAAATTGAAGACATTGAGAGAAATACGCTCGGATTCAAGAACAGCCGTTCTGATGTGGGCGATACCAGAGACCTACGATCTTCCATCATTTCCGATGGATTGATGAACCCCCCTATTGTCCACATCCTTCAGGATGACAAGGGCAATGAGAGAGTTCTTCTGATCGCTGGTTATCGTAGGGTTCAAGCAATCCTTGAGGAGAGAGACTCTCGTGGAAACGATGGTGATGGTTTCTTTGATACCATCCAATGCGGTGTCCATGAAGGATCTCTTGAGGATGCCTTGGCCTTAAACATTGCAGAAAACCTACAGAGGAAGTCGCTGAACTTCGCGGATCGTTGTGAGTCGATTTATCGACTTAATGACCGCGTTGGGAATCAACAGTCTGTAGCCAGTATGCTGAATATCTCACAGCCACAGGTTAGCGTTCTTTGCGCAACCTACAAAGGCTTGAGCACTGTATCCTTTGAGGCGCTTCGTCACGGTCGAATCACAATGACCCAGGCGAAGCAGTTGTCGAAGATCGTCCGCGAGGACGGTAATCCCAACGAGAAGGGACAGGATGAGGCCCTAGAGGTCATGCTTGGCCAGGGTGCTGATGAGGTCCCCAAGGAGAAGCAGCGTAAGCGAGCTAAGACCTACCGCTCCAAGAAGGAGATGGAAGAGCTTAGAACGTTCCTTGCAAAGGATAATGCTGACCTCGACAAGGAGTACCGCGAAGCGGTTGACCGAGTTGTGCGTTGGTACTTCTGTGAAATTGAGACAGAGGACCTTCTGCATATTATTGACGCAACCGATGCGGTTGAGGTCTCAAAGGAAACTAAGAAGCCAACCGTCAAGCGGAAACGCCGCATTCGGATGGGTGAATAGTGAACCGTAGCGTCGAAGAACTCGACGTTCTTGTCAGAGCCGCGCACCCGGTGGTCTATGTGGTTAGCCACGAAGAGCATCGGGTTGCGCAGGCACTGGCAAGTGTCGTTGAGAGAAAGAACGTATCCTCTGAAGCAAACGCGTCACTTTGGACGTGGAGCTTCACTGAGGGAGCATACTGTGGGAACGAGCATTTCCCAGATGTTGAGACACCTTTAGATATCCTCGAAAAAATCGGGGAGCATGAGCAGTCAGCTGTATTCCTTCTTAAGGACTTCGGCTACTGGCTCAACGAGGGTCCATGTTATCCAGTGCAGAGGAAGCTTAGGGATCTAGCCAATACAATGAACCCCGGTATTACCGTGGTAATAATTGATAGCGAACTAAAGGTTCCCCCACGGCTTGAGAAGATTATGTCTGTTGTAGATTTTGATCTACCTGATGAATCTGAACTAGAGCGCTGGAACAGGCATATTATTGAAGACTTCTTTGGGGATTCTAAAACCGATGAAGAGAAAGATAACATGCTCAAAGAGGGTTGCTCAGCCGCTATAGGCTTAACTCTTACAGAAGTAGAGAACGTCTTCTCGAAATCCTTAGCAAAGTGTGAGGGCATAGAGCCTCGCGTTGTTTTGGATGAGAAGAAGCACATTATCCGCAAGTCTGGCGTGCTTCAGTACCATGAAGTTGATCGGGCGATGGGTGATGTTGGTGGTTTGAATACTCTTAAGACATGGTTGGACCAGCGTGGTCGAGCTTTTTCTGAAGAGGCTAGGGAGTTTGGTCTCCCGCACCCCAAAGGCGTTCTCATTGTTGGTATCCCTGGTACAGGGAAATCACTAACTGCAAAGTGTATTGGTTCGGCTTGGCAAATGCCCGTACTCCGTATGGATGTAGGTGCCTTGTTTGGCCAGTATGTTGGACAGTCTGAAGCCAATTTCAGGAAAGCTATCAAGACCGCTGAAGCTATTTCACCATGTGTCCTTTGGATCGATGAGATCGAAAAGGGTTTTGGTTCGGCTTCTGGGTCACACGACAGTGGAACATCTGCTCGTGTGTTTGGTAGTTTCTTGTCTTGGATGTCTGAGAAGACATCTCAGGTCTTCGTAGTGGCTACCGCTAATGACGTATCTGCGCTTCCGCCAGAGATGCTTCGAAAGGGCCGGTTTGACGAATTGTTTTTCGTAGACCTACCCTCACAGGTTGATCGCGAGGAAGTGTTCAAGATCCACATATCCAGACTGGGTAGAGACTCAGACAAGTTTGACGTTAAGCGTCTGGCGGAGGAGACCAACTCCTTCACGGGTGCCGAAATTGAACAGGTTGTTGTGGACGGTATGTACAAGGCTTTCGCTGAAAATAGAGACCTGGAGTGTGATGACATGGTCACCGCAGCTTCCAATACAGTCCCGCTGTCAACAACAATGGGTACTAAGATCGAAGCCTTACGCAAGTGGGCAAACGGTAGAGCGCTCTTGGCTAACACAGTTCAAGAAACCCAAGCAAAGCAGAAGAAGCCCAAGAGATCACGGCGCACCGCTAAGGTGACAAGTGTCAAGGGTAGCGGCTGGGACGAACTGCGAAAAGCAGAGGGCGACAGTTGAGTTATGGGCGGCATCGCACTGGCATCTATCAACTAGATGAAGCGCTCCTTGGAGGAATACCACCCGGTATCTGTGAAGTTATCGGGGAGGACGCTAGTGGTAAATCTACGTTGTGTTTCAGTGTGATGAGGGAGGCCTCCGTTGGGGGCCTCCCGACCGCCCTTATCCATACGGAGGCTTTCCCTAGCTCTGGGTATATACAGGCTGCTGGTCCAAAGGACCTAATAGCCGTCATCCCAAACAGCATGGAGTCTGCTATAGAATCGGCTTACACCCTTCTTGATGAGGGGGCCATGGTGATAACTATAGACTCCCTGTCCTCCACAGAGCCGCTGTGCGATCAGCGCTTAGGTGTTGATGAACGTGTCCCCTTCGCCGAGAGGAAGGCTGCATACCACGGCCTTAGTTTTCTAAGAGAGGAAGCGTTAAAAAGAGGAGCCTTAATCCTGGTCGTAAACCAGTTAAGGGTTCCTGTACGAGATTTAGTCCCTAAGCCTTCTTCAGCGCTTGAGGGAACAATCAACAGATTATGCTCTGTCCGGATAAGGACCGAGCGCGAGAAGACCAGAAATGAATACGGGTCTCTCGCCTACCTAAGAGTTAGATTCAATATATTCAGATCGATGGTGTGCCCACCCAACAGTAAATCGTGCGGGTTCTTGTTCAGCCAGCGGGGGTTCTCCCGTGGGTTTGAGTTAATGCGGGTATTATTATCAAGTAATATACTCGAACAGGCTGGGTCATATTTGAGGGATCCCGACGGGGTCTCGCTTGGTCCTGGGCATATTGAAGCAGCGGAACAAATTGAGAAAAATTTCACTAAATACTGGAGGTATTACAATGGTTGAAGTGCGAGTAACCATCCATGAGGATGGGTCTGTCGAGACCGAGGTAAACGGGATCAAAGGCGGTGGCTGTAAGCAGTACACTGACGCCGTTATCAAGGCTCTTGGCGGAGAAGTTGTAAAAGAAGAAATCAAGCCGGAGTTCTATGAAACTGACTCCGAAAGTCTAAAGACATGAAGGACCTCCCGTCAGGATGTCCGAACGTTCCTGCCTTAACGCAGAACAGTGTGTTTGAATACACTCTCGTTAAAGAACACGCAGATAATCGTGTATGGATTCGTGTCAAGGACCCCAGTGGGACTAGCGAAGCCGATATAGGAATCCTCATTAACAGCGAGGGCTTATCTATTGACGTGTACCCATTCTCCACAGAGGCGTGTTCCAACGCGGACGTTGATGGTCCGGTTCTACAAAACTGGGCGATGTGGGATGACTTTGATCCAGACGCAGTTCATGAAGATGATGGTGCCGAATGAGGATCTCAAAGGTAACCAAAAATAGTTACGTTAACGGCCCTGGGCGTAGAAATGTTCTACATGTCCAGGGGTGTACTATAGGATGCCCTGGGTGCTTTAATTCGCATACCTGGAGCGCGGAGAAGGGTACAGTCACGCCTTGGCACAAGGTCTACGAAGACCTCGTTAGTGGGGATCCTGACGGAATCACCATAAGCGGTGGGGAGCCAACAGAGCAGTGGAGCCCTATTATGACGATACTCGAAAGGGTACGACTCTGCCACCCAGATATGTCAGTAATTATGTTCACAGGTATTACGTACGAAGATCTGAAAAAGAAGCCCTTTTGGGATGCTGATGGTTCTAGGTTTTTCGACTTAATTGTGGCCGGTCCTTACAGAAGGGATCTGGCATGTAATGAGCCCTTGAGGGGCTCGACAAATCAAGAGCTAGTATTCATCACAAACCGTATCTCAAAAGAGTCCCTAGACGACATCCCAGATGTAGAAGTACACATAGATGGGGATACCGCTACCATAGCGGGGTTCCCGACTAGAGGCGTCAGTTTAGGACTCATGAGAGCACTGAAGGAGTAACAATGTCACACTTGGTAACATGCAAGTCCTGCATGAAGGATAAAAAGACGGTCCTTTCTGCCTTGAAAAAGCTAGGGGTCCCCGACGATATGATCGTGGTGGCTGAAGAGGGAAAGACCATCACCCTCCAAGGGTACTACACATCACACAAGTCCGAAGTAGAAATACTCGTGAAGCAAGAGTTCCACGGAGGGTACTCCGGGTTCGGCTTCGCGAAGAACGATGATGGCACCTACGGCATCCACGTAGATGACTCAGACGATGTCGGAGGACTTGTGGCTAAGACCGGAGCAACCAATAGCTTCTCGAAATCGGTAAACCAGTGGTACTCTGCTCTAAAGGCGCAAAAGGCTTTAAAGAGGCAGGGTTTGGTTGCAAAGGTTAAAGAAGAAGATGGAAAGCTACTTGTCTTAGCAAAAGGTTAATATATAACAAAAGCGCGTTCCCCCCATGGGTTCGCGTTTTTTTAACTATCAGTAGGAGGAATTATGCAATGGGCATCAATATGGTTGAGTACAAAGGGGGCGTTCTCTAAGGCGTGGGCGGCTATCAAGAAGCTTCCACACTGGGCGTTGGTCTGCGGCTTCTTTTTAGTTGCGGCTGTTTGGTATTTTATGCAGCGAGCTGCGACCAGTAAGAAGCTTCTCAAGGTTCAGAAAAAAGTGTCTCTAGTAGAGAAGGAGCACGCTGATGAGATCGCAGAGATCGGGGACGTGTCTAGAAGAGAAGAAAAGAAGATACGGGCGGCTCACGAAGAAAAGCTCAAGGTCCTAAAGGACGAAGAAGATGAGCTAAAGAACGCTGAGGTCAAGGGGCCCGTGGCTATTGCAAACGAATGGAGCGAGTTCCTTCTTAAAAGGAAGAAAAAGAACGGGGAAGACGAATGAAACGACTCATATCAGCGTATCTATGTGCCGCTATGGTTCTTCTACCACTACAGGTGAGTGCGCAAGAACCAACGCCGGTCAAATGTACGGTGCCAATTGCGGTAACATCGCCATGCTCCGGGGTCTTATTGCCCACGGACGCTGCGGCTGATGGACTGAGGTGCCTGAAGATAGACGTTCCCAGGCTAAAGCTGGAGCTGTCTTTCCACAAAGAGCTGTGGGAAAGCCGTGAGAAGCGCCTCACATCCCTCCTGCTGGCAGAGCAGACGAGGGGCGATAAGTTGTTCCAGCTTCACCAAGAAGCGCTCGTGGTGGCTAAGCCAGCTTGGTATGAGCACCCTGCTTTTTGGTTCGCTGTTGGGTTTGTGGTCGCCACAGGCACGACTGTCGGAATTACCTATGCGGTAAACACTCCCGACTAAAGCCTACTGCCCTTGTTGCTTCGCGTGGTGTGCCTTCAGTGCGGCGCGTCGTGCTCGGCTGAAGTGGATCGTTCTATCCATGCTGGGGTTCTTGCTGTACGTACCGCGCTTCTTAATGTAGTCCGCCTGGGCAGCCTTCCGATCAAACGCAAATCCGCCCTTCACATTTGCCCCGGTGGAACCCTGCATAACAGTGGTTTTCGCTGGGCGTCTCTTCATTCTTTCCATAGCACTTGGGATCTTCTTAAGACCCTTAGCCGCTGTGTCTAAAACGTTAGGGTTGCTCTGTGGAACGGGGCGCTTAATGGGCTGGTTAGGGCTCTTTATGGCCGGAGTTGCCGCATGTGGATTCCCAGGCTTCGGACCGCCAATAGGTGGTACCTTCATGGTACCCGTTGAAGTGGTGGTCTTCTTAGGGTTCTGCGGCAGGGGCTTTGGTTTCGGCATAGCGTCCATCTCAGCAAACGCGCTCGCTGCGCGGCCACGGATGGCATTCTGCTGTGCTGGGGGCAGTTGCGCTACCTTATAAAACAAAGCCTCTGTGAGGAATCTTTTAGCAGCGAATTTTTCAAAGACGTTCATAAGTATAGTCCTTTATTTCTGGGCAACCTTGGCAGGAGCCCGTCCCTTGATATGCATAGTGGGCATAGTGATGTGTTGAACAGGTGGCTTGCTCTTTGCGGCAGCTCTTCTAGACTTAAGGTCTCCGTACCACTTGTTCATTGCCGAACGAACCGTAGGGTTCCACGTCTTCCTGTCAGCAGCATTACCGCCGTGATGCTCAATAAACTTCTTACGAGACGCGTAGTTTGCACCAACCAATGATTTAGGTGGCGCGTACGCTGGTTTACTCGCTGGTGCCTTGCCCTTGATAACCATCGGCTCTTTGATGTCGATGTATTGGATGGGTTTACCGTCAGGAGTTGTTTTTGGGCGTCCAGCGAACCGGTCGGGCTTAGCGGCTGGCTTAGTAGCCTCCGCCTTTGGTTTGGGCGTAGACACAGGGGTCTTGGCTGCGGCCAGGGCCTTCACAGGGCTTTCAAGCTTTTTAGCTCCGGGCCTAAGAAAGTTTCCTTGCTCATCCAAAGATGAAGACAAGTTTCCTTTATTTCTAGCCAAGTAGTCTTTCTGCATACCAGTCATGTTGGACTGGTCTCCAGGGGCCCACCCACGCTTAAGAGACGCAACACCGAAAAGCTTTCTCTGGAGATCGCTCTTTGTGTTTGCTTTTCGCCTCTTGGCTGCTGCTCCATCTTCGAGCTTCTTCTGAGCCATGGACCCAGGACCACCAAACAAAGGCCCAAATTTAGGCTTAGGCCTAGCCTGGATTAGCTTAGCCGGTGCTTGGTAGTGATCTACGCCAACATGTTTAGCCTTGGCCTGCCCACCCGCAACATCGAATGTGGTGCTTTTGGGCTTGTCAGGACCAGACCTATGGGTGCGAACAATTCCGCCCCCACCGCCACCGCGATTAGCCTTACGCATATCCCGTTTCACACGTTTAATAAACTTAGCGTGTGGTACGTCAAACTTTGCGCGGGTTCGTGTCTGTACTAACTTGGCGGGCATATTAACCCGTTCAGCCTCAGAAGTTTTTGTCAGCAAGCTAATGAGATGTTGCTTTGTGGCTTCTTTGTCTAAAGGAATCATTTTTGGGGGCTCCTTATTGCACCTATCATCTCTTTGGCTTTCTTATAAATAAGTGCCGCTAAAACTCCGGCTGAGCAGCCTACCGATAGACCCCAAATTGGCTGCTCCATATAGAAGCGCCAACCTACAAGGGTCCCGACTGCGATTGGGATAACTCGGAACGCAACTTGCCACCACACGGGGTCCGCACTGTTAACATCAGTACCCACCCACTTACGGCAAGCAATTTTGAAAATTTCCGTTACGCCGTAAGTAATTACGCCAGCAAGGAAGAGTACTGTGGCAAGTTCTGACCAAGGAGGCATATTACACCTGTGATTCGCTAGTGAATCCGCCGGTGTCGTCTGCCAGAATGCCTTGGATCAAGTTAAGCTGCGCGAGCTTAATTGGAACCATCTTCTCATACTGAATACCCACAGACTCCTGAATAAGGAGGCCCTGTGCGTCAACAGCAAGAGAGTGCTGTGGCACATAACACTGGTCAAGATAGACCGTTGCGATGTTGTTCTCTTCGTTATCTTTGAAGATAAGCAAGATGCCAAGAGGCTGGCTGAACAGATCCGACGCCAAGTTCAAGAACATGTTGTCGTAACCTGGGGGAATCTTCACAGAGTGAAGTCCCGAACTAACACTATCAGCGCCTTCGGTGGAGAAGGGGTTGATTCCCAAACCTGCTGTCTCCATCAAAGGACGGATCTTGTACTCATCAACGTCACCATTAGTGGTGTCATAGTATGCGTACAAGCAGCGAAGAAGGGAAGGTCCGTGATACACAACTCTGCCGAGGGACAACTGTCCAACGCTTCGGCCAGAGATGAAGTAGCTTCGGTCCGAACCAATCTCAAAGATTCGACTGATGGCTTTGTTCTGAGACAGCGCGATGTTCTGGGTCAAACCAATCGGATACACGATGGTATTCGACAGATCAGAGTCTCCAGACCCAAGGGCGAGCTGACTAAAGAACGGTGGTCCCGCGCAGATGAGGATGAACTGCCCGTTTAGGAAGTTACCTTCTCGCAGACCACCCTGTACGTGGGTCTTATATGGTGACCAATTTTCTAAACCGGGCATGAATTACTCCTTATCAGGTGGTTCCGTGGTGAGCTTACGCTTCTGCAACGATTCCAGCCGCCTTAAGGGCAACGAGGATCTCGTTAATCTTTGCTGCGTGAGCAATAATGCTAGCCTCGTTTGCTGCCTCGTTACCGCCTACTTCAGCGGAGTCAGCGATGAGTGGCTGTTCCAGGTTAGCGAATCCGGCGTCAACGTCCTTGTACACTTCGTCAAGGGCCTCTCCGACAGTTCCGTCACGAAACTCTTTACCAGCGGGTCTTTTTTGCGATCCAAAAGCTTTACTTGCCATTTTCTTTCTCCTTAAACGTGGGCTTTATTACACGTAAATAGTGATCTTGATGTAGTTTGCGGGATAGAACGGAACCAAGGTCACTTCCGCTCTAATTGTATCCGGCTGGTCCGAGTCTTGAGTCAAAGAATCAAGAGTGGCCTCAGCTACAACCGAACCAGTTACACTAGCGAGCGATCCCTGCATCCCCAAAGAGATGGCTTCGAGAAGCTGCTTAGTGATGTTATTGCGACCGATAAATCGCTTAACCTGTCCTCTCATTAATTTAGCAACGTAATCCACAGCCTTAAGAATAGACATTTCTCTAGTCTTAATAGAAGTGAGGTCCGTTGTTAATTGGTGCCTTGACACCAGCGCTCCGCCAGGATTGTCCTGAATAACCCAGTAAATCCCACCAGCAGCAGCCGTGGACATAGCGTTTTCGCTGAACAAGTCATTGGATCCAATCGGGCGCGTAAACCCAACCATAGGCAGGTTGGTAAACGGTTGTGATGGATTCTGCTGACCAATCATTGCAGCGATGGCACCACATAAGTAGTAGCCGTTCACAGCGGACTCAAGGCCACCAATCGAAACACCAACTTGGTCTGGAAGAACAAGTACGAGTCTTCGGTTCTGGAACCCGGTAGGTCCGCCAGCAATCTCCGCGAGAGTCTCACAGGTAGCGAGCTTGCCACCAGTGGTAGACAAATCAGTAGCTGCCTGTCTAACGAAGATGGAAGCACCTTCTCCAGTAGCTGCCCAATCCTCAGGATTAGCGTTGTTGTAATACGCGTCAGCGTTGCCACCCGTTCCTGGGCCGTAGACGCCTGGACGCCACACATCATTCGCAGGCTCGATGATTACGGCATCGGCAGCGGGAAGTGCGGTGATCAGGTATCGGTAGGGATCTCCCTCACGGTCGATATAAACATCCTGCTCAGGGAGCAACGAGTCGCCAACGCTCAGGTCGAGCGGGTTTCCGTTAGCATCCTTAACAGTGGACTCATTTAGAGCCAGCATGATGTTTCCACCATTCGCGTCAGTTAGTCTCCACTTTCCGCCACCCTCTGGACTAATCTCGAAGTCCGTTGAGGAGAAGGCTAGGATCGAGGGCTTCTCAGAAGGAAGCTCTGGACAGCAAAGCACCATCCGCTCTTTCTTGCCCGTAGGTGCCGACATGTCGTTCACGTGTTGGTTGAACACCTTGAACACTTCCATGTCATGCGTGAGAGGAGCAAGAGCGTAGACTTCCTTCATCTGTAAGAAGTCAAGTGCCTCAGCGTATGCTTTAACAGTCCCCTGTGGCGCATCCGCAGTAACCTCATCGACACCGAATGCTGCGATGTTGATGTTTGAGGTGTTGAGGAACGCCAAGTACATACCGAAAGCAAGGGGGTTATCAGGACTAATAGGCCCGATATTTGCCTCTACTTCAGCAATACTATTAAAGACTAATAATCCTGGGTCCGCAGCAGATCCTGTAACGTCTCTTCGGAGAGCGCTGTAGTCAACATAGATGTCTGCGCCTCCGGAGATCGCTACGCCCGAAGAGTCTCGGTTAAGAGCGTGCTTCAGAGTGTAGATCTGCTCAAGATCGTTTCCGCTTGCCTCAGGCTCAACACGTGGGTTGTCAACAGATCCGGCAACTACGCCGTCAGCAGTCATGTACCACTTGTTAGAGAGCTGCTTGTTGTCCAGAGCGAACTCAGAAAGGACAACCTGGGCTCCACTAAAAGTAGCACCCCCAGCAGCGAAGTCTTCAATCGCAGAAACGCGACCAAGGACATTGCCATCGTGTGAAACAAAGTCGGAGAGAATCGTTCTGTTGCTCTGACCGTGATGAAGCTTTCCGGTATACCCCTGCTTAGCCGCTTGAACCGTATTGGCCCAAGATCGGTTGTAAGTAACCGTAGCGCTAGGTGCGGCACCGAGCTTCATGGTAATCGGATGTGCATCGGCGTAAGCGCCCGCGAAATCGTCACCAGCAAAAGCGAAGTTAATGTCACCCGAGGAGTAGTTGATCTGTGTCGCGGCTCTACCAGTATTGTCGGCCTCCGCTCCACCCATAACCCACTCATCAAGAGTTCCAGCTACACCAATCTGAGATCCAGTGGAGGCAGCCGTACATTCAACTCGGAACGCAGGGCTTGCGCCAGAGTCCCTAAGAGTGATGGAGGTTGCTTCGCAAGTGGATGTCACATCCGTGTTCGCAAAGTACGCAGCAAGATCAGCGTCACCGGTACTGAGGATGGCGATAGAGTCGCCAACATTGCCGGAGAACCTGGAGATGACAACAGTTCCCGCGTGCTCTGAAGCACAGATCTGGGAATCTAAGCCACCACCGGCGGCAACAATTCCCGCCTGCATAGCAGCGGCGGCAGCGCCCGGGTCTCCCGGCCATCCGCCAGCGGGCATATTAACGTCAAAACTGGTCGCTCCGCCGTCAACCTCAATATTAACAGTAGCGGCTGCGTTACCAGCGGTGGCGTTACAGGTATCGTCACCGATTCCCGCGATACAGCCAATGGCGACGGCTCCGTCGATTTGAATCGTCACGCTACCAGGAACCAAGGCTCGCTGGTTGACCGACTCATTCTGCCCAGTGACAGCGTTGTACGCAGCAGAGGTAAGGAGCCCGCCACGATCTTCATTCAGAGCGGCAGTCTGAGCAGCCGGGGCGGCTGAGCCAGAACCGGAGGCCGAACCACTAAACAGTCTCTGGATAACAAGTGCGTTATCTGCGGAGATTTCAATAGTAGAGTCGTGCCCGTTGTCTGAGACAGAGGTGATTCGGATAGGCTGAAAAGTCTCGCCAATATCATTGCTTAAGGCATAACCAACCTGCGTCGCAGTACCTACCCCAGTCAGGGCGGTGTTCAGACCACCAATAACAGGGTCCCCACCAATAAAGGTATGGGAGACAGCTGCGCCACCGTCGATAGAGACACTAATGGTCTCCCCAGCGATGCCTAGGTCGGTTGCCGTGTCGCCGCCGCCGATTGGAACAGCGCCACAAACATGTGCCTGCGAGAGGTTCTCGTTGTTAGCCTCACCTTGGCCACAACCCTCAGCGACTGGAGCGTCGATGCTAAAGTCAACAGGGTCAGAACCGTAAGAAAGGTTAAGGGAACACGTGTTGGCGTTGTTCCAAGGTGCTCCAGCAGGGTTACCTGCGGTGAAATTACGCACAGTTGCTACGGCAGGGTCGTCCACATCACTTTCCAGCGTTACGGACATCTCGCCCGAGGCGTCAGCCAAGGATGGCGATGCAGCAATAGCAGCAGCCAACGTGGCGAAAGTGGTGTCGTCGGAAACGGTCACTTCTAGACCGGTACCCGGCGTATAAACAACCGTAGCGCCATCACCAAGACCAGCGTTGTGCGACATGGTTAGCGAAAGATTATTACCAGCATTACCAAGACTTGCGGCAGTCCCCATAGAAGAGAGAATTCCGCTGCTCGTGTAGTCACTCATACCCTTAGCGTGGAGAACAATCTTGTTCTTTCCACGGGGGTCTGGCCACTGGGTCATTACTCCGAGGGAGCCTCCATCAGGGGCCACATCATGGCAGAGGGGGAACTCTAGGTAGGCATCGGAACCAAGGTGCTGCATGGTGTCTGTCTTAGACCCAGCCTTAACCTTGCCGAACATCCAAGACTTAGAGTCTCCAAACGCGGGGCTATGTGCGGAGGCGACCGTATGGTCAGCAACCTGCATAACGTTCCACGCGTAAGCGTTCGTATTAATTGCACTATCCTCAGAGAATTCTCTAAGAGTCCCACCGAAGTATCGGTACATCTTAGTGTTTTCGTCTGTAATGACTACCTCGTCCACGGAAGCCATCGGAGACGGAAAACTGGAGTAGGGGACAGTGTAAGAGATATTAGTGTACTGGCTCTGGCCAGTAACAACCACACCAACAAGTTGGTTAATCTCTAAGAGTGAATATGCCTCAACATTTGGGTCAGCAATATTGATTAACTCAATACTCTGACTGGAACCCTTTGAGTTGGTCCGGATGTTGAGCTTATCACCAACGATTTCCGCAACAGCGCCCGTGAGCTGCTTGTTGATCGTATTAACAGTTAATGCGTGGTCGATTGCCTCGCCGTTAATAGTCACTGGGAAGTTGATGGTTTGCACCTGCCCATTGTTGACCTTAATCTGCATCGAACGACCTGATAAACTCAGGGCCGCTGGAAGCGGTTGATCACTCTGAACAAGGGCGGCTACCGAAACGATAGCCCCGGTGTTCAAAGCACCATCCTCGGTCAGAGGGGAGACGATTTGAAAACAAGGCCCAACTAGGCACGGAACCAAAGTTGGGGTCAATATTGTCGGCGCACCCGCAGTAATTTCTTGTGCGATTTCGACGCCTGGACGAGTAAGCGTTGCCATTTCTTTATTACTCCTGTCGGTTTGCTATCCCAAACCCATATGTAGGTTAACAGCTTGCACCATTGAGTAGAAGTCCTTCTCATCTGCCGATATTACATCCTGTATATAAAATGGAATCATTAACTGGACCATTTTCCATTCAGGTGTAGACGAGCCAGGGACAATTTGTCCCATTTGGGTTTCCTGGGTCAAGGTAATATTATTACCAATCGCGTGCATTCTTCCCAATCGCATAATCTGCGGCTTAAAGATAGGTATCATTCTAAAAATCAAGTATGCCAGACTCTGGGCTTCTAACCCTTCCCTGGCAACCACACTAAGTGTCATCGAAGTCCCCATCATGTCGGACATCACCTTGGCTGGCGAATGAAACACTGGCTGCATCGCTTGGCTTAATGAAGTTCCTGACCATGTTGCTGGACCTCTTGCTGTACAAATAATCGGTCTATTGTTCGTGCTCTCGATATGAGAGGGGTTCTGATCTGTAATTATAATCTCAGTCTCATCAATATTGGGAGACCACTTATGAAAACCGGCAGGACGACCTTTAAATAAGCCTTGTAGGAAGATAATCCACGCACGTGTTGCTACGACCAGTCGGTCGTCAGGCAGCACAAAGGTGGTTTCGTTCGCTAAAGCAGTCATTCTAAGATCTATTTCCAAAAACGTCGGTTAACACATTAGACAATTTAGCCTCAGACATTGTCTGGGGGTTTGTATAATTCCTTTCCGGGGAAGCAGTCAAAATGCTGATCTCTTCATCGGAGAGGTTAAGAGGAATTCTATATTCGATATCCCCTTTAGGTATTCTATGCAAAGCAGCCTGTTGTCGTACCAACGAACGAGATTTCTTTACTTTAGACACGGAGGAGGCCACACGCCATCGGACGTTTTCGGCCTCCACGACGAGATCGCCCTCAAACAACTCAGGGAAGTTTCCCAGATTAAATGAAGTGTTCTCATTTTCCACGTTTCCGAAGTTCGCGTGGATAGTCTGCTCGTTTGGTGTGGCAATTAAGCCGTAGGTCTCAACAGGGGCATGATAACCCCCGACCCATGTAGTATCGAAACAGTTGGGGCATTGTGACCTAAGCTTTCTCCCAGATGTCTGGTCCCAGCAGATACTACACCGCTGCCCCATCTTTCTTTTTGGGAAGATCCACAGCTTCCTTCCGGAAAACTCTTTCAGTCTTAGGTTGTTAAGTCTTGCCATCTCTAGAGCGGCTAAATCCGGCTTAGCGGCTAACTTCGAGCCACCAGTCTCAGGATATACTAAGCTCTCCCCCGTTTCGCGATTACTAACACGGACACGATAGTATATTTTCGTGTAATATGTAAATCGGCCACGAAGGGTAATATCTCTTATGTGATACTTGTCAATGATGGGCCCTGTAAGCGGCTCGTACGGACCGAATTCGTTCTCGGAGCGCTCTACAACAAACTCATAGTTATTCAAGTCTTCGAACGCGGGCTCGATATCCCAATAGATATCTAGGTAATCAACATTAAAGCTGCGTACCCGTATGTCCGAGACTTTGATCACTAGATCCCCGCCTTTAGTCTCTTAAGCGCGGAGACTAGCTTCTGCTTAGCCTCACTCTTGGGTGCTTTAACTTTGTCGGGGCTCTTGATCTTGGTGCTTTTGACTTTTACATCAGACTTGGGCCCAAGCTTCTTGGAGAACCCTGGGATGTCTTTAGGCTTGTTCATCTTCCCAGAAAGTGCGCTTCTGAGCTTGGCGCTGCCGACGCCTTTAGATTTAAGAAGGGCCTTAACCTCATCCTTAGCGATAGATTTGACGGACGAAACACTTCCGATCTTTTCCTTAAGGCTTAAGAAGAACTCAACACGCGCAAGGTAGTTGTCGTCGGTGTTACTCTCGGCCAAAGTGTCGAATGGGTTCATGAGTTCCTCCCCGAGCTATACAGAGACCCAGACATCATCACTGCTAAATTGAGCACGACATTTCCACCGGTAGTGTTTACAACTGTGACCTCTACACCTCCCGGAAAAGGAGTGCTTAGGGCCCAGGTGGACGTTTGGTTCTTCTGAGGCTTTACATCAACTTCGTTGTTCGTTGTGGATCCGCCGATGAGCACAATCTCTTTAGAGCCTACGTTGGCTCCGGGGGCGGCGACCCCAGGCTCAGTTGATCCAGAAACAAGGCCCGAAACTGTGACAGCTACATTGGTAAGCGTGCCCAAGGTAAGGGAGAAGTTCGTGTAAAGGTGTGAGTCTGGGATTTTAATAACTTCGGTCCCGTTGTCCGCGAGCGGAACTGGTTGACCGAAATTCAGAATCTCAAGCTTCTTATTTGGAATCTGTGCCATATCAGTATCTCCTACAGATCATCAAAGTACCCATTCACGAGCACATACTCGGAAGGTACCGCTGAGCCGTTCAAAGCTCCGCCAAGATTGATTGCCTGTTTAAGACGAAACTTCTTCTGCTCATACTGGTTCGTATAGAGATTAATCCAGTTCATGAGCATGGGAGCTTTGTCAGAGACACCAACTTGTAAGCCTTGTCCGTCTGAATAGTTCATTTGGTTACGTGTCTGTAGTAAGCCGACAGACTCAAGCACGTTGATAATAGAGCCTCTGATAAGAAGGGAGGTAGACGGAAAGTTCTCCAACCCAAACTGCCCGATAAGTGGGGGAGATGTGTTGAAGTCGTCAATTGCTTCCATGATCGCAAACGCGATCTCTCTATCAGAGGTTTCGTTACCTTCAATAAGGCGATTGAGTTCCGGATAATCCCTAAGCTTTGCGCGGATCAGTGCGATGAGATTTACCAGCTTCTCTGGCAATCCCTTTTTCGCAGACGCATCGATTCCGTGCGCATCACCGCTAGGCTTTAGAGGATCATTAGGCATCAGTTACCTTCTTCTTAGTGCTTCTTTTTCTCTTTGCCTTAGGCTTAGGCTCCTTCTCAGGAGGGACCTCCACCGTAGGCTTAGCAGCTACCTTCTTTGCGTTTGGGTCTCTCTCAAACACAACCAAGTCACCCCTATCGACCAGACGCTGATATTTACTCAACGTTGCCTGATCGATGGACATGGTGGCTCCAGGAATCAAGTAGGTTCCTTCGATATTCCAAGCCTTTCTTTCGCTTCGAATATACATTTAGTCATCCTTCTTGCTTTTTCTTCGACCACGTCTCTTTGGCTTTTCGGCAGGTGCCTCTTCAGTTTTGTCTTCCTTAGCCAATACCTTCTTAGATGCACGCTTATTTGGGGCGGGCTCTTCGGCCTTCGGCTCTTCTGGCTCCGGCTCAGGGGCAGCCACAACAACGGGCTCCTCTACTGGCTCGTCAGCTGGAGACATATCGATTTCAATTACACCCCGTGTAGGCTCTTCTTCTTTAACCTCTGGAGCGGGTGGCTCAGGGGCGTGAGCAGGGGGCGCTGGTGCGTGGAGCTGTTCTTGTTTCCACCCATCCTTAGTGTGACCTGTCTTGGTAAGAGCAATGATTCCGCTCTCAGCGAGTGCGTCAATCTTAGTCTTAAATTGATCATAGACATCGTCACTTACGGAAATCTGTTTTCCGCGTTTGATAGTTCTGTTCCCAATTGTCAAGCGCCCATATGCGCGTCGAGAGGCAGGGGACAAATGCCTACCGCCCTTTTTGGGCTTGTGTAGCGGGTCTCTTCGACCGCCAATTAATGCTTTGATGATGTAAGGCATCTTTATTACCTCCAAATAAAGTAAGTGGAAGGTGCCCCCAGCCGAAGCCAGGGGCACCCCCACGAGGGCAAATTAGAAGGACGTTACGGCGGGGAAGGTCTGGCCTTCCTCGACGAGGTTGTTCTTCTTACCGAGATCGGTTTCATCAACAGGCAAGCGAGCAGCACGCGTGTTCGTGTTGGGAGTCGCAGTAACGGTCTCAACAGAACCTGCATACAATTCAAGCTTACGGACACCAGCAACGTTGCCGATGTACATGCCGATATCTTCCCACGCCTCGAACGAGACTCGGTTACGCTCTTTATCAGCGTAGAACTTCGTCTTGTTGAGAAGCAAGAAGCCACCAAGGTACTCAGCGGCAGCAAAGGCGTAGATATTGCCGGGGCGGAGAATGTCCGTCTTCAAGGTACGAACAAACTTACGGCCAATAACCGTAGAGTACTTGTACCCGTCAACAGTAGTCTCACCGACAATCTTCTCACCCATGTCCGCATGGACCCAAGCGTTAAGATCTTCAAAATCGGTATCAGTCATCAGGAATTGATCACAACGCAGACGCGAACCTCGGTTACCCGAGCCCGTGAAGAGTTGGAACAACTTAATGAAGTCATCCTTCTGGACGGGGAACGCAAGGTCCTCGTCGTTTGCGAGACCGTCGGCTAAGCCAGCGTCCGCGTTTTGAAGGACATCAACACCCTTACACTTACCAATCTCAGGGACGCTGTTTGCGTTAACGTTCTTTGCAGTGAAAGAAACGTTTGCCGCGTAATCAGCACCAAAGACAAGATCCTGTGCATCCTGCTGAAGCGATTGACATGCCGACTCCATGTGGCTCAAGAACACAGTGTCCTCAACCTCTTGGATGTCGTTCACGATGTTACGACGGATGATCTCCGTAATAGGCATCGTGTATGCCATCAACTCCTGCTCAGTCTGCTCGTATCGCTCGGAGCCCACCGTGTGGAAGGGCACCTCAAAGCGCGGACCAGTGTAGTACTTAACCGAGGGCTGACCTCGGAAAGACATACTCATGGCACGGCTCTGGGGTTCGACCTCTACGATCTTAACCAGGGTATCGTGACTAACACTGACCTGAAGGTCAGAGCGTGAAACCGTCTTCGGGGGAAGAATTTTGCGAGCAAAGCTCTCCTCACGCAAACGATCTTTAATGTAATCGCCACCAAGAGCAGCGATCTTTTCTTTTCCAGCCTCAGAATCGAGTTTGCTTACAAACAACTCGTTGAGGACTTCGCTAGGTACACTAGACATGATTATCCTCCTTTAGTCGTCCGTCTGGACGAGACGTGGTTGGTCGTACAGGTAAAACTCGATTTCGCCGGTTCCGGAAACAATCGAATCAGTGATTACGCGGATGCAGTAACCAATAACCCAACAGTTGTCGTTGCCAGCAGCAGACGAGACGGTTGTGATCATCAAACGATCAGTAGATCCTTGCAACGCCGTAGCCGGGGGAGCAACGGTTAACGCCGCACCCTCGATGTACTTAGTTGAAAGATCACCATCGTTGTCGTCACGCAAGAAACACTTGGTACGAAAGCGACCGCCACCCTTGCGGATAACGGGGACGCGAGCGTCTCCTCGTGCCTGTCGATCAGACCGTTGAGCGGAACCCCAGACCATGGACAGACCAGCGCCTAACGAATCAACAGATCCAGCGTTGTCGTGGTTGAGCGTTAGCCCAGCCCCGTCCTGTCCAGTCTTAGAGACCGCGACAATAAATTGACCATCTTCGGGCGCAGCAGTTAAAGCACTACAGTCAATATCTTCGACAAGCATGTGAAGAGTTGACGTGGTAGGGCTTACACTCCGCCGTCTGGTGGCTTCTAATGGTTGTAATGCCATTTTATTTTCCTCCAGTTACAGTTTAATCTTCGAGAAGAAAGTTCTCGAAGGCGGATGTTGCATCTCTATGTTCCGGCACGTCGGAGAGTGATGCAAAGGACAAATCAGGTGCGGATAGGGCCAGAGCTTCTTTAACTACAGACAAATCCTTCTTAGAAGCTAACAGGGCTGCCACCTTCTTCTTAAAAGGAGTTGCTTTGTCTGAGAAGCCACGGGCATCCATCATTGAAACGATTTCCTCAGCTTTATCCCTGCGCTCATATTCTGCCAAAGCAGATGCGAGCTTGGTGTTCTCGTCAACTAAAGCCCTAAGGGCCTCAGGTACTTGGGACAACACCTCTTGGGTTGATTCCTTGGTTAGTTTGCTCATGATTGTGCCTCCTCACCTTGTTTGGCCATTAACTTCTCTTTTAGAAGCGTAGTGGCCGCCTTACGGGTCTTAGTTGACCCATCGCTACCACGAACCCCAGCGGTCTTTGTGTCCTCTTGGACACTCTCATCGGTTTGTTCGTCAGTACCAAGTGCTGCATTCAGCACATCAGCAAGACTTTGATCTGCGGCTGCTGCCTTGATCGCTGCCTCACCATCTGCCTCATTTGAGTCAGATTCGTTCTCGCTATCCATATTATTATCATTATTATCTGAGTAGAAGCTCCGAGCAATAACATCCTCTACCTCTTCCGGGGTAGAGTCGTTGAACTCGTTCTTCAACTCGTCAACATCGCCTCTTAACTCAAGAAGCTTCCCTAGAACGCTTTCTGCGATCTGAGAGCCACGTTCTTCAATTGCAGCGCTTTCAGCCTCACGGCGGGAAGCAAGCTTTGTTTGAAGCTTGGTTTTTAAGAGTTCTGAGATTTTAGTCACAGAGTTAATATCGGCCTCTACTACTGCCTCAGCCGGAACTTCTTCCACTGGTGCAGCGGTTTTGACCGCAGTATGATTATCTAGCTCTGGTCGAGCGGTGGTCCCGACCTCTTCCGGCTCACTTCCCCAGGTATCGATAATAAAATCGACCGCAGAGGCCAATTTCTCGACATACACGGGGTCCGTTAGCGTCGCTTCCTTGCTAGGTGGGTTTGCCGAAGAGGATTCGGACGTGGAAGCGGAAGAGGCGGCCCCAGCAAGCTTTTGTATAAGTGTGTCTAAAGATGACATATGTGCTTTTCTCCTGGGGACTCCCCCCGCCCGAGTTTCCCCGAGCGGGGGTTGTCTCTTATTATCGCTTCTGCGATTTACTCCTGTTGATTATATTACCAGCTAATAAGGTAAACAAGGCAGACCTGTCAGGGTTATTTTTAAGCTCCTTAGAGCCCTTTTTTAGAGAGTCTTCACCCTCTTCCTGCGCTTTTCGAAATGCTTTCTTGAGCCTTTCGATCTTCTCCTGCTTTTGTTTATCCCTCTTAGACAAAGTAATTACTCGCCAGTGAGTGCCGCAGAAATTGCCTCTACGTCATAACCAGCCTCACTGAGAAGCTCTCCGGCACGCTCGGTGACAGCAGAGTCAAGCTCTTCGTCATCGTACGCAGCAGAAGACTGCTTAACTTCACCGCTGTCGAGATATTCGATAATCTCAGAAGCGCGAGCCATAGCAGCGTCCTCAAAAGCCTGAGCCATTTCAGGGTCAATCTCATCAGCGTTGACCTCATCAGCAGCAACCTTCAAGAAGTTGTCGCTGTTGCGAGCGGCGGTCTTCTCAGTGCCACCATGCTGAATGGAGGTAAGTTCATCGTAGAACGAGTGAGCCATGGTTCGGCCAAGGAAGTCAGCTTCAGCCAATTTGGCCTCGCCCTCTTCAGCAACCTCTTCAGTCTCTTCAGTGGCAGCGGCCACCTTCTCGGTCTCACCAAGCGCTTCGCCGATAATTTCCATGATGTCATTATCGTCGAATTCGTTGAGGTCAATGCCCTCAGCGCTTGCGATTTTTTCAAGTTCTTCAAGTAGTGCGGCCTCGGCAGTCTTCTCTACGCCAGAGTTGATCTGGATATTGTCGGCTGTTCCGTAGGCCTGTGCTAACAGTTCGTTCATCGTTTTACCCTCCTTAAGGGATTTGAGTTTTCAAGTTTTAACACGGTCCTGCCGGGGCACCATCTTTGGCCGATATTCAGCCTAAATACCACATGGCGTTTAATCGATTTTAGCAAGGAGCTTCTCCAGTCCCTGTTTGAACATACCCGCTGAAGACATTTTTGCCCCAAGCCGTGTCAATCCAAGGAAAACAGAGGATGCTAAAACCGGATGTTTTTCCACAAAAGTATCAAGAGCACTTAGTGATTGGCCGCGACCTCGCTTAGTTCGTGCGTGGGCCCCGTAAAGATAAGCCATAGGAAGTACACCCAACAAAGCGAACGGCAGCGTTGCTTCTTTAGTCATGGGGTCTCCGGTAAAGGCATCTTCTAATCCTGTGCCATTGTCGATTGCGGAAAGCAATTTTATATCACCTCTCGTAATATTATCAACTATAGATCCTATTTTCTCTAATAGTTGCTCGCGGTAACCATTGTAACTTGCACCGATCTTATTAAGAAGAGCCTTTTCCCCACTTGATAGATTGGTATCTTTAATGCCACTTAATTTCCGCATCCCTAGCATATGCTGTGGGTGGGCCTCTGTAGAAGGCCCCATCTTCTTAATAATGATAATGCGTTTACGCAATACCGGTCCGAACATACTCCTTTGTTGGAGAATATTCATCAATAAATCTCTAATGCCATGAGAATGGTCATGGGGTCTACCAATAATAACGCTTCGGTCAACATTTGACGATTCTGGGAAAATTTGCCCGGACCTGTCAAGTCTATCAGCCAAAGGCTTGTGCCCCATCCTAACAAGTACAATTCTCTGGAACTCTTGCGGCTTCAAAACAATCCCGCTAGACGCAGAGGTTGTTAGGACTTTCTGGAGCGGTTGCTTTCCAAGCTGGTTTAAGCATGAGCACCCGATATTAGGCTCCGCCCTGGTTATCGGGGGCATAACCTTTGCCGACATGGCGGGCACCTGCTTAAGTATTTGAGACACTTTCTGCTTCTTTGCCAGCTTCTCTTTGAGCATTGAAACCGTATCCCCGTCCCGCAAACCTTCCGCTTCTGCGGCATAGGCAGATGAGCCACCATACACGCTGGCGACCTTTGCCATTGCGTAACTTGTTCGGTCTGCACCAATAACAACAAAGCTTAGGTCGAAAAACCTTGGCCTAGGATTGTATACGAAAACCTTTCTACCGTCTGGGAACACCTTACCCATCATTGTTTTAGCGTGTACGCAGTAGTCGGCCCTAGTCTTGGACTTGTGGCCACATATTGAGCACACATCGTACTTAACCTTACACCCCATACTGACCGCAGGGTGTTCACCCGCATCAAGCCTACGGACAAGATCCGAATGGCCCTCTGACTCCGCTTTTGTCCTATCAACCCGTATGATCAGCTCAACTCGGTGCATTACGGGGTTGTAATTTGAGAACACAACCTGACCCATAGACTTAGCTATGTCTTTATTCTTATGGTGCCTGTAGATGCCCGCGTTAGCGAAAGTCTTGTACCCTGCCAAATCTGTGGGGGTTTTGGGGTTTAGCTCAGACTCCTCAAAGTAATCACCGTTAATATTACTACCGTAATACTCACCAGCCCCCAAAGCGTTAACTAGAACAAACAAACAGCCGGGGCTGCTTTTCAGCGTGGAGATGTGATTCGAGATCTCGGGGGAAAGGGTCCCGTCGGCGACTTTAGTTAAGTCTTCTGCCGGGTTGATGGCTTGAACAAAAATGTTCCCATCATCGTCTGACCCTGGGAATGTAAGTAATTTAAGCATTATTTTCCGCCTTCCGCCCTAATCTTCTTCATCGTAGAGAGCAGCCGCTTCTCAGCGGGCAGAAGATCTTTACCGCTACTGAGCCTACTTGCTAAGGCTCTGGTTTGAATTTCTTTTCTTATTGTGGCCTCACCCATCATGGTTGGGAAACTAAGAAGAGCTTGCCCCGCAGCCACCCTGGGCGTGAATGACCACCCTCTACCCATGGATCCAGACACTAAACTACCGAGCCCTGTCGATGCTGCCATCGCGGCCCCCCATTTCTTAGGAGACCAGTACACATCATTAAAGCCGGTTTTAGACTTCTTCTTCCGCGCCTTCGGGGCTTCCCCCCCAAACAAGCGCTTCCGCTCCGTCCGGGTAAGTTTTCCACCAGAGAGTAGTCGCTTATTCAGATTGTTCGCGTAGGTACTCTTGTCTGGTCCAGCAAACGCAGCGCCCATAATTGCGGATAACCCGGAGGCGCTTCTGAGGTCTTTGTTTGAAAGACCCCGAACATCCCCCTTCATATCCTTGAACGATGTGGGCAATCTTTTTCGGATGCCCCTTGTTCTCAGGATTTTCCTAAGTCCGACAAGAGAAACCCCTGTAAACGCAGCGGAAGACAAAGCTTTCCCAGCAGGGGACGCTAGAAACTCAGCAGCCCTTGACTCTTGGAATCGCTTATTCTTTTTCCCACTGCTCATTGTTTACCCTGGCAAGCTTGAGCCAAACATGGCCTGAAGTAGCGTTTCTTTTCGCTTACCGTCTGAGTGTAGCTTCCTAACTTCAGCCAAAGTCTTCACATCGACTGGTTGAAGGCCCTCATCTTTGAACTGGAGTGCTCTACGCATAAAAGACCCGGCAACCAGAGGATCACTCGCCATCTCTGGGTTGAAGGTGTGCAGCGTATTAAAGATACGGGCGACATCCTTTGTGTTCTCTTTCTTGAGGGTTGGGTTATCCTCGATCATATCATTAAAAGCCTTACGCTTTTGCCTGGGTACACGCACCGAATCGATGGCCGCATCCATACCGCGAATACCTGCCGTAAGGCCAGCCGCACCGGTTCCCCAGACAAGGCCTTTCTGGAGGCCTTCTCTCACAGATGGTGTCATGGCCCCCCTGTACATACGGGCAATGCCGGAGTTCTTGAGGGCTTTCATGAGTCGAAATTTAGCTTCTTTATCCATTGTGGACTCCTTATCCCCAGGCCTGTTCAGACAGCGGGTTTTTGTAAGACAGTTGCTGGGACCATTCTTTTTGAACGTCCTCGGTTGGGCCCTTCGGCATACCTGGAAGCATACCTCCGACCGCTTGCCCAGCAGCCTGCCTGTTTTCTTTCTTTGCGAGCCAGTAAAGAGCTAGGGCTCCTAGCGCCGACTTCCCTGGGTGACGCATCATCACACCAGCGAGGCCTCCTGGTCTAAACTTACGCTTAAAATAGAACGTCTTACCGCCAATTTTGCTTGCGGAGACCTGCCCCTTCTTCGAGCCTGCCTTGATGGCATCATACTCAGCCTTCTCGATAACCTTAAGTCCACCATGGTACCCGCCAGGGCCACCCTTGACTGGGTGCAGGCGGGAGCCTTTGTGTGGGCCGTGCGTAGCTTTCTCGCCGAGGAGAAGCTCTTTGGCACGCTCGGTTCCAGACTTGATCGGAGCGGCGACTACTTTCGACGGACCAGCCCATGCGGCACCGTGCGCCCTACTCATCATCTTGTTTAGGGAGGGGCCGCCCATGACTGGCGCATTCTTCATCCTGTCAACGCCACCACGAATAGAGGATTTAATATTATCCCAGCTATCCCCAGGGGCGGCTCGCTTCTCAAGCTCCGTAAGTAGGGCAATCTTTCTTGCTGGATCGATCATCTATTACCTCCAAATAATTGACCTAACCCACCACCCTGTGCTTGGGGTTCGGGGGAGGTAGGTGCCCCGGCTGCGCCCTGCGAGGGGGGAGAGGCCGACGGTGTCTCCTGGGGAGGAGCGCCAGCCGCTTGCGGAGCAGCCGGGGCTCCTGGGGGAGGCGCGGGCTGAGAGCCCATACCGCCTGGGTTGAAGACTGTGTTGGCCATATCGCTTCCCGGAGCGGGGCCTCTAAGGATTCCTAAAAGTTCGGTCATGGCCATCTGGACTCGGTGCATAGCTTGCTGCGCTGTAACCAGCTTCCCGCTAACGCCTTCCAGGTCCTGGGTGAGCCCAGTGACCGGGTTCCCCGGCATAACAGCCATGCCGCCAAAGGCGAGCTTGTCCATATGCCCGAAAGAAACCGAATCCTCAAAGTCAGTCTTAATGACGGAGAGGAGACCATCGGAGGGGTTCGCCGACTCAATGGCAGCCCCAATAGTGCTCGGGGTGTACCCGCTATTGGCTGCTTCTTTACACAAGTCTTTAAGACCGTGCAGCTTGATGGCAAACTCATCGGCGGCCAGCTTAATTTCACTATCCAGCCTGTCCGATTCCCTTTTTAGGTCTAAAAATTCTAGCGCTTTAACATGTCGTTCCGTGTCAGAGATGCCTGCAACCTTTTCAAGGTCTTCGGACGCCCCGAAAGCGTCGTCGATGCTGACGTACTCCTGTCCTGGAATATACTTGCTCTCTGGGATATATGGCTTAGTTGAGGCGGTCTTGGTGACCGTTGAGTCCTTCTCCTGCATGATCGCGGAGGCGTCAGCCATGGGGAAGGTGATGTTTTTTTCGTACCCGTTCTTGAACAGGTGGGCGAATGTAGCATTATTAGCGTACTCCGCCACACGTCTAACCTGCTCAATATTCAACCCAGCTTCCTTAGCCATAGAGGCTATAGAATGGTTTAGCGGGGCTTTTTCCTGAACAAAGCGCACTGCGGCACGGCTACCCAGTTGGCGGAGAGTTTCTGGAGATGCGCCAGCATCTTCTTTAGATGATAAATATTGAACAAAATCCATGGTATACCCCTTTACTTGATAACTCTGAGCTGGGGCTTCTCGCCGCTCACTCGCAGGTTAACGTTTATTTTCTTGCCCTTAAGTAGGCCTTCTTTACCCTTGAAGGCCCTTGAGAGCCCCTTGACCATATCCCTAGTAATAACTTCTCCAGCAGCCGCCGCCCCAGGATTCTCCAGAATCTCAGATCTGGTTAGACCCAGCGTCTTTGTTTTTTTGCTGCCTTTAGCTAGAAGCCCTTTAGCGATATTGGACCAGTGTGGGTGATCAGAAATTAATTTATGCATCTCGGCCTCAGAGATGGCACCTTTCTCTCCGAGTTCATTAGCGGCAGCCAAGTAACCCTTATCAGGGTTTCGGGCCGCAAGTCGTCCATGGTGGTGTTTCTTCAGACTTGTGAGGTCATCAGGGGTAAGCCCCTTAACCTTCTTTAGGGAGTCTGGGACCCGAAACATAGGGCTATTACCAAGCTCCTTAAAATCTAGCTTACCGCTACGCACGGACTTCAGGAGTCCTGCTTCACGCAGCTTTGCTTTAAGCAAAGATCTTAATTTGGCTTGCTTGCTGAACATCTAGTCTTTGTCTCCACTCGGTGCTAATATATCAGGTCTTGGGTGCTTTATCATAGACGCTAGGAAACAGTAAGTCATTGCGTGCAATGTATCGTCCGTAGTCCCAGGAGTCTTATTAATAATAGTCGTTCTTCGGGCCTCGTTGTACTCAGTAAATACAGAAAGCATGTCGCTTGCAAAGGGCGTCTCAAAAGTATCCCACCTGGGGAGCATGAATGTATCTTTCCTGTTTAACGCATTAATGACCGACATCAACGCTTCGGTTCTATTAACCATAAACCTTGCAAGCGTTTTGTCGAAGTATATGCGCCGCGTATTTACATACTGATATCTAGCGATACGTGTTATCCCAAAAGTTCGGATCAGCTTATCGTTGCGGTCAAACCCACCGCCGTAGTCAACGCCGATACATTCGCATTTAAATTGATGCACTAAGTTGACAATGTTTTTCATCATCACTTCTGGCTCAGCCTCAGGTCCAGAAAACTGCTTGAAGTAGATATATCTAAACTTATTACCGAAGTATTTCCCAACAGTAAGGACGGTGTAGGTGTTTTCTCCCGTTCCCCAGTCAATCCCCATGCAGCAGGCCCCGGTTCCTCGCGCATTGAGCTTTAGTGCTGTTTCTAGGTTATTCGGTTCATTGGAACAGTGTTCAATCAGAAGGTCTCGGGTAATCGGCTTTTCACCAGAGTCGTAGCCAAGCCCAAGAACCTCGTTAAAGAACTGCGCCCTGCTGTAGCGCTTTTGTTTGTCTAGAATGTCGTTCCAGTTTATCCACGGGGCGATCACCTGGGGGATCCTGTAACCCTCAAACGGAGTATTCACAGGCGGATTAGTAAGCCACTCCGGAGATCTCATGGATGCCCATTGCGCTCTTTGATGATCAGGATCTATAGACTTGCCGCACTTGTCGCAAATAAGCCCTACGGGGCCAATACTGTTCTCACCAATAACGTTCCACTTATTGCACGCCTCGCAGGGGATTACCCATTCGTTTTGGGTGGAAAACTGATTCCAGTAGTAGCTGATCGTATTGTCCAGGCTTTTGGGCGTGCCGGAATACCTAAGAATCTTAAACGGCGAGTGGGACAGGGACTCCTCAATAACAGGAATCACATCTGTCAAAATGTCCTGGATCTCATCTAGCAAGAGCATGTCTGCGGAGATACCACGAACACGATCAGCGTGTAGGAAGGCGTATCTCAGCGTAATATCCGAACCGGTTACATACTTCTTGTACAATACGTTGTCTTTAGTCCCATCCCCACGAGTAAACGCTTTAAGGGTTGACGAAAGCTCGGTAGGTGTAGCAATTCTATCCCTAGAGAATGTCTCAGTCTGCTGCTGCGTCGGGCTGACAAACAGTGATCTAAAGTGTCTGCGTAGCATTGAGTATGTTAGGATAATATTACCCAGGGTCGTACTTTTCTCAACCTGACGACCGCACTGAAGCAGAAGCCTCTTGGCGGGCGTGTCGTAGATAGGCACAAGGTACCTACGCCCCCTAAAGGAGAACTTCTCAAGCTCACCCAGGGAGGGGATGTTGAAGAAAGACCCAACAAACTCAGTAGGAAACAACGACCGATCCGGGCTTTCCTCTGCTATTTCATACGGAAGCGACATAGCTAAAGACACCATCCATCGGCTTGCTGGCTCTCTTTCTAGAGCAGTCGGTAATGATTTTATCGAATACACTCATACAGAAGAAAATACCTACGTGTTAAAATTGTGGCCACCAATATCACACCATAATAAACAATTGATTGGCCAGTTAGTCAAAGATTTCATCCCAAGAGCCAAGATAACAATCAATAAGAAGACCGGTACTGCTATAATCACTCTTCGTCGCCGTTAACGTCTTCCCACCCATCGCACACAAAGTCTTCCCTAACAGGTGTGCGGTGCATAGAGCACTCCCCATCGCCCGAGTGGGCACGGCCAGCAGCGTACATAAACTGAGCACAGTTAAGACACCGTTGGTCTGTTTGCGCTAATCGCAAGCTGGGTACCTGTCGCACGCCCAACTTGCTCAGCAGTTGGGACGGTGGGCTTTCTGGAGAAGAGTCTAGAAAAGATTCCTGGCTTACTCTGCTGCTTTTGCTGCTTTTTGGGGTATACATATCGAACCCTCCCGTTCTTGTCTCTATACTTATAAATATGCTTAGGCGGCTCTCGGAAGGCCTTGTAGAACTGTTCCTGCTCTTTATGCTTCCGGCCTGCGACATCGTACATCCACTGGTCCGTTGTCTTAGGCACCTTTCTTCCGAACATCTTGCCGATGATCCCTGGGTGGGACGACTTCGGGACCACGCTCCTATACCTACGCGTGTCCACTGCCCGGTTCTTTTCTTCACGATGCTTCTGGCCGCCCAGCCGTCTTGCACGCGCTTCTGCCTGTAGAATACGCTGCGGGTTGAAGTGTCCATCCAGGGCGTAAAAAGCAGTGGAGTTCTTAAGGTCCAGGCCTTCAGCGCCCGCACCACTCAGAACAATTACTCGCTTCTTCCCGTCCTTGTACTCCTGAACGCCCTTCTGTCTGGTTATCCCAGTCACCTTCCTGCCACCGACCTCCTTGCCCTTGCCTACAAACAGTGCGTGATCAATGCCACGAGCCGTCAGCCCAGCAGAGAGGACATCAACCCCTCCCCGAACAAGGTTAGAATAGAGGACAACTTTGTTATCCGGCTTTGAAGCTAAATGAGACTCGGTGTCCGTCAGCAGCCTGTTCACCTTCGGGGTGATTCTGGACGATTTCTCAGGAGTGATGTCCTTGCGTCCCGTGTGGACTGAGTTTGCGACCTGTCTAGCGGCAGATATTTGCGCGAACAGGAACTCCGCCTCTCTGACTGAAACGTTTGGGTCGCTCCGAAGCACCCGTTCTTTCAGGGGCCCGAGCTTGTCTAATGCCAGTTGGTACAGCTGGTACTGCTTGGGGGACATCTCAACATCAATGTTTTGGACATCTTTCCTGGGCATAGTTTTGCCCTTCAGGTCGCCTGTCCGGACATGGTCGATCTTTGGCTGGGTACGAGCTTTAAGTTCCTCTACGTTCTTAAAGCCTTTGATTTTCTTTTTTCCGCCACCAAATCCTTTTGTGTAGCCAATGGTCTTGGTGAACCTTTTCCGAAATTCTGTTGGAGACATATCTCTGTTCTTCTCAGAGATAGTCATCAGCGTAGCCACTTCGCCTGGATTGTTATTAATCAGTGATGCTGTAAGCCCCATGAAGTTATGGGCGTACCTGCGGGCGGCGAGCGCTGCCTTAAACGTGGAGGCTCGCTCATTACGCGTCTTGTGGAACTCATCAAGGATGAGGGTGTCAGCCCCCGTTCTTTTCATGAATCCTTCAGGGTCTCGCCTGAACTGCGCGTAGCTGACAATCGTGTACGCTGCGCCACCTTCGCTACCGGGCCTAACATACCCAGCCTTCTTGGAGACCTCAGACGCTGAACCAACGACCTCGACAGAACTTGTCGTGAATTTCTGTACTCCGCCCTCAGCGAAGTTTGCTCTAAGCCCTGAGGGGCACACCACCAAGGCTTTCTTTGCTTTCCCTTCGTGACGGAGGCGCTCAAAGCCGTAGATAGACGCTGCGGTTTTTCCGGTCCCCATCTCGTGGGCCAGAATCATCTTGCCCTTGTTGGAGAACAGTCGGTCAATGGCTCTCTTTTGGTGCGGGTATGGGGCGAACCACTCCTTCATGGCAGGGATACCGGTGCCGTGAGGCTTCTTCTCCTTGCCAACGTCCGCAGCGGCGGATTTTATGAGGTAGTCGCCCAGGCTCATTATGGTGTCTCCGTGCCCTGCGCTGTTCTTGCCCGGGCCCTATCTAGCCGTGCCTGAAAATTTCCCCCTCCTCGGGTGAACCTTTTCTGTCTTTTAATAGCGGCCTGCTGTGGGTCCGGGGCAGTATTACCTACTAACGCCCTTTGGGTATGCTCAGTTTTAGCTTGCTCTTTCCTCTGATCCTCTGTTGGAGGAGCGGGCTGTGCCGCTCCAGCTGCGAGAGCTACAGGAGGCTTTTTGATAGCCTGCTGGGGCGGGGCGGGAGGCGGAGGAGCGGGTTGCATACCCTGTGTCGCCGCCTGGGCGCTTCCCATTGGCGCTGCTGGTTGCGCTGCTGGTGCCGGTTGCGCTGCTGGCGCAGGCGGCGTGCCCTGGGTGTTTTTAGCCTGGGTGTTTTGGGCCATCATGTTTTTAACGCCAGCTTTCAGGTCCCCCTTATTCATCTTTTTGGCCTCAGCTACGGCTTGTTGAATCTTCGGGTCTTGCTGCAATTTACCCATATTCGGTGTGGGCTTGGCCTGCATAGGGTTCCCCGCCTGGACAGCCGCTGAGAGCTTCTCTTTTAGCGTTTGGGCTAAGGCAGATTTTTTGAGTTCTTTGTTATCCATCTTGAGTATCCTTTACTTGAGTGAGTCTTTAGCCATTGAGACAGCCTTGGACAAAATAAGCCCACCAAGCAGTCCACCAGCAGCGCCGCCACCGGCGGCACCCAAGACTTTCCTACCGAGCGCTTTATTAAAATTAATCTTCTTTCCTGAGGTAATCTTTCCGAACACCTTCTCACTAGCCACATCTCCAACACGGCTACCCGCGCCAGACAGAGCGCCCAAGAGGGCTACGTTGGCTAAACCTTTATTACCCTTGCCCTTCTTCTGCCCATCAGCCACGGCTTTTGCCATCAGTAAGGCGGCAGGAACTTTGTAGGAAAGCCTTCCAAGACCAAGCCCTAATCCACGCTTAACGGCGGCACCCCTACCTTTCCTGGCGTGCTCGAAGAACCCCTCATTAACGCCTTTTTGAAGCTGGTAAGCTCCTGTGACGCCTGAGATTAGGGCCATACCTTTTTTCTTGTCCGAGCGTTTCTTCGAGCTAAGAAGACTCAACCCTTTAAGGTACAGGGGCGCTGTAAGAACCCCAGTAAGTCCGCCAACAGCTCTGCCAAATCCACGGCCCTTTACCCCCTGCTTGAGTCCGCGCTTCATGGGAGTGTTGCGTTCGATCTTTAATTGGACAGCCTTTTCTAACGCGCCTTTAGGGAGATCGCCGATGATTGCCTTCGCGCCAAAGACGGGAGCTGATGCCGCAAGCGCCTTGAAATACGTTGGGTCTTGCTTTTTTGGTTTACTAGCCATCAGCTTTTTTTACCTCCGCCGCTATTTTTTTAAGCAGGCTCTCTATCAGCATCTCACTAAGTCCGATTCCGATTTCTTTTATCTCGGCATACCAACTATCAACTTCGGGGACATACTCAACAATTAGTGTTTCTTTTGGGAACCTTCCCCAAGCCTTAAGTATGTGGTCCCCTAGACCCTCAGGAAACTCAGGGTCTTTCCAAAGATGGAACTTGATACCATTATCCGTTAAATAGTACTCAGATCGAACCCCTGGAATTTTGGTCTTCGCCGGTTTGAATATAATTGCCTGTATAGACACGTCACTCCCGAACATCACTGTCCTCCTCATCTGCTGGGTCAGCCAGTTCGTGGATGCTAGATATGTCCCGCTTGCCCAATTTAATTGCAATGTCACGTAGGCCGTCAACCACCTGCTGAACAGCGTCCCCGGTCCTATTTAATTCTTCTGTAGCTCTAAATATATTTTCAGCCCAAAGCTTCGCCGTCATCGCCGTGTCTTTGCCGTTGGGCATGGCAGTGGTCTCAAAAAAACGCATGGCAGATTCATCAAACAGGCCCTTAATGACCTCCTTCTGCTGAAGCTCTGGTCGGTATCCTGATTTCCAAAGCGCAAACTTCGGGCCTTGTGCGTAACACGCCTTAAGGGTGATGTTTTTAGGATGGCCCTCTAGGTAGGAGTACCACTGCCTAGTTGATAATAAATCGCGATTCCAGAAGTAGTGCTGGAACATTTCGAGCGTGCGTTTGGAAACCTGTGCCCCCGTGATAATCTTAGTATATGAAGACACCTCGTCATGGGGCATGTCTGATAAAATTAATGCCTCTACGATTGGGCGAACTCGTGTGTCCCCAAGAAGGTCCCTCGCTTTTACAGCGTACTTATCTTCTTTGACCAACGACATAAACCTCTGCCTACGCACCCATGCTCGGGCTTCGGTAGAGGTTATGCGAAATGGTGTCGGGCGCGTTTCTAGGAGTTTGTCCCTAAGCGCGGACAGATACGTTGTATCCGGCGGCGTCATCTCGTACATGATCGCCATTTCGGCAATCTGCTCCAGGGTCAGGCCCGAGAACATCAGCATATATTTTAGCCAATATTCGTTCGGTTGCTTCATATCTATTAAATCGTCGCATTTGACCTGATTTGGAGCTTCTTGAGCCCTTGGACTGCACGCTCCATTCCACGAAGCGCAGAAGATACCGCTGCCTCAGGAACATCAGATAAACCGAGCCGAACCCCAACAAGTAGTTCAGCAAGTTTCGACGAAGACTCCTCAAAAGTTGGTAGTGCGTCAATATACCCCTGAACATTCTCCGGGGTAATAAAATTAAGCGATAATACTGAGTCCACGGTGTCTGCCCCAGATAGCGCAGCGGCCTCCTTTACCAAATCTAGTCTGATAATATTTGCAATATTAGCGATTTCCTCGTCAGCGTCGGACCCCGGTAAATCGTTAATAATTCTATTACTCGGAACAAACGTTACCTCTTCCCCTCGGGATGCCGCAGCTAATTTCTTCAGCGCTCCCTCTGAGGAGTCCCCAAGCAGGCCAATACGCAAAAGGGTGTCTTCGGAATTGAGATTCGCGTTCTTCTCAAGATGCTCAACGGGCTTCCCGGAAAAGGAGAACTCAGATCCGTTAGATACGATCCTAACCTTATTGATAGCATCTCTTCGGCTGGCGATCTTTTCTACGGAGTCAATCTCTTCTCCGTATCTAGCCCCAAACTCAAGAGGCAGGAACACGGTATCACTAGGGACTAAGAAGGAGTTATCGGTTTCCTGTGTAGGCCTGACAACATTCGCGGTCTTGACCGTAATATTACCAAGCATCGGGTGGTCACAGATAAACTCAGGCGCACTACCCTGCGTGAGAACTGCGTGCTTAACCTCAACAGGTGGGGACACAGCGTTAGCAGACTTAAAAAGAAAGACGCCATCACCATGAGGATTCCCGCCAGCCAGCTCAGAGAAGTTCAATTCTCCGCACTGGACACCGGCGACTTTCTCCTGGATTGCGGCACCGGACTTACCAACCACAAGGTTGACGCCCATGCTCTTGCCGCTCAAGGATATTACGTCCGTAATAATTGCTGCCCGTTGGGCACTCCCGTGCTTATTGATGACAGAATAGACCCCAGAATCAACTACAGACTCAAGGCCATAGGTAGGCAGGACGCCAAGAAGTTCATCATTATTACCGGATAATAAAACCGATCCGTGCTTAATGATGGCTTGGCGAAGATCCACTGGGATTGTTTCTGCGTTCTTGTTCTCAATAAAGATCTCGTTAGTAAAGTTCCCGTTAGCTACCGCTGTCTTTACGCGATATCCACCAGAGACCTTCGAGATAACAGCCGCATCAAAATCGCCAATCGTATCAGCGCTTTCTTCAGCGGCCTCTTCGGGGGTGGCTGACGCTAGTTTAGTGAGAGCCTCGGCGAAGCTAGAATTAATAGACGCTGCGTCAACAAGGGTCTGATCAACCGCGATCTTGTTCAGGAAGTCATTCACACTTTCCTTAGAGATTCTCACGAAATCCAAGGAAGACATCTTGCTTAGGGGGGTACCACCACCCGCTGAGCCGTCCGCTGACGTAGGCATCTCTGGACTGATGTTTTGGGACGCTGCTGAAGGATTAGCAGTGTCTTTCAGGGCCGGGGCCACTGAGTACGGCGAGGAATCAAACATTGCCGAAGCGACCCGCTCCTCACTGAGGGGTAGAAACCTTCCGTCTGGAGTAATGAAAACGTCGTAGGAGTACGCTCTCTTATTCTCAACGATAATGGGTATTCTAACGCTCTCTTTAGGGTCCGCTGGTGGCTGGCCCTGACTAATGACCTGTCCCATCTGCTGCTGCCCGCTCGGGGGCGGGACATCAGAATTCTGACTAACCAGAAAAACCCCGTACAAGAACCCCATGCTTTGGTCTTGCCCCTGGATGGAGATGTTCACCTGATACTGCCCCAAGTAAGGGTGTTGTTTGTACAGGTGTGCGATCAACTCGCTTGCGTACGTATTCGGGTTATCCCCGAGCAGGAATTTGCCCGCTGTTTTTTCAAACGCTGGTCCCTGCAATTTTCTAATTAGTTCCATGATTTAACTCCTACGACTTTGAGTCCACGGTTGCTTGGCTCTTAGTCCGTTTTAATAATACAGCGTATTTATCAGTTGTTGAAGTCACTGACTACTCCTATGTCCATGGGGGCGTAGGAATAGGACTTCCTGGTCCCGGAGGCGGTACCGCCACGGTTCCAGCATTAACCCACGTGGTTAAATCTGCCAAAAGTTGTGTCACCTGCGCGTCCACAGTGTCTGCCGGAGCACTCCACGTAAAAGTGGGCGGGTTTGGTGGCGGCGCTATGGGCGGGATAAATCCGGGGAGTCCTGGTGAGCAGCTCGCTACACAGGTTCCCGCAAAAGCCGCCCACGCGTTAGCGAAAATAATAGCAGCAGCGGGCATCGGGTCAGCAGGAATCTCCTGGCCCATTGTCGCGGCAAACTGGGCCTTGCCCGCGCTTAGGTCAGCCCAGACAGGGTTGGTTCCGTTCTGGAAATAAGCTTCCGCTACCTTTGCCCACTCATTACCGGCATGAAATCCGGGCGACAGGTCAAAGGACAATATAGCTTGTTTCATATCATTAAAAGCGCCAGCTAATGGCATAATACTACCCCTTCTTTGCCTTCACACTGGCTGACGCAATGTCCGACTGTGTGGGTGGTGTGATAACAGGTCCACTGGGGCCCCAAGCGGTCATGCAGGAAAAGCTTGTGGTAAGCCAAGTTGCCAGATCGTCCAAAAGAACTACCGATTGATCCGCGCCGCCTTGTCCTTTTTTACCTAGCTGCACCTCAGCCTCTCCTTCGATGTAAACCTCTTTGGGGGACTTTAGGTGATAGCCCTCCATGCACTCTATAACCATATTCTTAACAAACGCCTTGAAATCATTATCCTGTAATAATTCAATTATGGACTGTTTGTTTTCCTTGGTTTCCTTGCTACCGCCCTTGTCTCCGTACACGATCTTAATGCCTTCACGGACATTTGCATATACGGTCTGGGATACTTCGGCGTGAATATTTCCACGCGTAAAGATTAGATTATCACCATCCCTGTTAAGTTGGAATACGTACCTAACGCGTTCCTTGTCATCTACACCATCATCATGCTGGTATATCGTGAAACTTAGAACGCCCTTTTCTTCTTTTATAATGCCCTTGTCACCAGAAGACGCCTTGACAGGTTTTTCTACTCTCGGGTCCGAGGACGCCTTGTGGTCCGCCTGACCGAACACATGCTCAGGGTCTTCTTCGGGATCAAGCTGTTCCGCCGTAAGCCTTCCAACCCTAAGCTCAACTGTGTACTTGCCTTCAGTGACATCTTCTTGGCACAGGTCTTTAATATTGTACTTAACAAGAACAGGGGTCTTCTCAGCGACCTCTAAGACCTCGCTGGGGATATTGTCGTCTTTTAGGTCTTTAGCGAGATACCCGCCCTGTTGCGTGGGCGTCTCGCCCTCCACTAAAATAGCGTGCCCCCAGTCGATCTCCCCTACAGGGCTTACTGCTTGGTATCTCTGAAAGTAATCTCTTATGACGTTCTCGACCGGCAGATAGATGCGTTGCGCTAATGACGTAGACCCGATTTGGACCATCCCACCCCTTCGAACGATAACGCTGTTACCGTCCAGGGTGCCCAGGAAAATATCCCCAGGCTCCAGGTGCCCACGAGCGCCCTTAAAGCTTGGTCCCTTGTCTGCTGTTTCCGTTATCAGTTCCGCTGTTGAGCCCTCAACGGCTGCGTACTCTTCAGGCACTATGGTAACGGGGTTGTTAATAAACCCTAAGACAAAAGATGTCCCATCCTGGCACTGGCACACGTAACAGTACGCGTCTCTCTCCGGCATAGCGTACATGCCGCCGCGATGATCTCGGTGGCATAACGGCGAAGCGAACGGGAGGTCAACCAACGCCTTATGCGTGTAGGTCGTCATCACATCGACAGTGTACTCTTCCGGGTTAACGTTAGTTATCTGAGCGAGCTGAATGCTTGCGGGCCCGTCCGATTGGGCTCCTGTTTTTGTATATGAGTCCTCAAACGACCCCTCCGGGTTTGCGCTGGTTAGATCATCCATCAGTAGGGGCCCTCCTTACCTTTCCCAAACTCTGCCGAATAGGCGATGCCTGGGGTTGGGTGCACTCCATGTATATCAGATTCCCAGCCCTCGTTGGCGGCCCTAATAAATGTCTCCTTTAACTTCCGGTATTGAAGCCTTGCCAGCCAGTCCGTTGTTTGGTCTAGGGGAAGGGTCTCAATTCCACGAAGCGTTGGCTCAACCACCAACGGCTCCTTCAGCTTCCCAGATCTATTTAGGGCATTAGCGTGTGATATAGAGATGTAGTCATTTTTGATAAAATCAGACCCGCCAGGGTTAGTTACTCTGCCGAGATTAGTTATCGCCTTAGTCACCACTTCGATGTTTCGGCGCTTAATGCCCTCTGCTTTATAAACCCTATTAATCTCATCAGCGATGTATGCCTGTACGGTATCTACGTTGGTTTTAGATAGAAGATCCCGTGGGTCAATTACACCACTGGAAATCTGCTGCCCCTTCTTCACCTTGGAGCCCTTAGTTACCTTCAGGGTTCTCCCGGCAGGGACGTAAATATCCTCATTCCCGATTGTCATATCAAAACCACCCACGGGGCTTTCTTTGATACTGGAAACAGTCGCGGTTGCTGGGGAGAGAACAGCAGCGTTGGGGAGAGTTGCTGGCATCTTGAGTAGTTGGCTAATGCGATCTATCCCACCAACGACTCCGCCGGATGAGCCAGCGACACCACCAGTATGAAAGGTTTTCATAGACAACTGGGTCCCCCGCTCTCCCAGCGCGGTACCGGCTATAACGCCAATATTCGTACCTTTTGAGATCGGGAGTCCGTTGTCTTGTAGCCCGTAGCACTTTGAGCACAGCCCTTTTTTAGCCTCACACTTGAGAGGGGACTTAACGACAATCTTAGACACCTTAGCGCTCTTTATCCGTGACACTAGGGCAGGAGTTAGTGCGGTGTTGGCCGAAACTCGTAACCCTTTAGCGCTTATAGGCTTAGCCGTAAATCTATCAACAAGGTCTGAGTCAGCGGCATCTAGGGCGATGCCCTTAGTTGTCCCGCAGTCATCTGCGGTGACGATGTACGACATCATTGTATTTGCAAGCTGTTTGTTCAAAGCTCCAGGCTTTTGCACAGACTGGACTTTTTCAATAAGGCCTTTTCGAGCGCCGGAGGAGGCAACCCAATAGTCGGATGACCGCAACCCTTCCGAGTATGATCGATCAACAGGCACTGGGATGACGCGCCCTTTAGCGTTCTCCAACAGCATCGGACCAATAAGCATCTGCTGCAACTGAGCCCAGGCGGGCTTCACCCCAGCTTTCTCCATCGTCCTCAACTTGTTGCCTTTCTTGTCCAAGATCTTTTTCGCCTCTGTGGATAAATCCTGTGTGACCTCCGTGTACAGATCTATGATCTTCTTTTCTGCGGCCTCCGGGGATATGAGCTTCATCCGCTCTTGCTTGCGGATAACCGCCTCCTTAGCGTGCGCCCCCTTCATCTTCTTTTCCCGAAGATCTCTCATCGCGTCAAAGTCTCCGAGGTTGAACGAGAACCCGATATTGTAAGCGTGCCCAAACCCAAGATCTTTAATCTTATCAACCGCTACCTGAAACTCGGCTGGCGACTTGGTAGCAATGCCACGAAGGACTGCCTGGAGATTCTTCTTCCCCATAACCATGTCTGGATCAGTAAGAAGCTTGTCTGAACGGACTTTAGAGGGCAGCGCATTATTGAATAATAATCTACCTGCCGTAGTCTTTTTCCCGCCAACAGAAACAACGTCAGACATAGCGGTGTCCCCCGCTTTCGCAGAGGCTATCGCTTCCTTTTCCGAGCCAAAGCTCTTCTTGGTATTCTTCCCCATCTGCGTAAGCAGGAACAGTCCAAGCTGCCCCTCCAATGTGGGCTGGTACATGACCTTTCCAGTGGCGGGGTTAAACAGGTTCTTGGACGGGAGTAGTTTTTCCGCTTCGTCGATAGACTCCTGGGACACAGGAAGAAACACAGCCATCGTGTCGCCGTCAAAGTCGGCGTTAAAGCCGCCGGTCACCAGGGGGTGGATATGAATAGATGATTCGTCGTGAAGCTTGGGGCGGAAGGCCATAATCCCAAACTTATGCAGGACAGGGTCTCGCTTAAAGAACACGGGCCGCTTCTTTACGGCAACCTCAAGCGCTCTATCCGCAAGGGGCGTTTTCTTCTCGATCTCCTCACGCGCCCTAAGGGGCGTGTACCCCATTCTAACAAGCTCTTTCACCACAAATGGTCTGTATATTTTCATGGCCCCTTTTCTAGGAAGGCCGATTTCATCCAAGTGCAGATCCATGTTGGGAACAATCACCGACCGCATAGAAATGTCCTGCTTTCGATCCAAGATGCGCTTATGAAAAAAGCTCTGCTTGGGCGACTGCCTGCCGGACAGGATGGTGAGGATTCCGGGTGGGCGGGCTTGCCCGTCCGTCATGGTGGCCGACTCAGAGGGCGTGGATGTCCCCATCAACGCATCAACAGCGTCATACAGGTCGCCTCGAAGGGCGGAGATGGCTTCCTCGGGAAGGACCCCGGTGGACTCTTTGAGCTTTTGGCTGAGGATGGCGATGTCTCTGTAAAGCATGTTTGTGCCATCGATGTTTAAGTCACCGCCCTCCATAGCCGTGATTGGTCGGAATACGGGGGGTAGAACCGGAACAACTGATGTCGTGTACGCCTCTTTTGGCGAAAGACCATTTTTCTTAAGCATGAGAAGATACTTGATCTTCTTGTTCAGCTTATCCAAATTGTTCCTACGAGCTGTTTTTATGTCTTTCTTGGCGCTCGCTAAATCTTTATCTACGTTGATGCTACCCAGCGCCCTCGTTAATGCCTCGGGCCCCGTCTGAATGCCATCGGCTGCTGGCACAACATCCCCGTTCTCATCAAACCCCAGAGAGCCATCGACAATGCCGTCGTACTGCTTCCCGGTGATACCGAGTAATGATCTGACTGACTTCTCAAACATCGGGTTGGGCATGGACATCCCAAGCACCATATGTGCCCAGTGCTTCCCGCCGGGACCTCCGGTCACGGTCTCATCAAAAAGACCGCCCTTTTCAGGCTTCAGGTCTTTCCCTCTGATCACCTTGCTTCCGTCTTTGATCTCCCCGTTAGACGCTTCTTTAATCTGCTTTTCCGTGAGAGGACTGACAACTAACCCGTTGCCCTCCTTCTCCACGTTGAGGCCTAGTCCCTGCATGTACGCAAGGAACTTTTCATATGCGAACGAGGATTTTGGTGCCGGTAAGATCGCCCCTGTCTGCACAGCTGTCCAAACTTCGTCTTGCGCCTTATCGCTCTTGTAGGTCAGTGCCTCTCGTATATTTGAGGTCGCGCCGTGTGCAAGCATTGCATATAGACCTAGTTCCCCAAACCTCTGAGCAGCACCGGACTCCCCGCCGCCCTTAGGGACGAGGTTGGCATCATAGTCGTGCCCGTACCCATGCGCCCTTGCTCGAAGCTTCTTATCCACCTGATGCATTAACTTAAGAGTGTAGTGCTGGCCTACCAGTACCTCTCCCAGACTCTTTCCAGTCTCGGGGTCAAATAGTTCAGTTGTCTCAGACACACCCTCTTCGGCCAAAATCTGCTTAACTCTTTCTTGGTAACCAAGTTCCCTAGTGTGCTCTTTAACGGTGATTTCTTTAGTGTCACCACTTGTAGTTTTAACGGTGCGCTTATGCTCACGTACGGTAACGACTTTCTTGCTGTCATTAGATTGAAAGTTCTCAACGGCATAAGGCTCCCCGCGCTTTTTAGCCACCTTGCCCAGACTGGTCTCCAGAACCTGTCCCAGGTTGATTCGTCCAGGAACCCCCGATGGATTTAAGATCAATTGGACGGGGTTGCCGTCAGCGTCCCTCGGCATTTCCTCATCAGGAACTACGGCTGTAATCACACCCTTGTTACCGTGTCTCCCAGTAAGCTTATCGCCAACATCTGCCGATTCCTCGGTCTTGACGTACGCAACAATCTCGCGACCATTCCTAACAACATCCGTTACGACGCCAGTATACGGTTTGTCCCAAGTCACAGACTTGTTCTTGTAGGGCCTTATTAGTGACTTATGGATCCCCTTAAGAAGTAGCTGCTCCTTAGAGGGCTCCGTCTTTTGCAGGACTGTCATTAATACGTCACCTGGGTCAACTTTTTGACCCTTCTTTATCACGCCATCTTCATCGAGCTTTGCGGCGTTATCCTCGGTCACGTACCCAGGGAAATTTGCCCTGAACTTCTTCAGACCAACTCCCATGGATTTCTCGACATACGCCCTGTTTTTATGGAGGTGCTCACTGATAAGCTTATTTGAAGCGGTCTCAGATATAACGATACCATCCTCAAACACTAACCCCTTATATGGTAGATAGGCGACGCGTAGGTTTGTCCCCATCGCCAACGTCCCATTCTTAGTGAAGTTCGTATCCGCCACAGCTTGACCGGCCTTAACCTTGTCCCCCTTTGCAACCGTTGGGGTGCTTGAAATAAAGGCCTTCTTGTCGTTTAGTGGGAAGTTGTCATAGAGGGGAACCTCGTGCTTCTCACCGTCGCTCCCGCGAACCACAATCTTGTTCTTCCCGACGGTCTCAACCGTCCCGGAGACGCGGCTTGTGTGGCTCGTAAAAGACCCCACAATCTTCTCCCAGGTCTTGTACTTCTCACTAGGGTTTCCGGATGTGACCTGAACCAAGGGCTCCTCACGGTCTTTTAATGAGATCGCCTGCTCTAAGTGGCGGGTGGCCATACCGGCGCGGTTGGCTTGATCCGACGGAAGGAACGGCACTAGGTTAGCTGTTATCGAGAACAGCTGCTTAGGGGTCTTTATGATGTAATCGACTTCGGAGGGGCTGATCTTTTCAGGGTCGCCTCCATCCTTCCTGACTACCGTAACCAGATCACTGATAGCCTTGGGCGCTTTGCCACTAAAAGAATACTGATCAGGGAACGCGACCGCTTTCCCGACAAGCTCTCCAGGGCTCCGTGCCGCGAACTTTTTCTCCTTAACGTCGTACACCTGTATCTTTGGCGTGGTGCCGTGCTTCTCTACCCCAAGAGAGAGGTGGCCACTGATGCCAGACCTCTTTCCTTCAGGAGTGTGTACCGGATCAATAAACCCTAGGTAACTAGAGTCGATCAGCTTGGCGTCTTCGGACACGGCGTTTTCGCTCACGATACCGCCTTGCCCCATGATTGTCGTACGGAGAAACCCGCCCATCATGTCCACAGGATTAACCTGGGATGTCTGCTGCGACAGGCTCGTTGACGTAAAGAACGTCTTAATGGGGATGTTGAAGATATCAGACGTGATAATAGATCTGACGCTGTCTCTCCGGTCCACATTGTTTCCGAGCTTGTATTTGATCCTGCGCTGAGAGTTCTGAATTCGTTCCGGAATATGGTCATTTATTGACCAAAGCTCCTTAAACCGTAGAGAGTCTCGGTTATCAACATCCCTCTCTCCCCTATTAACGCCTAATAACTTAGACGATGTAGCCAGGAGAGCGTCCCCATTTACCGAGTCAAACGCTGACCCCAGGGTGATTTTGGTTGTGTCAGGGAGCAGCTTGGTACCAGCGTAAGCTTCCTTAATTATACTTGCCGCTTCAGTATCGTTCGCCGGGGCTGCCCCGCGTGACAATACTTTGGCCAGCTTTACAACCTCGCCGCGTTTCTTGTCGGCCATGCTCCGTGCGTACAGGGTGTCACCCCACGCCTCCCTGATTTTATCATCAGGAACGCCTAGCGCTTGAAGGACCGGGAGAAGCTGCACGTTCGAGGACCCATAAGTGACCAGAAACCGGCGCTTAGACGGGTCAAATCCCATGCGGAATCCACGGCCCTCGGCAAGGTTAAACTGGCTTTCAAGCTCCCCGTTGGCTTTTCTTCGGGTATACACGCCTGACTTCAGACGCCACTGGTTGTCTACTTGGTATTCTGTTCCGTCTACGATGTAGCTGTATCGGCGGGTTATCTTTGGGAGGCTCGCGACCTTGAGTCTTTTAGCCGTATCTATGGTTTTACCGGTCTCTTTGTTTATTAAAGAGAAGTCCCCGTAAAGGCCTTGCGCCCACGTCCTACCTCTAAGTCTCGCGTTCTTTTGGCTACTGATATCATCTAGGTCTACTTCCCCGCCAGAGTAGATTTTGTCTGCGACCAAGGCATGTTTCTTACCTTCCAAAGGAAAGAAGCTACTAATTTGCTCTATGGTCCCGTCTTCGAGGGCTTTCATCACCCTCTGGGGATCTAGAATATTCGACATTTAATCCTCCGTGCTAACCCGGCCTCCATATTAGGTATAAGAATTATGGGTAATACTGCCCTAAACAAACAGGAGAGTTTATATGAGTTGTTCCGCAAAAAATAGTGCTACAACGTATGTTAATACTTGTGCGGAAGTGGCGAACGCCGTTAACGCAGCGCTGGTACCTTCCGGCTAAAGAGAGTAGCAAATGAGTACCCGCGCACCAAAACCCATTGCTTGCGACGTTGCCAGCATGTGGTGCAACGAGCCAAAGAACTGCGGCGAGTGTATCCACTTTCTTGAAAACACTGGTTGTGTTGCGTGGGTATGTTCTGTTTGCATTAAACAAGTGGACCATCCTTCCGCATTCTACCAACGTGGTAGATGCGACCGGTGTAACAAGAAGTCCGCAATGTTAATAGCAATTCAAAACACATGATTAGATCTGCGCCCTATCAGGGTTCGCTCTAGATGGAAGCTTCTCGGGTAAAGGCTGCATAGTCTTTATTCCAGCGCCGGAAAGAGCGTTGTTAACAAGCATATATAGATCCGGGCTACTGGCGCGTAATTGCGCCATAGCTCGGTATCTATCTACTTCATTCATCTTTTTTATCTGTGAGGAGACACGCTTAGCTTGGGCGAACATGTCTACCATTTGGCCGGTATTTGCTGCCCCCATAGGGCTCTGATCCGCCCCTGCGGTAGCCTCTTCTGGGAGAGGTGCGCCCTGTTCTGGAGATGGCTGGCCGCCGCCCTGTTGATCGGGCGGAGGCGCAGCACCTTCTGGTCCCGGTTGCTGCGCTGCTTCCGGGGGAGCCCCCTCCTGAGGCGGTCCTTGTTGTGGTTGACCCTCTTGCGGCTGACCCTGTTGGGGTTGGCCGGGAGGAGGGGCCATTCCAGAGGCTTGCTGTTGCTGCTGGGCCTCCATCTGTAATTCTTGAGACTGGATCTGGTATCTAGTCTGGATAAGCATTGCTTCGCCCTGAGATTCAGCGTTGGCGATCATGCCCTCACGTTGTGATCTATTTAGCTTCTTACCCTCTTCGTGGATAAGCTCTTGCTCCGTGTCGAAGTTGAAGTCCCTCGACTCCAAGAAGCTTCTTCGGCTGATCATGCCCGCATTAGCGAGGTTCATATCAAAAGAGGCTCTCTGAATGTCATCAGCCATCTTGAAGGGCTTAAACTTGAGAGTCATCCTGGGCAGATCCAAGAATGCGCAAACGCGATCCCTGACAAATTCTACAAGCCTGAGCATGTCCTGCCGGTTTCCCAAGAACTCGTTCTCAAGGGCGCGTAGGTTAACGGATGCCCCAGAGTATTGCTGCTCTCCGTAGAAAAACCCTGTGGGGACGCCCATGCCTGCGATAATCTGGTCGTTATAGACTCGCAGCTCTTGGTGAAGGAGGAGGGATTTTCCCTGCCCGCCGATCATTTGGTACCCAATCGGCACAGGCATGACGGGGATGTGGTTGTTGTCCATCCTCCACTTTTTGATCTGGCCTGAGACCTCGTCCTGCCAATCCTGTAGATTAACGTGGGCGTACGGATTGTTCCCGTCCGTTGTGACTTGTGGGAACATTACTCGCATAGGAACAACGTGTTCCATTGCGACAGCTTCCTGCGCTTTCCGCAAGATCTGTAAGAAAAAGATGTCCTTCAGGACCGGGAGAATCAGAGGGGCTCCCCAGCCGCTATCCGAAGGGTCTCTAGAGACAGAGGCGCGTCGGCAGTGAAAAAGCTTAGAGCTTTCCAGGAGAATAGACCGCTTCTTTTTGAGCGACTCAATAAACACCTGTGGGATCGTTTCGATCATTGCCGGTTTGCCAAGCATGATGTCGTTTCTCATGTGCCTCGGCATGTTGTAGTAATACTGGCTCTGCCCTGTTACCTCATTGTACTTAACCGTGATGCTTTTTGGATTCCATCTAATCAGCCGTATCTGCTGGGCCGACTTTATTGGCTCATCCTTCACATCGGCGAGGCCTACGTGCATACATTTTTCACAGGTCATATGGAACGCGAAGCTCTTCCATTTGTACTTAACTTCACGGGCAGGGTTAGCGTCACCACAGTTGCGGCATTTTAGAACCTTCTTGAACGGGAAAGATACGGACACAAAAGCGTTTCCATACGTGTACCTATCCAGGTTTGTTTCAATCAGAAACTGCCTTAAAAGGAACTGTCCCTCGAACATGCTCCGATACATCTCAACAAGACCTTCGTTATCATCTTCGTAGATGAGGTCTGTGATCGGGTATGTAGCGAGCTTGCTTGTCACCGCGCTGATCAACGGGTTGGTTAGCTGGTAGTAGAGGCACCAATCGAAAGTTTCTTTAATTGTCTTGGGCAGGTAGTTCTGGGCGACATCGAAAAAGGGGCTAGGATAAAACGACTCTGGCTTCCCAATAGTCTTTGCTCTGGATCTCGCGCCTAAAGAATATCGACCCGTTCTATTGTTTGAATACGCCATACTTTAACTCCCTACGGAAGATGCTTCTTTAATTGGATTAGCAGCATCCTGGATGTTCCTTCAAGGAAGTCCTTTACGGAAAGTGTTTTCATTAGCTGCACATCACTATCATTATTACCATCAAAGGTTGGTTTGCGGTTCTTACGCAACGCTTTTTTGACGGACTCTTGTTGAGATATGCCATGCCCATCCAGAACGCTGGCCATTATACTGTTACACGGCTCCAGCGGGCCGGATCCATACACCATGCCGTAGTCAAGCATACAGGCGGAGACATACTTATAGACTTCGCTAGAAACCTTGGCCTCTTCTTTAATCTGCGCAAGCACCTCAAGGGCGAATGCTGCTCTATGGGGAGTGGGCTTCTGTATAAGATCAAACTTCGGTGGGACCCCGACCAATCCGGACGCAACAATGTCAAAGGCCTCCCAGCGCTCGTATGGCTGATCGGTTGTGTGACACATTCGAACGGCTTGGATCTTGTTCCTGTTCACCTCTGATATGGTGGAGTTCCACGTTCGTGCAATCTCAATCCAGCAGGTCTCAGGCTCCCAGGCGAGGTAGTCGGGACCAAACTCTTTCACCATGATCAGATTCAAAACAAGCGGGTGCACATCCTTATTTGTAAAGGCTGTGCGTATTACCTCATCAGCAGGCTTCCCAACTTGTTTAGTCTTCTCAGCTTTCATCAATCATCCGCGCTATAGCATTCCTATGGGTGACCGGTAGGCTTTTGAACACGTTTGCGGGGTCCTCTTTGAACTCCCCGGCAAAGTCCTCACCGAATGCATCAGTGAGTTTCTCAAGCCCTGAATCGTTCACCCAGGTGCTAATTGCGTCAGATGTATACTCTTTACCGGCAACTTCGGCAACATCAGTAAGCTGGTCAGCGTCAATTGTCATGCCGTGCGATGCGGTTTTCGATAGATCCCCATGAACAGCCTTCCATGGATCAATTATTACACGATCATACAGGTGGGTGATCTGGTGCTTCTGATCAAAAAGGGATAACTCCTCCGCGACAGCCTCTGGATCGAGGAATTTTGACTGGGAGGTCTTCTGTAGCTCATCAAGCTCACCGGCTGCTGCCGGATCAAGAAGGACCAGCTTTCGTGTGTCCACCGCTACATCAAAGTTGGCTCCGACCCCGGGCTCATCGCTGGACAAGTAGTCCAACAGCTCTTCTGGGGCAGCCTCCATGAGGCCTGCCTCCTTAACCTGCATAGCCAACCGGCTCTTGCCTCGGGGGCTTAACTTAGAGAAGGCGTCCTCAACAAGCTCCATGGGATCATCTTCACCACCAATGCCGAAAAGCTTCTCAAGGGAGATGTTGTCACCTTCCCCGCTGTAGCCAAGCTCCATTGAGGCTGTCTTGGTTAAGTCCTCCGGCGGTGTGAAGCCGAAGTCAACCAGGGCATCGTTGATAGCTTTTGCTGCGGTCTTCTTGATTCCCTGAGGGAGCTTGTGCCCGTACTCTGAGAAATAAACCGCCGAAGCTACCGCGTTGCCCGCGTCCGAGACCGGGTACTTGTACACGACCCCATGGTTTGTATCGGCCACAACAGCATAATCTCCGTCATGCCGTGTTGCCGGGTTAGAGAGATCCGTTGCGGTTTTAATCACCGGAGGGATCCCTTTGCTGCCCATCTCCTTTCGGAGCAGGAGCCCGTTATCGTCGTAATGGTCGTAAGTACCTGAAAATTCTGTCATGCCGTATCTCCACAAGGGCTAGTTGCTTTTTGGTATAAGCACCATGCTAACCACACACAATTACACTAAACCCGGAGGCCAGTGAACATGTCAATTGATGATAATAGATATACCATTAAAGTAGAAGTACCAAAGGAGTTACGAGACCCGCAAGGAAAAGACTTCCTTGAGATAGCTATAGACGGCTTTGCCGATATGCTGTCAACCATTTCTCACCAACTCCGATCACAAGGAAATAATAACACGTCTAACCAGATCGCAAATCCAGAAGATTCAGAACAATACCTTCTTGACCAAGATCAAGCTTGTGACAAAGAAGATCCTGTCGTATACAAAGATAGCTGTCAAGACAGTACTGTTTGTGGCAAGGATTTCGAATCTGATGAGGAGTGATCGTGGGAGAGTTGACGAGTCACTTTGGAGGGCTACTCCAAGGACTGAGGCTGGAAAGGGGCTATTCCTGTAGAAAGTTTGCAATCGAATGCGGACTCAGCAGGGAGACCGTCCGCCAATATGAGGCGGGCGTGTCGGCCCCCTCCAACCAAAGTCTAATGAAAATGTTCGCCGCTCTCGGCGTAAACCCTGAAGTGGATGAGGACGCAAAGAAACTCATAGCTGCTGTATGCAAGGCTAGGACAGAAAAAGTGCTAGCCAAAAAAAGAGCTTGTGGCCCCGCCGCCAACTCAGAGCTTAAAAAATTCATCACAACTGAACAGATAGACGAGAACAAGGTAGACCAGCTAATTAACTTGTTTTTCGAGCATCTAGAGGGCTCCAGGACTGAAAGTCTGGAGTATTTTATTAAACAGAGAATAACAAAAATTTTGGAGGACTAACTTGGCTACTAAAAAGAAAAAGCCACTATATCTTCCCGAAACAGACTCTGGTGAAGCTCTTTCCGGGGCGCACCGGTCTGCTTGGATGTGGGTCCCTTCGGAAGAGATCCCTAATAAAAAAGCGCTAATAAACGCGTCGAAAGTCATCTCCGTCAACGAAAGGACTGGGGAAACTAACACTTTCTCGCTTGCACGTGACCTGGGAGATTACGTTGTAATAGCTAGGCACTTTTTTACGGAAGAGGAGTGGAAAGAAAAAATTGGAAAGTGGGGCGAACTGCGCCTCGAAGATTCTCTAGAGAAGTTTGATTTTGGGGACAAAATTAAACCAAGAGACGCGGACCAGCAAAAGGCCTGGGATGCCTTTAAGGACCAGCAATTCGGCGTTTTGAACCTAGCCTGCGGCAAGGGGAAAACCGTAATGGCCCTAAAGAAAATCGCTAAAAGAGGCTACCCCGCCGTAGTAATTGTTAATAACTCAGGGCTAATGGATCAGTGGAAAGACCGGGCATTGGAGTTTCTGGGGATAGGGGAGGATGATATTGGTATCGTGCAGGGGTCTAAGGAGGAGTGGGATAAGCCGCTTGTTCTAGCAATGATCCATACGCTCGCAAAGCGGGCACACACGATCCCACATGACGTACGGTCGAGGTTTGGGACGGTCATCTTCGATGAAGTCCACCACCTGTCTGCCGCTACATTCAGCCAGACCGCTCCATTATTTTACGGTAATAGATACGGGCTGACCGCCACGCCTAACCGTGAGGATGGGTTAGAGGACGTATATTACGCGCATATTGGGCCGATATTCTACAGTGACTTGGTTGGTGATCTTGAGGCGCAGATCTACTTCAAGAAAGTTAAGACCACGGTGCCTAAGGATGACTCAAGGATCAAAGACATTACGGGCGAGTTTTCCGCCGGGAAAATGTACACGTACTTCTCAGAGCTTGGCTCCCGTAACAGGGAAATCTTAGCCGTTGTGCAAGATGCGCTAGGGAAGGGGAGGAAGATCCTTGTCCTGACTCACAGTAAAGACCATCCCAAAGTACTTTTACAGAAGTTGCTCGACACGGAGTGTATGAATAGGTATACAGCCGGTGCCGTAACCGGGGACACCTCCGGTGACATGCGGACACAGGTAATCCGTGATAGCGATGTGACCTTCGCCACCTTCGGGGTGGCTCGGGAGGGTCTTGATGTTGCTGCCCTAGATACTCTTGTTTTCGCTACACCCTTCAAGGCGTGGGGCGCATTTCAACAAGGTAAGGGTAGGATTGAGAGAAAATCACCAGGAAAAAAAGAACCAATTGTGGTTGTCATTGATGACTACAAGTTTGGCCCAGCAGGGGCCATGTGTAGAAACTTACGACGGAAGATTGTAGCGAATGGATTCAGACACAAGAGTATTGGAAGAGAAGATTGACGAGCTTCTGTTCGACCATAGAGATTGTACCCTCTGCCCGCTACACAAACACCGTAAGGTATTGATACGGGGGCAGGGGAAACTACACACCAAGATAGTTGCTGTCGTTGACCGAGTAAGTCCGCGAGCAGCCGTTACCGGCAATCCGCTGGATGGGGGCGAAGGGAAATTCCTCGCGTCCGTTCTTAAGAAGGCCGGGATTGACCCATCATATGTATGGGTAACGCCGGTAGTGTCCTGCCCAAGCTCAAGCTTGGCCCCACGACCCCGTGGGCGGATAGACATGCTCTCCGCGCCGAAGCCTGGGGAGTTGGCAGCTTGCCGCAGCAGGCTCCACGCAGAGATCAACATTATAGAACCACACATTATCCTCGCATTCGGCAGCGCCGCTATGAAGGGGGTAACGCTTCGTCCTACATCTGTGGTCGAGGCCCGTGGGAGAGTTACTGAGGCATATATACAGGGAAATCTGGTTGAGTATGCGGTACCGATGATGGTGCTCCCCTCGGTCAATCAACTGTACCGCGACCCCTCACAAAATGTCGGGGGTATGTGGAATAAGACAATTGGAAACATCAAGGACGCCCTCGATGTTGCATCAAAATTCAATGTTCTAAAGGAGGACAGATAATGAGTTACAAAGGATCAAGAAAGAAAGCCACAGAGGCTTGTAATCGTTTTGAAGAAGCCCGCGAAGCGATCACCGAGTATATCGGTGACCACCAGCAGGTATTCGACATTTTCTTCGAGTTGGCCGAGCGGTACAACCATCTGCACGGAGAGGCTAAGACAGCGCTCAAGGGTGTAGAGGGTAATGAGGGAATGGCCGTAGGATCATTCACTCGCCACAAGGCTCCAGAGTCTTACGACTATACTGCCCACGCGCTCCCTATGGAGGTTCTTACGACCCCTGGCGTGATTGGTAAAATCAACTCCAAGGCTATAGAGCAGGGCCTTATCTCTGGTCAGTTTACCGCTGAGCAAATTAATGATTTTCGGAAAAAGGTCTTCGGGACTCCGCGAGTCGTTGGCCCAGCGGAGATCAAGATCAAGGTCGGGTAATGTCCAAGAAATTTAGTGTGCGGGGCGCTCATGCGTCCCGCACTATACACATCCGTAAATCATATAAAGACGCAAACTTTGAGGAGAAAGACATGGCGGAACGCATTGAAGAGCAAGTCCCCGTGGACTCACTTGTTAGTGGGGACAAAGAGGTGGCAACCGTTACAGCTTCGGTATCAACAAAAGTATCTGACGCCGTTCGTTACGGTGACGGGCAATGGGACAAAGTCCCCTATGGTGTAGAGATCTTCTCATCGGTCACAGTTCGCTGCGATCAAGACGAAGATGCAATTAGATCTGGTCACGAAATGGCCTATGACTTAGCCTGGGAGTCTTCCCGAGAACATATGGGAAGAGCCCTTCTTGGACATGTGACTGATATCCAGGAAAGGCTTTACAAGGGTAAGTTCGAATGAAAAAAATAGACAACGTGAAAATCGACTCGCTTCTATGTTACGAAGTTCAAGTTTCCAAGCATTTCCACGGGCCCTCACACCGACCACGAGTATCAGCCAAGATTGGTTTTCGGGTCGGTGATTGGCCTTGTGGGAGTGCTGACGTAAACGATGTAGACGAGTCCGATGAAGTTCAAGAGGCGGCTAATCGCCTCATAGAGGCAATTGAGTCCACCTTTCTTACCCGCGTGGCAGAGACGGAAGAACTCAGTGAAGAGAAAGTAAATGAAAAAATCAAAGGCCTAATAAATCAGGAGATCTAAGGAGGGAACATGGCTAATTGGGAGTTGCAACTAATTTCAAGCGTTATTCGCGCAGATGATCCACCACGTGTGTGGGAGTCTGTTCTAAAGGAGGGCGTCCATTTTAAGACATTGGGGTCAATGGAGGCTAAGTCTCTTTTCTCCACCATTGATGCTCACTATAGAAGGCCGAATAACTTCGGGTATATCCCAAGTGAGCAATCTCTCGCAGAGCAGTTCCCAAGTCTAGATTTGCCCCGCGCCGTGGAAAACGTCCACGACTTGTGTGAAAAAATCAAAGGGAGTTACTTAAAGAGGGAGTGCGAGAAAGCGGTTTCGACATGGCAGGAGGAGATCGGGACAGACCCGTTTTCTGCGCTAACGAACCTGCATGATTTGTTGGGAGGGCTACAAGAGAGAACCACGCGTTCAAACGACGTTACCTTCTCACAAGTGGCCCTAGAGGAGACCATTGACGAGCTACGGAGAACGGGTGAGACAAACGGTCTCACCGGTATGCCTTGGCCATGGTCCAGGCTAAATGCCGCAACACAAGGTATCCAGCCGGGGGACTTTATTATGGTCTGGGCTCTGCCCAAGTCTATGAAGACTTGGTTCGGGCTCCTTGTGGCCGCAAAGTTGTTCAAGTCTGGTCGTCGTGTCCTTGTTTACAGCAAGGAGATGACGTGGACTCAAATGCGAAGGCGTATTACCGCCATCAACGCGGGCATAAACTATACACGGCTAAAGGAAGCAACGCTCTCGGTAGCCGAGCAGACCCACTTGTTACAATCCGTTGAGGAAACCTGTTCCCCTGATTTTCCAGGAGAACTTATCTTCACAGACTGTGATCGTGCCGATGGGTCACCGGGTGGTCCGTCAGAGATCCGTCGAAAGATTGATATCTACAGGCCGCATTTCGTCCTACTTGACTCTTCGTACATGCTTGAACTCCCAGGAGTTAATACCAGCGCCAATGCTTTGGACTGGAAGGTTCTCTCTGCCATCAACAGACAGATCAAGCAGATTGCGAAGTCAACCGGAATACCCGTTCTTGCGATCCTTCAAGAGAACGAGCGGTCTGCATACAAATACTCAAAGTCTCGCGGAACAGCATCGTTAGCCATGAACACTGGCGCGGTAATGGACTGTGACGTTGGTATTCGACTTGTTTACCACAAGCGTAAGCAGGAGATAAGTCTCCATCTCGCGGCTGCGAGAGAGACTACTGATGAAGGATTCACAATACATGCGTTGGCTGCCGAGAACTTCGGGTATGCCCACGATAATCTGTACTCAATCGGCGACGTGTCGGAGGATGCGGATGAAGGGGACGGGTTCAGCGAGAGCAGTTCTTTACCCGAGGTAACCGCCGTTGTCGCTAGTCCGCTCATGGACCAGTCTAGATCATCTACGCGAACTCCCGATGAAATCGATGAGGATGCGGCAACTGGATGATCGGACTATCCAAGGAAGAAACCATTGCTGTATTATCTGGACATATTCGGTTTATAGAAGCCGAAACTCCGGGGGAGAATATCCCGGCTTACTGCCCTTTCCACAAGTCTGGGCAAGAGAGTCGGCCATCCTTCTATGTTTACGTCGGTAAGTCTACACACTCTAGACATACCGGTATGTCTTTCTGTCATACGTGTAATGAGGGCTACACCCTAACGGGGCTTCTTCGGAGGCTCAAAGTTGGGCACAAGCTCATAGACACGATAAAGCAGGAGCTTGCGGCGAGCCCGCAAAAGAAAAAACCAACCCTACATACGGTTAAGCTCGACCAGCCCTCCTTGCCGGAGGCTGTGTTGGGTATGTTCGAGTACCTCCCCAAAAGTCTTGTGGAGGACGGGTATAACGTTGACCTCCTACGGGACTACGACGTTGGGTTTGATAGAGGTCGAAAGCGGATAACTTTCGCCCTGCGAGACCACAATGGAAACCTTGTTGGTATCTCAGGGAGAACGGTTAGGGGAGACCACCCACGGTATAAAATATACCGCTCCGAATTCTATGAAGTAAACCGAAGCTATGAGTTGGATAAGAAGAAAATTCTTTACGGACTAGACAAGTTCTATCCAAGAAGAATGTATACATGTATTGACATGCCAGTTGTGGTATGCGAGGGTTTTAAGGCGTGCCTGTGGTGCGTTCAGTCCGGTTATCCGGACACCGTTGCCTTGCTAGGATCCCATATGAGTAGGGAACAAGTTCTCCTGCTCCAAAGGGTGACAAACAGGGTTGTACTATTTCTTGACAACGACTCAGCTGGAAGGGAGGCAACTGAGAAGATTATTAATCAATTATACGGTATTGAGGTGAGGGTCGCTGACTACAGGTCTGATGAACCCATATCCCCAGACGATTTAACAAAGACAGAAGTAAGACTGGCAGTTGAGGCGGCGCTAAGGCCGTGACCAAAAAAAGGAGAAAAAAATGCCAATTAGTTTTGATGAATTTCATGCACAACAGAAAGAGTCCAAAGTCCGAAGCAAGATGCTGTCCAAGAAGGGTGGAAAATCCTTCAAGGGCAACGGTGCTGGGGGCGCTAACTTTGAGAAGAAGCGCGTACCGGCATGGAAGCTTCGTATGCGGGACAATAAATTCAAACCCGATGAGATGGAGACCCGCATCCGTATCATCCCAACAAGTAGTAAGGGTGCTTTCTACAAGTACTACGCCAAATGGGTGACAACGCCTACGGGGCAAAAGCGCCAAATCATCAGCAACAGCTGGAATGGTGAACGTGAGGTTCCTTGCGTCCTCTATTACTATTGCGCCGAAGATGAAAACGAGAGCTTCTGGGCAGATGAGAAGTGTGCTGTATCCGTGTTCGTGATGGAGGATTTTTACAAGATCCCACACACGAGTAGTAACGGTTACGAATACTTTACGTTTGAACGCGTACCGGCACCGGACCGAAATGGGCGTATTTCTCACCCAAGTTCGGCCCACGCTGACTACGACATCGTCTACGGAAGGAAGCTTTGGTGGGAGCTGTGGCCCTCACAGAAGCGCCTGCTTCTCGAAAAGCTTAGCGAAGTGTCCAACAAATGTGCCAGTTGCTCCGATGGGGAGATCAGCACGATTGGATATAAGTGTGGTGATTGTGGGACTGAGCTTGCGTCACATACTTCCGAGGAAGGAATCTCCGAGGAGGATGAGGACGCTCTGCGAACTGCGCCTGTTACGTGTGAGGAGTGCGAGTACCATGGCATGGCTGACCACATCATTGAGTGTGTTAAGCCGAAAGGTTTTGGTAGTCGAAAAACCTACACACAAGGTTGTGATAGCCCAACCCAGCTTGGGTGGGAAGAGTGCGATGTTGTGATTGCTGCTGACCAAGTCAGCGGGGGACGTACGTCCTTTCACATCGTTAGCGCAATGAAGTCTGAACCTATCGAGGACGCTAGAGATGGCGATCTTGACCCATTCGACTTCAATTACTTCCTGGGTATGCAGGAGCTAGATGATCAAGCAAAGTCCATGGGGCGAGACAATCCGTTTGACGGATCTGCTCAAACCATTCTGGACAAGCACTATGAGGCGGGGCACGACGAGGAAGACGACGATTCCATCCCGTTCTAATCCCTAAAGACTAGCAGAAGCAGGGGGGAGGTTTTCTTAACCGCACTCCTCCCTCCTGCGTTCTGTTTTTTCCCCAAGGAGGTAACGATGGGAATGTTTTCTGTTCTCCCGGAACCCGTGCGTGTCGCTGACCCGGACGAGGCTCTGGAAGTTGTGGAGCGCTTACGCGCTAAACCAATATTAGCGGTTGATACTGAAACAACCGGCCTGTCTCGGCAAAAAGACCGCGCCATCATCCTGGCTATCAGTGATGGCGAAGAACGTTGGGCCATCTGGCCTGAAGTAATTCCTTACTTCAAAGACCTATTAGAAGATCCCGAAATAAAACTTATTATGCATAACGCCAACTTTGACTGTTGGATGCTTCTTAATATAGGGATCGATGTCTACCGCCACGCACAACATAATCATTACCGTGTCTACGACACAATGGTTATGCACGCTCTGGTGGATGACACCCTCGCTCATGACTTAAAGTTTCTATCTAAACACTACCTCGGCATCGACATGGTTCCGTTTAAGGCTGTGTTCGGTAAACAATTGAGGAAGAGGAAGCTTCATGAAGTTCTCCTTGACGCTGAGAACGAGGACATAGTCTGCAACTACGCTGCTCTTGATGCATACGCCACATATAAGCTTTTCTTTGAGGTCAGGGAAGAGTTGCTGACTCTCGAAATACCAGACGACGAATACCCCACCTTGTGGGATTACTACGTGAAAACGGAGCTTCCTTTCACCAGAGTCCTCTGGGAGATGGAGCGCCACGGGGTAGTCATCAACAGAGACGACCTCCTCGAACAGGCTCCGATTATCGAGGACAAACTCCTGTCAATCCAGAAATGGTTTGGGAGGGCTACTGGTCGCTTATATGTAAACCTAAAGAGTAATGATCAAATGGGTGAGTTCTTTTTCGGGGATCTTGGGCGCAGGCCCCTGTCTCACACGGAAAAAGGAAAACCCCAACTCAATAAAGATGTCTTGGGTAAGTGGGCTAAGGACGGTTGTGACTACGCAGAGAAGCTCCTGGAGTACAGGGATCTGGATAAGAAGCTTGGGACTTACATCTCTAACCTCCTTGAAAAGATCCATGTCGATGGGAAAATCCACGCATCGTTCAATCAGACGGGCGCAAGAACGGGGCGACTTAGTTCGAGCGATCCTAACCTACAAAACCAGCCACCGTACATTAGGTCAGCCTATCTCCCCAGCTCTGGGTACACCCTGCTCGCAGCAGATTATGCCCAACTAGAGATGAGGATCTTGGCGCACCTGTCCGGAGACAATACCCTATCAGAGTCCATACGCAGCGGTCTCGACGTTCACTCGTCTACAGCGGCCAAGATGTTTAAGGTTCCATATGAGGACATCATCAAGGCTCGCAGGAAAGACGATAACGATGAAGAGATCTCCGAATATGAGAAAAAGCTTCTTGGCCACAGAAAAGGCGCAAAGGCTATCAACTTCGGACTCATGTATGGACAGGGTGCCGGTGCTTTGGCGGGAACCTTAGGTTGCCATATTGATGAGGCTCGGTTGCTTATCAAGCAGTACTTCTCCGCCTTTCCGAAGGTGACTAAGTATTTCAAGAGAGCCATCGGTGACGCAAGAGATGTTGGGTTTTGCTCCACGATCTTAGGGCGTCGCCGACTTGTCCCAGGACTAAGGTCCCGGGTGGGTGGTGATGTTGCACAAGCGGAGCGCAAGGTGAAGAACTCACCTATTCAGGGTTCTGCGGCAGACATCACTAAAATGGCGATGGTAAAGCTGTGGGAAGACCCGCTAGTTACAAAGTCTGGGTGTCGAATGATCATCCAGGTTCATGATGAAATTGTATTTGAAATACCAAATGAGTGGTCTGAAGACAAAGAGCTAAACGAGCGTATCGCATATCTTATGGGGCACCCTTTTTACTTTGATTTAGATGTACCGCTCGAAACCACGAGCAAATACGGCTCGAACTGGCTGGAGTGTAAATGACGGATATACCGCACCTATACCATGTTGTTGTTGTAGGGGATCTAGACGATTCCGACTACGAGGAAGTAAATAGTGGTGGCTCAATTTTCGGGCCCGTATCAAAGGCCGAGGCGCAAGCATTCTGTGAAGGCGTTTCGTACGTTAACGACTCAGCACTAAGCGTCGAAATCAGATGCTTTCTGTGTGGGAGTGTTACGAAGGAGGCTGCTCATGATGCTGGCTAACGGATTAGAGGAGGCCTTCGTGGGTGTGGCGCATAGGTATGGTTTTTCTGTACCTGTCGCTGCATACGACCGTGAAAAATGCATAGAGATACTTATGCGTGACGGCGGCACAAGAGAAGAGGCCGAGGATTTCTTTGAATACAATACGCTTGGCGCTTGGGTTGGTGATAGCACTCCGCTGTTTATACAGCCTATGACCCTCAAAGAAGCTACGGAGTGGGTAGATGAGTGATGAGCGACATTACAGAGTAATAATTGAAGATGAGCTTACTGCTGAATCCCCTTGGCACGCCCTTCGGGAGACCGTTGAGCGAATCAAGACTGAAGAAACAGTTGCTTCTGTAGAGTGCCTGTCTACTGGGGAGATCCTCCATTACGAAATCACTACAGGGGCCAGACTGGATGAGGAGGGCTTATGAGCCATGAAAGCTATGGAGGGAATCCACCATTCGTTAGTGGTTCAGATACAAGTGAAGCTGCGGCAGAGTCAATTAAGCCATCTTCGTCCACACTGCGCTTTAAGGTCCTCACCTTCATCAAGGAGGCGGGGCTTCAGGGAGCTACTGACGATGAGGTTGAAGTTGCCCTAGACCTAAGACATCAGACAGCCAGTGCTCGTCGAAGAGAGCTGGTCCTGTCTGGCCATATTAGGGATAGTGGTAGCAGAAGGCCTACAAGAAGTGGTAGAGGGGCTACGGTATGGGAGCTTATCCCACCAGAACCTAAACAGCTATCACTTCTACCGGAGTAATTGATGATGTCATTCATTTTTGGAATGGTGGCCGGAATGTCCATACTTATCTACCTTAGGGATTATAGATAAGTGTGGGCAGTCTACACCGTAATGTGCTCAGGCGGGTCTATCTACACCGGCATAACAACCGATGTGGGTAGGCGCGTCTGGGAGCATAACCACTCCGAACGTGGAGCAAGATATACAAAGAGTAGGCGACCTGTTAGGTTAATTTACTCAAGAGGCTTTTCAACAAGATCAACGGCTTCCAAGGAGGAGTGGTTGATAAAAGCAAAAACAAGAGACCAGAAGGAGAGAATCGTGGCAACAGAACTCAGTAATATTTTCGACGCCCGAAGGGAAGCCTTGCGAGAAATCGCGGGGGCGGTAAATACCTGCTTGGAGGAGGGGGACACTATCGGAAACCTATTCCTGTGCACAGGTGACGACAACGCAATAATCGAACTAACTAATGGTGCGTACCTCACCGTGAACCTCGGGGTGATCGGAGCGGACCATGCTAAAACAATCATGGGTAAAGAGCGCGATTCACTGATCAGACTAGACCCAGAAGGAGATAAGTAATGGCTATGGAAAAGTACGGGGACTCAACTCAAGTGGTTGCTACCCTAATCAAAATGAAGCTCTGTGAGTCCGAGGATGAGGCGATGGAAAAGGTCGCGTCTGGCGAGGCTCCGAGCATGATCAAAGATTTCAAAATGAAACTATTTAACGACATGACTAAGCTCTACGACGAGAATCTTGAGGAGGTAAGCCCTGAGCTTGCTGATGAATTCAAGAAGATCAAGAAGGAGCTTGAGGAGGAATAATGGCTAACGACATAAGCCAACTTATTAAGAGTGTACAAAAAAGAATGGGCGGAGCCGCTGTAATACAGCCAATGTCTGAGGTAGCTACCCCGTTCGATACGAGACTCCCAACGGGGATATTGTCACTTGATATCGCTCTGAAGGGTGGGCTTCCTGCTGGGTCAATGATCCAGTTATTTGGTCCTGACGGCGTTGGTAAAGACTACCTTTCCAACAGACTTATCGCAGAGGTACAAAAGAAGTATGGCGCTGAGTCCAATGTCGCCTGGATGTCATTTGGCTACAAACCTGACCCTTCTTTCATGGAGCTTGCGGGTGTTGATCTATCAGGCACCGGAAATTTCCTATTCGTAGACCTAGCTTCTGAAGATTCAGATAAGCCCGCAGAGGTTATGCTGGACGTTATGCTTGAGATTGTAAAGTCTCAGAAATTTCAGCTTCTGGTTATCAACGAGTTAGGGTCCGGGGAGACTCGGGACAACGTGGTCAAAGGGCTAGGTGAGGACGCTAAAATAGCGACTTGGGCGTCACTGCTTAGTAACTTCTGTCGCAAATTCTATAGCGCCATGCGTGTTCCTGGCGAGGACGGTACACCAAACGGTACCTGCGTTGTAATGATTAACCCTGTACGGGCCAACATGAACGCACACTCAGCGAAGTATAATCCGTATACCCAGCCTGGGGGCTACGCCCTCAAGCACGCCAAAGCTGTCGATATCCACCTACGCCCCGGGGCCTTTATAAAGAAGGGCAAGGAGAAGGTAGGTAAAGACATTAAATGGAAAATCTCCAAAGGCAAGCATGGGATAAGCGAGGGGTCTGAGGGCGAGTACACCTTCATGTTTAATGAGGGGGTCGATATGGTCGCAGATCTTGCTAATAGCGCCAAGGCGTATAACGTAGTCTTTAACAAGGGTCGCTTCTATTACATCCTGGATTACGAGGACAAGATAGAAGGCGGACTAGAGGGCGTCGTTGATGTACTGAAGAAGTCCCCGAAGCTGGTTGCTGAAGTTAGGGCAGAAGTTTTGAAGAGGGTTTCCGATGGCTAGATTGAGTATATGCACCGGCCCGCAAGGCAAGTTAGTCGTTATCGACGCGTTACCGTTCCTTCCTGGACTCTTTATGCATAAGCGTCCTGGGTCGGCACGGCTCGATACGGACTACAACATAACGCATGTTGAGAGTGGCTTAGCGGTGCTGGTGTATGTGCCCGAGAAGTTCTTAGAGCTTGCTAGGATGATCCTAGGAAGAATCGACTGGACTAAAAGCGCTGAGGACATTTACGAGAATGATAAATATTACGTAGTAATAGAGGAGGCTATAGCCGTGTTGACGAACCATGAGGCCAGCAAAAAACAAGAAGTAAGAATAGCTGAAGACCTGGATGGTAAGCGACAGCCCGCCTCCGGATCCAGATGGGGCTACCGAAGGGATGTAATAACCCCAAGTATCCTCGTCGAGGCCAAGACAACTAAGAGCAATAAGATGAGTGTGAGCGTGAAAGACTTAGAGTTTCTGAGGAAGCAAGCGTACTCACAAGGAAAGATACCAGCCTACATAATCGAGCTTAACAAAGGGGGCGAAGTTGCCGTCGTCCCACACCAGGAGCTTGATGATAACTTTTTGGACTCATTTGAGGGGCTGTCCTGTCTTGGTGGCAGGCCGCCGAAGAAGAGTTTCACCATAACACTTAACCACGTAAGTGCGCTTCTCACTGGGCAGCGTATCACGCTTACAATAGGAACCAATGAGTACACCATCATGAGTTACGGTAAATTCCTTGAGTTCGCAAAAGGAATACCAGAATGACAAAGAAAAAGTTTAGGGTCCCAGAAAAGTGTCTTCGAGAGGAAGCGCCGGAGTGGGACAGAGACTTCAATATAATGAATGAGGTTGACCGTATCCATGAGGACATGAACAAGGACTCATGGAGCCGAAAAACCCATGTGTACCACCCGTCGTCACTAAACCCTGGCGCGTGTAAGCGTGCTGTTTGGTACGACAGGATTGGGGAGGAGCCTGAGAGCCGTATCCCTGCTGATCTTCGGATGCTTTTTGATATGGGACATGCTCTTCACGACATGATCCAGGCTAAGCTAGAAAAAGAGTTCGAAGACTTCAAGTCAGAAGTCCCGATCAGTTCCGAAGACCTTCATATAGCTGGGCACTGTGACGGTGTTTTCTATGACAAAGAGTGGGTCTTGGAGATCAAGACGGTCGGCGAAAGCGTCTACAGAAATCTTACAAAACCTAAAGCTGAGCATATTTACCAGATACACGCATACATGTTTGCACTGAACATCCCCAGGTGTCAGCTCTTATATGTGAATCGTGCAACTGGCTCTATGCGGCTGTTCAAGGTTAAGTTTGAGAACCGAATCTGGGAGGAGGTTCTTGAAGTCATAAAGGGTGTCGAGGCGCATGTAACCGCCGGGACAGAACCACCCAGAGAACCTAATAAATGGGTGTGCCGTACATGCAAGTTCGCACACACGTGTCAGCCCGAATTCTAAGGGGGATTGATGGATAAAAAACCAGACCAGGAGGAGGATGTCTTCCTGGCGCTAAGAACTACGTTAGAGAACGACTTACGGGCTACCGGATTTTCCCCTGACCGGGAACCACCCGGTGAGGAGCCTAGGATCCCACAAGGCCTGAAGTACCTCCCAAACGAGGACATCAAGGGTCTGTATGATTCCTATTTGTCGTTTTTCGAATACATATCAGACCAACTGGCTAAGGCTAGTAGTTATGCGACCATAAGCAAAGCTAGGTTAGAAATTGTCGCGGCGGAGGCCACCTTGGCCACGGCGAGGGACAGCAAGCTTACAAACTCAGAGCTGCGGAAGGCGTTCATCACAAAATCATGCCTAGGTGCCAAAAGAGACTACGTTTATTTTAAAGCCCAGGTAGACGTGCATGAGGCTAGGCTCCGTAAAATAAGTAAGAGTATGGATCGGCTGGGTCGGGAGTTGTGGTTCCGAACCCAGGAGGATGGCGACAGGCAAGAGGTTTTCTCAAGGCCGCAGCCATCAAAATCTAAATCCTTTCCGGGTAATTTTAAGCGGGTGCGGCGTGAAGACTGAACCAATTGTTTTTGAGGCGGAGATTGACATACTCCCTCCCTCGGTGAATGACATGTACGTTTACACGACTCGTGGCCCAAGGCCGTCATCTAAAATGAAGCAGTTCAAAGCTAAGGCCTCTGTTCAAATTGCGAAGCAGGTGGGCTTCAAAAAGCGCCCACTGAATCCGGATCACCCGTACCGATTAAATATCCACTATTTCCTACCCTCGTTATATAACAAGGGGTGGCCAAAGAAGGCCAAGACTAGATATAAGCGACGCGACGTATCTAACTTGGTCAAGGTACTAGAGGACGTTATTGCTGAGTGCTTAGCTATTGATGACTCCTGCTTTATAGAGGAGTTCGTAAAAAAGCACCACGGCCCTGATAGCGACTTTGTTGGTATCAGGTTTAGTATACAGGAGTTATCATGAACCCGGGTGCGAGTAAGAGTGAGTTGCTGCATATTGTTTGGGAGCAGATGGGAGTCCGGGCTTGCCCATCAACGCCTACCCAGCAATTACACGACTTTCTTCAGTATAAGACAGATGAAGTCACAAATAGCCCAATTAACCCAATAAGAGATAAACTAACAAAGTACATTAAGGAGAACCGGAACAGGCTATCACTGCCGTGCGATGGTAACTGTTACAATCATCATGACGGTGTCGTTGTGTACTGTCACAACAAACTTATGGAGGAAACTACCTATGGCGACTAAACGCTTTACAAAGAAAATGCTCGGTCCTTTAGACCGTGCCGAATTGAGAAAAATTGCAATCGTAGGAATGGGCTTAGAGCCTCTCGATGCTTACACCATGAAAGAGGCTGAAGTAGTCTCATGGATTCATGAGCGAGCAGAAGAGTTTGCTGGGCTTAGTATCAGCGGCGTAGGAATTGAAGACACCTTTAGAACGGGTGTTGGAAGTTACATCAAGCGTCTACAAAAATTTATTCTTGGCGAATGCACCGCCCCGTCCTGGCCCCCTGAGGGGACCGATGAGGACACCAGCGACGAGGTCTCGGAAGAGGTAAAGACCCCTGTCGAGGCTGTGGTGGAAGAGCCTAAGAAGAAGAGGGGGCGACCCCGTAAAAAGCCAGAGGCAGTAGCTAAGCCAGCTGTGGCACCGATCAAGAAGTCAACCAAAAGCCCTAAGCGAAAAGCAACTACGGGATTTAAGAAGGTTGAGGAGGTTGATGAGGTTGCAGAGGCCGCCCCTGCGGATCTGGAAATCAAAACAACTGAGAAAAATCCTGCCGCGACCGCCTTGATGAGCAAGCTCTCTGAGCTTGAAAGTCAACTACAGGCGATCCGCCAAGAACAGACTCAGGCAAATAACCTACTTACGAATACACTCGTGTACATCATCAACAGTATTATTGTTGAGGAGGACGAGCCCATGATCAAAGACCTTACCAAGGTCCCTGATCCAAGTAAGTACGTAAAGTAATCCCGTCCTCCTTCGGGGTTGTGGTTAAGGGAGAGGGTCTTCTTACGAAGGCTCTCTCCCTTTTTTTATCTACGCAATATCACACACTAATAATGGCATAAGAGCTATGTAAGGAAAGTTCCTTACCAAAACACAACCACAAGGAGGATAGCCTTATGGCTACAGCAATTATTGGAGATGTTCACGGATGTCTCAAAGAACTAAAGGTGCTTATTGGAGACCTGAGCGACCGTGGGGTGACGGAGTATATATTCGTTGGGGACTTGGTTGATAAGGGCCCAGATAGCTCCGGAGTTCTCAAGTACGTCCGAAACCTTGGCGACAAGGCGACGGTAGTCCAGGGAAATCACGAGTCGAGAAACATTCGATTCTGGAAGAAGGTAGAGAACGGTGGCGTCGAAAAAGCGATGGAGATGAAATACGCTACTGAGCTGTCCGGCGTTATGGAGTCAACAGACCAGGATTTACGCGATTGGCTACGGAGCAAGGTAGTCACATATGTGAAACGTGATGATTTCGTGGTTGTCCACGGGGGTATCACCCCGAGGATGGAGGCGCTCCCTGCCGTCTTGGGTGAGATGTCAAATAAGCAGCGAAAGAGGGCCGAGCGGACAATGTTCATTCGGTTTGTGGATGACTCTGGGTCAATGGTCGTCTTTGGGGAAGAGACTCCTCAGGATGACTTTTGGGCAGATATCTACGATGGTCGTTTTGGACATGTCTACTTCGGACACCAACCGTTCACATCCCACAACTCCCCCGTCGAGTTTAAGCACGCAACGGGATTGGACTTGGGCTGTGTTCATGGTGGGCACCTTTGCGCAGCAATCCTGAAGGACGGCGACAACGTTGGGTTTCACGCGGTGAAGGCGGATTCCGTTTACTGTGACCCTATCCACATCTGCTAGGGGACTAAGGGGGTGCAAAAGTGCCCCCTTTTTTAGGCATAAGAATAGTGATGGAAGAATACTCTTCTATCGCTATCCACAACCAAATCCTGAAGGAGGATATTATGCTAAGTGGAATTCTTCGTAACCCTGTTATTGTTCGTTCAATCCAAGCTGTCATGGTTGGTGTTGCCACCTTCTACACCGTGAAAGGTATTGAAGGGACCACCGGCGCTATTAAACGTAGCGCCAAGAAGCGACGCGCTCGCACCAATGCCAAGAAGCTCGCAAGCGAGACTACGGCGAAGCGCACCGCAAAGAAGGATACTAAAAAGAAAGTACCCGCCGCGTCCGAGGCTGTCCAAGCTGTGATGAGCAGTAGGCCTGTTAAGGACTTGCGCCTCGCTGCTCGTGAGCAGGGTGTCTCCGGATACTCTAAGATGAACAAGCGGCAGTTGGCCGAAGCCCTTGTGGGCGGTGCCAAGGCAGCAGCCGCTGAAGGCAAGATTGGCTAGGTCTTTCATTGGGCTTGGAACCCCCTCCCCGTCATGGGGAGGGGAGTTCCGGCTACGCCTACTTTTTAGTTCTGATCATCCGGGTCATTGTTGCTAGCTAACATATTGCCAGCGCAGTGTGCGGCGATTGGAAGGCTCATCAGTGCCGTCATGAAGCTGTTGTGCTGGACAAACCCAGAGTTATCTGCGTTCCCAGAGAAGGCCCAGTTAAAATCCAGTCCAAGTACATAATTGAAGTGATCGATTTGGCCAGTTCCGTTAATCTCGTGGTTCCCGCCGATGTTGCTCCCCGAATCATTATAAGAGGTGCTGGCGGTCATGTTAGGTAGGAGCCCCATGTGCGCACGGAAAGTATTCGTCCCCACTGGGTTCTCTTCTATCCACGAGGGTTCCGCAATCCAGAGGGAGCCCATAGTGTTGTTAGCAACATATACAGACTTCTGGTAACGGGGCCAAGAAATAGTGAAATTGGGAGAGGAGGCTGTATTCAACCTGAAAGAGGCCCTCTTTCTCCTGTTCAGATAGATGGAGCCAAACTCACAACCGTCATAGACGTTGTTAGAGTTATACCCAGAATGCGCACCGGCATAGCCGCCCACATTCAGATGATTGTTAGTTATGTGACAACCACCAATCTCATCAACAACAATCATGCCGCCACCGCCGCGCCAATCACCAGTTCCACCAGTTCCAATTGTATTGCCATTGGAAATGTGTATGGCTCCGGTCATCGACTCAGTACCAACGCGGTTACCGGTGATCATTCCGCCAGACGAAGCGGCTGATTTGCTCAACCCTATGTTTCCATCCGCCGCAGTTATCTGGATGTTCCCCTTAACCTCATTACCGTCGATGAGGTAGTTATCAGACTGCCCCTCAATCTTGATCCCCCAGTTATACTTGTTTTTAGGACGTGCGCCACCATAGGCACACAGGTTGCCCTGAATTCGTAATAAGTCTGAGCCCTCACAGAAGATCCTAGCCACTTGATTATTAACTATCCTCGCCCCCTTGGAAGCGCTGATGCGCACCTCCCCGCCGAGTCGTTCAATGGTATCTCCAGCTGTTTGCGCAGGAACGCTCCCGCCGTACCAACTGTTCGGGCTGTTGGTGTTACTTCCTGGAAACACACGTACGACCCCGGCGTTGTAAGCATTACTGCTCCGGCTCGTATCGCCATAGTTTCTGTAGGTGATGCCTCCCTGACGAATGAGCTTGTTCCCCTGCACAGTGGTGCCGGAGGAATTAGCTACGGTAATGTCACTTTTTAGTAAAAGGGTGCCATCATATGAGTTTTCGAGTGCGCCGTTGTTGTCTGCAACTACAAAGTCAGGTGCATCAACTAGCTCGATTGTGCCCCTAAAAATGTTATCGGAAACGTTACCCACCCTACAGTCTTGGATTACGATCCCTGATTGAACATTGTTGTTGCTGACGATTAACTTGGAAGAATTATATACGCGAATCTGTCCGTCGTACTGGAAGTAGTTGTTGGTGCTGTTCTTGTCATTCCTAGTATTGTTCGCCGTAATCGTAGCGCCGTACCCGTGAACAAGGATAGGCCCTCCGTGTGTACGGTTGTTCGAGACAGAGGAGTTATAGCAATCCCACGATCCGGAAGCTCCGGGAGCCGAAAAATCTACAACTTGAGACCAGTTATCGTTCCATGAACTGGTGTCACCTAGGGCGATAAACCCACCTGACGTATTGTTATTGGTGATAGAGCAACCATCACCCTGCCTGACCCAAATGTGGCCCCCGACATAATCAGGGGTAGTAGGATCTAATTCCGGGTGGTCGGTTGACGTACTTAGGTGTCCGGTATTGTTGTTGGTCACCTTCATGTTATGCCAACGCCCGCCAGACGCGGCAGTGATGTCGCCGAAGTTGGTGTTGTTATCATCGACTACAATATTGGAGCCTGATCCATTTATAGTGATAGCCGTCCAAGCAGTGGCCCCGTTATCTAGTACGTTCCATGATGACGTGTCGATACGGACCTCACCAAACGGCGCTAGGTTGTTGCCTGTAATTCTTGAGTCCGAAACACCGGTACCGACCCCTCCCATGGTAATGTTTCCGCAGGAGAGTTTATTATTAATAATACTCGTCCCCCAAGAAGAGGTATAGACTAAGCATCCACCATCCCCATTCTGTGCCTTAGGCTTGCTCATGGAGTATGGCATAGACACCAAGTTCCCCGAGATAATCGAATTGGGTGACTCCTCCGCGATGAAGACATTCGCGCCCAACTGGTTCCCAACGATCTGGGTTCTGTTGCACTGCTTCCCAGTCCAAACGCCCCACGGGTATCTGAAGAGGTTGTCCATGAAGTCTTGGGACGAATAGTCTGGCACGTCCGCCTGAACAGGGGACCCTTCGTGGATAATTTTATTGTCCATAACCTGTGTCCCGTAAGACCCGGTTGATATGAGCACCCCAAAGGTAGCTCGCCCAGATAACAAGATGTGGTTATTGGTTATGATATTCTCTACGCCGACACACTCCCCCTCAAGAGGGTTGCTTGGGTCCACCGTCCCGGTCTTCGTGGAGTATGCGTAAATACCACCAGCCGTTGGGTATAACCTAGAGAACGCAGGGAATGCTGTCCCCGTCCTGTCGCAGAACAGGTGACCCTCATTCCCGGACCCCCAGTTTAGTTCGGGCGAGGTCCGCCACGTATTATTAATAACGTTCCCAGAACAAACAGTCCCACCGGCTAGGAGCTTGATGCCCCATGCCTCGTGATCAAAAATGTTCGGGTGCGCGTTCGAACCTGACCATGGTTCTCCCGCCCCGTAGGGGATTCCTGGGTCTTTGATGGTGTTATTCTTGACATGAATGTTTGACGGAGATGTCTGCGATAAAACGTACACCCCATGGCTTTGCGTGTTCTGGATTACATTGCTTTCGATGTAACCCTCACAGAAAGGCTCCTGGTTAAAGCCTGAAGCAGGGCTCACGTTCATCTTAAGTGGTCTTCCGAAAACCACCCCCGCATAGAAGCTCTTGAACGTATTATTTTTTACGTAGATCTCCTTACACTGTGATGCGTAGACGCCGCAGAAGTATTTCGCGCCATTGGGCGTTATCTCCCCGTCGTACCCAGCACCGTCGCCATACGTGATCTCAAACGGGTCTTCCCACTGCTCCTCAAAAGGACCGCCAGCATTAAAGGTGCCCGGGGCATAGTGCGTCAAGGTTCCGTGAATTTCCGTTTCACCGGTTTGGCCATTTATAATATGGCGTATTCCTGGGAAGGACGCCTTGTTGTTCTCGATAACAACCCGTGTATGATGCTTGCCTCTCTGCTGCTTATGATCCCAAGAAGAGTGGGGCATATTGAACAGGTCGATCCCCATCGTGACAAAGCTCATGACATCATGTGCGTGGCAGTCTTTGACGATAACGTTGTCTAGTGAGTATCTCGCATCGAGAGTGGTTAAGAGGCCACCGCCGCCTCGGACATACAGGTTGCTAAACTTCCAGCCACCGCTGTATGCCATATTGGACGGCGTTGTGTGGCTACCGTACAAATGATCAAACGCTTCCCTGTCTCTGCCGTGAGCACCGAGGTTTTGATCCCCGGGGTCAATGTCCTGAAGCTGTTCATCCAAGTAGGCCTCATTCCCCGCACAGAAGACAACATCCTGAGGAACGTCGCGACGATAATCAGGGCCCCAATCAGTGTGTGAACTAAATGAGGAGTCTATAGTCCCTTGGTAATGAAAGCTAAGATTTTCAAAGGTAATCCCATATCGCCCGTCAAGGTCAAACAGTCCTGGAACAGGCCGATCTAGTGGGTGCTTCCAGTAAATAACAGGAGACTTATTACGATCATCTTCCTGTGACTCTTTGACGTTGTCGCCCTTTTCCCATCCAGCGTGGGCGTACAAAAAGTTGGATCCTGCTAGGTCATCGTTCTTGCCGTCGCCAGCGTTCTTCCCGCGAATACCCCGCACGGTAACACCGTTGCATGGGATTTTAATCGGGAACTCGATGCCGCGAGTTTCTGCCGAGTCGTCCGGTGCTAGGTTACTGTCGTACGCAGTCTTATCCCATCTCCAATAGCTCTCGAATGTCGGGCCAACGACTTCGACAGTCCATCGCCTGTTAATGGATGAGTTCTTGGTCCAAAAAGTTAAGGCCGCAAAAGCCTCCCCAAGGGTACTAAAATTCATCGAGTCATCGATGTAACCACCATTGTGCATCATATTAAAATGTGATGATTGCCCGTGTAGCGGGTTTATGGAGCCAACATAGATGTTTGTCTTTTGGTCCTGCCGCCCCACCCTAAGGCGAACGTCGGTTACAGACTGAACAACACCGCCGCTTACTGACGCGATGTAGCAGCAGATTTTACGAGCGTCCTGGCCTACCTCCCAGTGCGTGGTGGGTGGACCAGAGTTTTCAATGAGCCCGCTTGAATGTTCTGTGATTGACTCAGTAATATACTTTTTACGATCCGCACACCAACTGATCAGGTAGTTTCCGTTCACAGCAAACGTAAGCGTTTGGGCAAGTTGGAACCACTTCGCCCCACCAACATGAAGATATGCGTTGGTCATCAGGACTTGGTTATCCCAAAGATTACCAACAGCATCGCTCGCGCCGTTATGGATCTCCTGTCGCTTGATCCACGCTCTGCCACCCTTAATGACCCCGTTAGATAATGCTCCGAAACTATCGGCGTCGTATAAGCCCCTGCCGCCCTCGGTTCCTGTCCCGATGGACTCGTGGAAGGGGGAGTAGTTCCCCAATAAGACACCCTCAATAGATCCCAGAATACTCCTATCCTGCATCTCAATCGGGGTAGACCTAGCATCAAACGCTGGCTTGTTTTCTAGGCCACCGGGGTTTGGGTATGTGTACTTCTCGTTTACCTTTGAGTAGTTGCTTGAGAGATACACGCCATGCTTCGGGTAGTTGCCATCTCTATAGGTAGAGTGCATCTCGTCGAGGCCGATATTCGGAACATCCCAAGCGCCAATCTCAGGAGAGCTTCCGAACGTCTGCGTTGTCGGGTCCGTGAGAAGCATTCTGGTTGATCGGGCATCGCCGCCAACCATGCTCTCATCGTAACTACGCTGCCCATAGGCTGCGCCATTATCGTCTAATACTTGCGCAGAAGAAGATGCGTACTTAACCGCTACTTCTGCTCGAACGTGGTCGTTGTCTCTAGAGCAAAGGCGGTGTAGCGAAATGTATAGGTCATTGTTTGACCTAGTCAGATGCGCAATCTCTCCCTTGGCGAAAGAACCGTTCCACCCATCCTCGTGGGTTCCCCCGTCGCTAAGCGTGTCCCCGCCAGGAAGAACCGTGGTGAATGGTCTTAGGGGGTTAACCCAGATCACATTACCAAAGCCAGCCTTGTGAGACGAAGCGCCAATGTCGTTTGGCCCACGCATGAGTGGGCTCGCCGAATAGTCTGTGTTGTAAGCGGCGTTCAGTCCGTACCCGGGGATCATTCCCCGGCCCTGTGCGTCATCAACGTATGGTGCCTTAGCTATGTAGGCCACCTTCCAGGACACATTGCCGTCAACGGTCGGAAACGCTAAAATGGTGCCGACCTCGATGGGCCAGCCTCTTTCCATCCCGTAATCCCACCCGTCCCAGCCTTGGGTTGACCACTCGCCGTCCGGTTTCACGTTTACATCGTAAATGACCGCGTGGTCCGCGCTAATGCTGGAGAATCGGGCCCTGGTTGATGGCCGACCTACTACGGGGCTGTTCAAGAAGACAGGGTAGTAAATTTTATCTGGCCCAACGCTAACGCTGGCGTGGTCACCTACCCACTCATTCATGCCACCAATCTGGAGATACTTATTATAGGCGGATTGGAGAGACCCGTGGTCTGTGCCGAAGTGGTGTTCAAAGACAACGTGCCAAAGGTCCCCGCCAAGGATTGTCCTTGTCGGCGCACCCATGACGTTTAAGTCATCGCCCTTCGGGGGGATGATTGCGGCAGAGGGGTCTGAAGAATGACCAGCCCCGTTCCATGGGGCGTTTGATGGGGAGATGTGCCCTGTCCTGATGAACTTATGCCAAGCTCGCAAGATGGATATCTCTGGCTTCTTCCTGTCACCCTTCACCGCATTGTTCGGTGAGAGGGATTCCTTGACCGTAGTGAGCGTCTTGACCTCAGCACAGTATTCACCCGCATACAGAGAGTTTTCCGGGTGAAAAGAGAAAGACGGGTTGAGAACGAACCCTGACGGAGCACATGGCCAAACTTTCCCCGGCATTGTTTCCGTGTCGAAGACTACGGGCTCGCCGGGACCAACGATTCCATCAGGAACGCCGTCTAGCTCCCCCATTACTTCGGAGTACGCGGCTGGATATGCCGTCCCCCACGGGGAGTTCCCTGGGTAGAAGTGTGCGTGGCCGTGGTACAGACGCGTGCCGGGAAGGATTCCGTGGTTCTGCAAGGCGTCCATGATAATGGACCCAGTGTGGTCCCGCACAACCCCCTCTTGATCAGGTGAGCCAATGTCACCGTAACGGTACCTTCCAGAATATCTCTCAGACCCGGCCACAGCGGGTGTGCCCGCTTTTGTTGCTGGGCCAAAACCAATCGCATCCGGAGCATCATCAGCGGCTGCGTAACTGGCTAAGTAGACATCTCCCGGCTCGTCCGTAGGGTTCCCTGTGATGTCTGGCCGTGGGATTATATATGCAACGTGTGCATAATTTTTACGAAGACCCGGCTTTTGTGCGGTGTTGTCCTCTTGGTCCATGTGGTTCGGTGCGCTTGCCCAAGACACTAGCTCGCCTCGACCGTAAATGCGCCAATCTCTAACAGTGACCTTACAGAGGCCGCCTCTTGTCAAGATTGCCTTATCCCCGGGCCCGCCCATGGATGGCAGGTGATCGCTCTTCCCAATGGCGGCGACCTGGAAAAGCCCATTGTTTCCTTTGTTTACCGACTCGTCCCCGTCGCCGGAGATCTCAACAAAACACCCCGGCCTAAGGTTGAGAGACGCGAAGGTAGACGACTTGAGGTACACCCCGTCGGCATCCCATTTATAAATAGGCTCCGAGTGCCAGTCCATCGCGTACGGTGCGATGTTCGGCTTCATCCGCTCAATTGGCGGAATATGGATAACTACCCCGTGATCCTCAGTACCCAAATACTGCTGAGTCCCTTGGGTTTTGTATGTGTAATCAAAATATGACTGCGTAGCAGAATGAAGCGCCGTGTTGAGGTAGGCGTCTTCAGGCCTAGCGATGTGATGAACTGAGGGAACTGCGTGCCCGTCAATTTCAGGGTTGGGAGCGCCCGAGGTGACTTCACTGTGCAGGTTGTAGCCCGTGCTCTGCGGAGAGCCGACTATCGAGTTCTGTACGCGAAAAAACCGCACACGCTCAGGAAGGTTGGACTTATGAATCCCTAGATGGACCCAGTACGACGGTGTCGGGTCAAGTGACGCGACCTCTGGCATATGAAGTTCTTCTTGGCCAGTTTCGATCCCGCTCATGCTCTGTTGGCCGAGAGATACACAGCCATGATTCCACTGGCCTTCAGTCCAGTCGCCGTCGATGGTCTGTCTGTACGGCTGAATGATTTCGTATTTAGTGGTCGGCGCGTCCAGCACGGCGGCGATATGGTCCACGTTTGAGGCCAACGCACTTAACGCTCTGTTGAACGTCAAGCTCGTGGCGTCTTCGCCGTATGCAAGGAGCTTGGTGGCTGGTGCCTGCGGATTAAACGGGGTCAGCGTGTTTGGTGGCGCTGACTCAGTTAATGATTTTTGGGCCGTGTGCGTCTTACCTGCGAGCCGCCCGAAATACTTATACGCCATAGTTAAATCTCCCTAGAACCGCAGTTCCCACTCAACCCGTAATACAACATTAGGTGTTATATGGATCGGATCGAAAATATTGTAAGCCACCAAATAGTTGGGGGCCGCTGGATCGGATTCACCTAGCAACGGTGGGTTGGCTTCGTGTGTGAATCTTGGGTTTGCTGAACTTAAGTAAAGCCCCGCTTCCGAGATAGGTACGCTAGTTCCTACGGTCACGTTCGATACACGAGTTATGTTGCCCGGAAAAGACAACTCATCCTCTGCTATATCTATAATAAACCTAGTCCGGAAGTCACCGGGGAAATAGATACTGTTATTACTCTGATCATCAACCTGCTTTAGATAAAGCCTTTGATTGAAATCGTTGCTGATTGGAATAGGGTCTTGAATCGAAGTGACCGTTACTAGCTCTGTTTGCCCTGTCGCAAAGTTGTTATCCCCCTGCAAAGCGCCCCCACAGCCGAATCCCATAAACATAATTTTGTCTGTATTATGGGGGTTTGGTGGATCCATTGAGTAGTCATCAGACCCAACAACTCTGGATAACCAGTTCCGCCCAGTATTAGTGAACACGTTGTGGCCGAGTCGCTGGTCAATCAGCTTGCCCGTTTTTTTATCAAACGCAGCAATGGCAATGTTTATCGTAGGTTCTAATTTATCAGATAGAAGCATTATTACTAACTCCCCGGCTCGGTGGAACAATACCTACATCTAACAGCATAGTCGAGCCTTGTATACACAGCCTATGATATAGGCTGATGTGGTTGTTTCGGAAGGCCTTTGCTGAAAAGAAAAAGGGCTTTTCATTACAAGATAATATGTATGAATCACTACACAACATAATAATTCTCACCATCACAGTAAATTGTAATACTTCCGCGAGGAACCTCGTTCACTAGAGATTCCCTATTTCCATCAATGGACCAGATGTTCTTCTCATTGGGGTCTGTAGCGTTGGCCGCTCGTGCCCAAATTCTTGCTCGACCCTGGCTGTCCTTGAGTACGTATGTACGCCCAGACTCCTCCTGCGTTGGTGTGGGAAGATCGATAACAAGAGTTTTACCAACGCCCTCACCACCGTAAGATGCTGAATTCATGCCAATAACGTGGTCCGTAGGCGCAACAGAGTACAGCCCGATGTGTTTCGAGTCCTCGGCCCAGTCTTCAGTCATGTTTTCCGCGCTAAGCGTTGAAACATGTGTATAGACAGCACCTGTGGTCCTAATGCCTGTAGCCGACAGTTGTCCCGATTTCGTTCTAGAGGCTACAGCCTCAATCGTGCTTGCGCTCAAAGTTACCCCGCCAGAAGCATCAGCCATCGCTGCTGCGGGAATCTCCCCAACTGTAGGCGGTTCTTCAGGGTCGTACGTTGGGATATCCACAGTCTCCGACTCCTCCCCTTCTAGTATCTCGATTACTTCGAAGGTTATAGGTATCCCGTTTTCCCCGTAAGCAACTGTACCATCACCGGTTTCAGACGCGGCCCACACGGAGTACACAATCTCTTCTAGTCCTGAAGGGCGTTTTTCGTCCACCCAGGAGCATGACTGCATTGATCCGCGACTGCCCTCCTTAGAGTTCTCGGTAACGTTGAAGAGATCGTCCTGGAGATTCCAGCCGCCAGTGGAAGCCCATTCCGGAGAATCGGTCGGTCCCAATTCCTCACCACTTGGGGTCAGCCTTGCCCATGTTTTATCAACATTCTGTCTGGCGAACATTACCCTAGTTGTGTTCTGTCCCCCAGATGCATCCGCGTTTCTAAACGTGATCAAGCTGTTGAATCTCAGGAGAATTTTACTGTCCTGGACTGTTGGGTTGACCTTGATCTCAATGGGCCCTCCGCCTTCAGAATGAAGTCTCCTGGGGACAGCGTCAGAAGCAACCACGTATCCAGGGCCCCCTGAAGGGCCGCTCGGTTGAATTTCCCCGAGATGTTTTAGGTTGCCACCTCCAACGAGATAGTTGTTTGTCGTATGGCCTCCGTTCCCTCCGCCGCCTTGGATTGGGCCGTCGCCCAGCATCAAAGTTGGCCCAAAACCCTGCCAGTCACTATGGACCCACAACGTCTTATCTCTAAGAGTCCGATAGGCGCTTAACATAGCGGCAAGGTCTTCACCGTCATAAATCTCCGCCATCTCAACTTCCATGGGATGCTGAGCAAAACTCTCGAAACTTACGTACGTTGGGTCTACTCCGCCCCTGATCTTGGCGCTGCCCTCAACAACAAGTCGCGGAACGCGACCGTTGCACATCATCGAACCATTGATATTCTGGCCCGTGGTTGGGTTGACTACGCCAGGAACGGTTGGATTGTCGGTGAGTCCGTTGAATCCCCCGCTACCTATTACAACACTTCCTCGCTGGTGCGGATCAAAGGACACAATCGAAGGCCATGGAGTAAGAAGCTCTCCTGGAAAATTGTCGTTTGGTCCCTGCGTAGGCCATGGGATTGATGCGTCAGGCCCCGTCAGAACCCCGCTCTGCTCCCAATCTGGTTGGCCGGGGGCGGCTACGACGGCTGACCCTGGTGTCCCAATTACTTGCTGTGGCTGGTTTGTACCCGCCTGAAGCGTGGCATTGTAAGACGCATCCCCCTCCATGTTCCCGGAGTTTGTAGCTGTGCCAGCAAGACCAGCCGTGATGAACACGTTCCCCGGCTGCTTGCGATGCGCAACGTCCGGGATAGTGCTTGCGGCAGAGATCTTGATGTCGCCCGGTTTCCCGAACCCCTGCTGCCCAACAGTGAATCCCTGAGGCCCAGCGTATGGGGTTACGAAGTCACCTGGGTTCGTATGCTGTGTTTGGATTACTACGTCACCAGCGTCACCGAAGTGATCCCCGGCCCCACCCGAGATTGTTACATCACCACCGTGCCCGTGTGAGGTGGTCATATCGATCACACCGTCTCCGGTGGTGTCGATTGCGTTCATCCCACTTAACCCAGTGCCGTAACCGGCGTTACCGCCAGTGATTTTCACAGCACCGCCGCTACCGCCGTCTCTTACCCAGTACTGCCCTTCCGTGCCAGCGGCTCCGTTAACGTTCCTGGATATCGGCGAGTTACCACCATGGATATTGACAGTGCCGCCAAGGGCTCCGCCCCTGGGGGTCGCCGTAACCTCTCCGTTGTCAAGCTGCCATAAGCCACTAAGCCCGCCGATCAGGGTGATGTCGCCACCGTCCCCGACGCCGGGTGCTCCTGGATTAGTGATGTCGGAAGAATGGCCGCCTTGGACGAAGACAAGCCCGCCGCTGTTTCCTAGCCCGCCTGCAATGAGGTTCTGACCACCTCTTGAGTCACCGAGCGTGTCTAAATGGGGCTCATCTATATTGCCAGCCGTGCTGGGAATGCCGCCTAAGTGATTGCCCGCAGCCGAGCGAATGCTACCGGCGGTCATATACTGGTTAGTCGCCCCACCAGCCGTCAACTCTACGTCACCACCACTACCATCATCGTTGGCGTTGGGGTTGCCGTATTGTGGCCCAATCCCGCTACCCGCTCGAATAATAACGCCCCCGCCTTCGGCGTAAGCAACTCCTTGGGCAAAAGCGTGCCCAGCGTGCAACATCAAGTTGCCGGTGGCCATCGGCAATCCCTGACCAAGGTTAATGCCCTCGCCAGTAGACACAAGAAGGTCTTCGGTTATGTCGATATTGTTTACGTTTAGTACGGTGTCTAAGCTGTTGGTGCTCAGTGAGGGGCCACCATTAATATCACTGACTAATATGTTTGTGTTTCTAAGTAGGTCCCCTTGGTTCCCATCCCATGCAGCAATAGCTCTATCTGTACTGATTACGCCGTTTGCGTCTGGTGAGGGGCTGCCAATTTCCGACTGCCCCATAATGATCTCTACGCCTTGGTTGTCGATATACCGAAGCGTGTTTGCGTTCCCTCCCTGCCCTGTTGCCGTATACAGAAGGCCCTTAGTGGCGTTGCCTCCAGTCGGGTCATAGGGGGGAGTTGCTGGGTCCTGTTCCGAAAAGACTATACCTGTTGGGTCTATATTGCCTGTTACATCGATGTCCCCATCGAAATGGGCGACCATGTTGTTGACGAAGCTGGCGGCATCCACTGGAGACCATCCAGTATATGGGACTCCATACAGCTTTACAGCGCCACCGCAGAAAATACCATCCCCAGACACCTCAAGAATCCCATCAACAAACGCCTTTTTATCAGGGGTTGTCACCAAGGTAAGGATCGGAAACGACGTAAGCGTAGGAACATTCCAGACAGAAAACGACATTTTGTCCGCGCCGTGCGCAGCAGCCGTGGACATGTCATACTTAATGCCACCGGCACCGGGGTTTACATCGTCGCCAAAGAGGACATCGCAATCACTATCGACGTTCCCTGACGTGGTAGAAACCATGCTGAACTGTGTGAAGCTCGCGGTGCTCTCAATGAGGATCTTGGACTGTGTCTGGTTGAGCACCTTGATGCCCTTATGGACCAGAAGCGTGTGGGCCAGGGTGTGCGCCGGAGCGCCTACCTCAGTCGTCGCGTCCACGTTTGTGCCTAATAGAACACCCCCGTTCCCGTTGGAAGCTACACCACCATCAATACTTACATTGCCACCAAGACCTGCGGCATTATCCGCGCCTCCGCCCGCAATGCGAACAGCTCCACCACTACCCGCACCCGCGACAGTTCCTGTACCACCAGTAATTAAAGCCTCACCGCCACCATCTTGGCCGCTTCCGCCAGCGATACCAGCGGCACCCCCGTCACCGTTAGTGGTTCCGCCGCCAGTAATTTGCACAGTTCCGCCATTACCATTTGCGGCTGTGCTTCCGGAGGCAATGTTTAAGCTCGCGCCGTCGCCGTCTAGACGCATCCCGGGGCTTATGTCCATCGAGCCAGGGTTACTGGTTGCGCCAGGAGCCGCCTCTCCGGTGGTTATCTCTAAACTCCACCCATCTGTGGAGGTCCTTACGTACGCCGAACTAGAGCCCTCGTCCTGCTTTAGGACAACTCGGCTGTCTTTGATCTTGTCGCCAGTAGTTCCGTCCCAGCGAACAATCGCATCATCAGTGCTTGCCAGCGGCCCCGTGACAACAGTGGGTAGCCACGGAATCGTACCGTGGAAGTAAATGGATCCGGGGGGATTAGCTGAGTCAGTGCCAGCGGCTACTGTGTGACCAATGAGGCGATCTCGGTTGTTTACATCAACAGTGCTTGGTTGTGTATTGGTAAGAGCGCTCGCAGCTGACACGTATACGCGGTCATCCGCAGCCCAGCCAGTAGTGTCAAAAGGAAGCGTTCCTTCCGCAAGGGCGTTCACCCTGTCCCCCGCACCAGCGTGTTGCATAACAACAAAAAGAGGGGCCTCTAGAACAAGGTCTGATTGGACTTCCCCGATAGTGAGCTTTCGGGCATCAAGGACATAGTTGTAATAGTAGCTCTCCACTCCGCCGGGGTCTGTGCCCACAATGGAACTCTTCCACTTCTCATAAGCGCCGACTTGGAGCGTCAGAATGTCTCCCTGGAAAACCTCCTGCTGCGTCTTGAGAGTAACCATCCTCCGGTTACCCAGCTGTTTGCTGATGGACGCGAAATAACGCTCAGCACTTCTCGCCCAGCCCTCATCCGGATCAAACTCGTCAGCCTCTGTGGGGGCGATGTAAGAGCTTCCGCGAGACCCCGGGGCATACTCCAGGTGTCCTCCGTCAGCGTTTCCGATGATGTTGGGGTCCTCAATCTCAACAAATGCTGAGAAGTGGGAGTCCGTGGCGCTTGGTCCTACGGTTCCGTTTTGTATCTCAAGAACCCTGGCGGTAAGTCGAACCAGATAGCGCCCAGGAGTCGGCGCTTCAAAGGTCTTCGGATTGGCGAGTGTTCCGTCTGGAGGAACGCCCCCAGAGTCAGACAGTTCCCGCTCAGGGCCGTCTGGCCCAAAAAATCGCCAAGCAAGGTTTACATACTTGCCTACATCAGCAAGTCCCGGCGCTACGCCTGCAAGATACTCAGCGTCGATTACACCATCGAGGGTGAACCATACGTCTAAAGTAGGGCCGCCATGAACAGCGTGCTGGTCGTACAGCTTATCGCCTGTACTGCCAAAAGGGTGTGTTAATTTGATATATGCCATAGTAAAATCTCCTAGCTTTCAGCACCGCCCCAAGGTCCGGTACCCCAGGCAACTCCACCCCATCCATCAGATTCATGGTAATAGGCTCGGTAGGCGACTACCTCATCCATATGAATCTGTATCGGGGCTCCAGGCTGCATAGACCAAGGTCTATAATTCCTGATTATAATATCGTAATAACCGTCCCTGGGAAGGACTGGAATGTTTAGTTCGTAAATGTGTCCATCGCTCCGTTGACCCGGATCAAACGGCTCCAGCGGGTCAGGGTCTCTGCCCTCTACCCAAGTTGAAGTTCCGTCATTAAGCGGGCCTTTCGGCACAATATGCTTACCCGGGTGGGTCCCTACTTCAAATACCCAATCAGTCACAGCGGTCTCGTCTCCGGTCTCACTGTGCCGTAAAAATAACCAGCTTCCGCCGATGGTCCCATCAAAGGAGTTCGGGTCAGCTGTGGGCACTGTTGTTCTTGTTGGGTCATCATTGCAGAAATAGAATCCTCCCAGCCTTATGTCATAAGCTGATGACGAAGGCTCTACCAGTTTAAGGCTTGGAGTCGGAATAAAGAACTCTGTAAACCCGTGCGTGTAGTGGTGTTCCTTCCAGCAACGGACCTTGTATCCGATGTGGACATTCTGCAAAGCTCTTGTACTGGGGTTCTGGGTAAAGCTATCTAGCTCTGTTGGGGCGTCAGATACGCGCCCAACATCCGTGTAATCCCACGTAAGAAGTGGGGCTGGCGTGGCTGGGACGATGATCCCTCCCCCATCTAAATCAATGTTGGCCCCATCGTTCCAGTCGGATAAGGGTTTCTGCCAACTGTAGTACCCCGGGCTAAAGCTGGGGATGAACTGTTCCTTGGGAGACCTTAGTTGGTTGTATGGGTGCTGCTGCACCTCGGAGACGTTGCTCCTGCTTAATGGCTCCTCGATAATGGTGGAGGTGTGGTCAACAGGCGTCTCACCCCAGTTTGGATAGTGAACGGAGTCCGGGTTCACGGGGTCAACCAAGTCGGATACACGAACGTCGGCGAAAGCCCAGTTATCGACCGTCTGATCGTAATCGTCCTGCTCCCACTTGATTCGCAAGGTATCTCCGGAAACAACCCCACCGGGCTCAATCACAACATTTTTTAACTGCCAGCCCATGGCGTCGCCTTGCGTAGCGATGCTCGCAACGTGGTCATCCGCCAGGACCCACGCGCCACCATTATGGCTGTAATACAGCTTGAGTGATTCGTTTGCGTTATCAGGCTTATCCATGTCCAAGCCACCGGCAACATTGTCCTCAAAGTCTCCATGCGCCCACTTGTACTGAACTATTAGCCCCTTCGTTACCTCGAAATCCCTATCCAGCTCCAAGAGTCTCGTTGGGGTTGTCATCGTATCGCCCAAGGAAAACACGTATGGGGTTTGGTTCGGGTGCCCAAACTGGTACCTAATCTCTCCTGGGGCGTTCACATTTGTAATCCAACTGTCCATGCCCTTAGAGAAATCATCATAAAACATGCTTGTCTCTAGAACAAACCCACCCTCTGGATGAAGATTCAAAGCTGCATTTTGAAAGTCTGTTACGGATATTCCTCCAAGGGGGATATATTTCGTTGTAATAATATCCGCGAAAGCCTTCGGGCCGTAACTAATAAGTTTATCAGTCTGCCACATGGTTTCTAGTAAGAAATATGGCGCGTGTTCGGGGTTGCCTCTGTCAACTACTGGGTCGCCGTTTTCCAGAGCGTCCATCCTAGCCACAGCGCCGCTAACAGCCCCCACAAGAGTGATATCATTTACGTCCCCAGCAATCGTGGTCACATAATCATACACGGCCTTTAGAACATCTAGTCGGGATTCGTGGCCGTAATTCATCAAACTGTCTGGGGAGCTATTTAGCTCTTCTCCGGTCAGTTGTGGTTTTTCAAGCCCGTAGACAGACTCGAACCCTAGGAGCATGTATGTGTATGGGTGGTTGTTTTGTGGGGAGCTTACGCCGAATGGAATCTTCGGGTGATGCGATGCCCCATAGTGCAACAAGGTTGGCGGGGCGTCGTTCCAGATAATGTCGGTCACCGGGGCACCCTGATAGCGGATGTCGATCTCCTCGTCGGGAACAAACTCAAGCTCGTTATCTGTGGTGTCTTTGATGATTGGTACCCACACACGACTGTTTACAACATCAAGGTCCGAGTTGAGACCGTTAACCATGTCGAGTGTTTTTCTCTTGTAGTTCCAAGAGCCGTCCCCGGAGTAATCATCCAGAACCCCTTCGCAGTAACCAGACTCGAACTTCTCTTTTACATCCTCATCATCCCAATACGTCACTGTTGGTACTGGCAGGTTGGCCGCCTCGTCCGTCAGTAGGTAGAAAGTAAGGTCTAATGCGTTCAGTGTGTTGGCGTTTACTGGGAATGGTGTTCCCAAATCAAACTCCAGGGTGGCACCAATCGGGTTGCCTACCACGGGGACATATGCAGTCCCGGCTACGGAGATGTCTAACTTGTGGAAGGTGGGGTCTCCGGGAATATAAAAACCCAAACTCTTCCAGGCGGGAGAAGCTGACGAGGGTGACTGCTCAACAACTAATTCCCCTATCGGGCCGTAGCTCCACGTATTTGGGCCGACGCTTACTATTGTGCCTATCTGATGAGAAGGTTCGAAGCGCAGCGTCACGGGCAAGATCTGATTGCCCATCCCGTCGTCCGTGTACGCAAACTGATACCCCTCGGGAGGAGTGAACACGAGAGCGTTCATGTCCTCAGCGGCGGAGTTGTCGATACCCGCAACCTTCTCCTTTGTGCGCTCAACGGGCCAAGTGAGCAACTCCCTCTCTGCGGGAATAATCTCTTGCTGCTTATCCTCGGAGTGCCACATAGGCTCTCCGGTATCTGGGTGGATGGCCTGAACCCCTGTATTCGGGTCTATGGTTGGTACCATCTCCGAGTACGTGGTTCCAAGGCCGTCATACAAAGCCCAGTACGGCTCTGTGTGGGGCGTATCCTTCAGGAGAAGGGTTGGTTTAAGGATAGTCTCCTCAAGCACGCTAACTTCGTCTGAGAGCCTCAGAGACCCTAGTAATATGAAGTCTGTGTATGCTGGTTTGGCCTCCTTTAGGAAGGTCTTGACCAGCGGGAATACTTCCGTTGTCCGGGCGACCTCAAGCGGCACATCAACAATAAATTTATGATACTTCTCTACAATTGTAGGCGGCTCGTCTATCTCATGAACGACCCCGTTGTCGTCCACGTACTTTCGGACATTGCCGCCGAATTGACGCTCGATAAGGTCTGGGTTTGAGATGTAGTCCTCAATCATGACCACATCCACTAGCTTGGTATGCGGTGCAACCTTAGCGTCTGCCAGCACAGCTGCTTCTTCATCATTAAGGGCATCCTCATCATCAACAAGATTGAAGGCCTTAATCGTCCGCCCTGTATCGGGGTTTATGGCTAACTCGGCGTTCTCTGGGTAGGTGTAGTTGTAGGTCCTATTTTCCCCATCAACCATAACAATCCTACCGGGCTCACTGTCTGTCGGCGGGTCTATAAAGGTAATCTGCCCACGGACCTCTGAGTACGGTAAGGAGAATAGTGCCTGAACGCCTAGCTTCAGGTTATCGAAGTGTGGCCCGCTTAAAAATGCGAACCACATGGCCTTAATGACGCTTAGATAATCAAGGTCTTCATCGTAGCTCTTAACAAGTTCTTCTGGGAAGCCTACGAAGAGGCCGAAGTTTCCTTCGACGGTAGCGGAGTTATCAAAGTAAGAAATCTCCGCCCAGTAGGTATCAACTCCTGGAACCATCGCGCTGTTGACGGGTGCGTGGAAGCTTACATTCTTAATGCCGGTTACTTTGTGGTCAGACTCCTCGCCATCAAGGAGGAGCTTTGTTCCATCCTCGGAGATACCTAAAAGGCTGTAAGTTCCTGCGGGGCCATCGTCTAGAACAATAGTTGTTAGCCCCATCTCCTGAGCAAGCTCAGTGTTAGTTATTGCCTCGGCATTAACCAAGTCCGTATAGGCGGGGTGGTACGAAAAATCAGGCTTTAGCGTGGCGGACCAGCAAAGTTTTGGTTGGTCACCGATTATGATCGTTGTCGGCGCTATGTCTAAAGATCCGGACAAGAGGCTCTTGAACTTTACTCGGTTATCCTCAATGTCGAAATCGAAGCGCTCCTTAAGCCCTTGGGGAGACATCGTTGTCTCTCCGAGAATGGGAACGGAGACCAAGTCATCCTTTTTAAATGTTTCGTTATGTTTAACGAGCGCACTAAGCTTCCAGCTTAGGTCGGGCAGGTCTTCCTCTGACCACACCTTCTCATCACCATTCAGGCTGGCTGCTGCGTTAAGTGACCCGATTAGGGGTGCCCACTGGACAAACAGGTCGTTGTTGTCGAATGCATAAATTGGGAGGTGGACGTTGATTTCACCGCTGGTGTACGGGTCAACAAGCGCTATTCTGGCGAAGTCACCCATCCCAAACTTCATGGTGTCACTAAAGTAGAATGTTTGGAAAATGGATAGGTATGGGCCCTGCCACACAGACTGGTACTGAACCTCCCGCAGGTGCTCCCACTGTCTCGGGATACCATCAACGTCTTCTGCGCTAATGTCTATCCGTACCGTATTCTTCTTGCCGCCGGGATTAAATGCCGTGATTCCGCCCGTAACCGTGGTTTCGTCCTTGAGTAAAAGCCTTATCCGATCAGTCTCTTGGTTTATGTTTGTGAAGGGGTATGTCGGCTCGTACATTACGCTGCTTACAACAGGCGTGGTAATCGCTACCGCTTCCGGGTCAGCTACAAAGTACCCTCCGGTGCGCTCCGCGACGAGAGCGTATACCGGGAAAGACGTGAGCTTGCTGGACACCCTCCATCCGGTAGGATCGTCGATATAGAGAAGCTCTGTGATGTCCAAAGCCTCTGGCCCGCTAACATCGCTGAATATAAGCGCTCGGCCCGCCTCAAGCGGTTGGACGAGTTCTGGGCTATGGATATAGGCCGTCTTGGTGTGTGTCCCAAATGCAACCGGATTTACGCTAAGAATATCTGGCTGAGTCCCGTACTCAGACACCTTGTGATAGATGAGGTCCACCGGGATATCTGGCGGGATCTCCACCACGCAATCATGGTGAAGCCATCGTCGTTGATATCTTCTGGAGATATCCTTGAGAGCTTTGCCGTAGTCGTTTTGCCAAGCTACCAATAGCTCTGATGAGACCGCCTGTGTCATCGCAGACCAGATCGATGGAAGCTGTTTCTTGTCTGAAACGAGATTCCAGAAGTCTGGGAGGTACTTAAATATATAGTTCGAATTGGGGCGGTGCCCCAGAAGCTGCTCAGATATCGTAGCGGTAACAACCTGTATGTCCTTACGGCTCTGTCGAATGCCGTTATGGACCATGAGGCTTATGATGTACGTCCCTGGGGTGTCCGGAATAAAGATTGGAGACCTAAGGTCTGACCCAACCCCGCCAGAAAACTGGAATACGTTGGGTTGCAGCATCTCATACCCGGACGCCGATGTGCCTTCGGTGAAGAGTGCTTTTAGTATCTTCGGGTAGACTGTCCCGGTAGTCAGGTCTTCTCCGCCCGAAACCTTCATGTTGTACCCAGCGGCGAGGGTGTCGGCGAAGGCGGCTAAGAAATCGGCCACAGTGGTGTTTGAATTACCAGCAAAGTCTGATTCAAGGTTGACGCGGATCTCTTTATTTATGAAGTCTATGTCTGTGGTGAGCGACCCACTGGGCGGACCAACCTCAATTATTAGACTGTAATCATTGTCCTTTAGCGACGCCTTTGTGAACACAAGCTTTGCCACCTCGATGGGTGGGTCCAGTGGGTCTGGTGCCGGGATTGTCACAACACACTCGGAGTGCTTAGCCCCTTGCATCTTTGCGTTGCTGGCCTCGGGAGCAAGATCGATTTCCCAGAAAAAGTCTAGGGGTCTCGCCATCTTGTCCGAACTTTGTGAGCCATTCAGGACCATTGCCTGACCAACGACTATCTGGCTATTTGCTACAACTACGGCTTCCGGCCTGTCCTGTGGAAATCTTTTATTCCCAGACAGTCTTAAGGACCCAATAGAGAAGGCTACATCTTGGCCAATGGCCGTATCCTCTCCAGGTGCGTTGAGTTCTAGCTCAAGCTGCATCGCGGCAGATAAGGCCGACCCGTGGACAATGACAGCATCACCTAGGGACGAGACGGATAGTGACGCCGCCCGCGAGGCTATTAGCTCCGCGTCGGTAATGTTCTTTTCTGTAAAATATGCTTTTTCAGACGATTCGGCGTAGACATACAGTCTACCCTCCTCACCACTGACAACGGCCCGAATAAACAGTCCGTCAACTGGTGAGCCATCGTCGTTGAACATGATTGATGACGACCCGCCCAGCGCGACTGGGTGTGGGTCGTTGGGCGAGTTGGCTACATGGATACCTTCCCGGCTGAAGACAAACCCGGCAGAGTACCCTTGAATATTGAGGGCCCCCACAAATATCCGATTTTCTACATTCGAGGCCTGCTTTGGCAGGTCTTCGCTTAGAAAGATATCGAACTCTATTGTGAAGTTTTCAGGTATCCCGCCATTTATTTCAGCAGCGACAACTAAAGAGCTTACCTCTTTTATGGCAGCGTTGGAGTCGGACGTTTTAGCGATAAAGGACGCATAACCATCCTCAATAAAAACGTTGCCTGGGTACGGTATTACCGAAAGACCTTCAATGCTCTGTACGGGATCGCCGATGAACCTCGCACCAGTATCATATACTTCGCTATCGGAAGCCCTGAAGGTGTAATCAATTAGGTCCCATACGGGAGATACTGGTAACTGCGCCATAGTTTGTTATTCCCCGTTTACCGTTACTCGACTTAAATCTTCCATCACATGGAATTGATTGCCGAGGAATACAATGTTCTTGCTCCTAATTACTTTGATCCTACGGTCCGCCTTGTGGATCAAGAACGCAGCCTCTTGAGGCATGAGCATGTAGTTGCTCCCTGTTCTTGTGAGCACAGAGGTTAGGTCAAACAGCTCAAGCGGCTTATTTGGATAGAGGGAGGCCAGGAAGTCCGCCAGTTTATCCTTTAGCTCATTGTTCAACAGTGTCCCTGAGTGCTGTATCGCAAACATCGGGTACGCGGGGAAAAAGTGTCTCGCCAGAGGGTTGTTGCATACAACCCGAGCGTTTCTCTGCAAAAGATAACTTTGCACAGATGCAACTGTGTCGGAACGGTCGTAGATAATTGTTACGCTCGCCCCCGTAACCTCAAATACCTTTTCGAAGTCTGAGGCCGTTACATCCAAGACAACCGAGGTAGTTTTCAGGCTAGAATCTTCACCAAGGCTGTATGAGTAGTTGTCGTTGCTTACGACGATCTCATACCCGAGAGACTCGTAATTGTACGGTTCAAGCTGGCTTTCGTCCGGGACGATTCCTGTTGAGGTATTCGGGTCGTACGAAGTCAGCCTAATGTCTGCAAAATGCAACCCTGTTGGATCTTGCTGCAAGTCTGCGGGGTAGAACCTTTGATTCTTATCCCTGTGGATCTCGATGAACACTAGGTCGTAGTACTGATCCCAAACGTTGTCGGCATTGTCGTCCTGATTGGCGGCCAAGGCTTGGGTGTAGGTTTCTAGTGTATCCAATCCTGACGACTCGTCCGTTAAGCGGATCCGCATTTTCGCGGGAATCGGTCCAGCAGCCTCAACGTACTCAAGACCAGATACCGTGTACTCGCCGATAAGCTGTGGCGTGGGCGTGTTATCCCTATCGTTGAATCGCAGGTCGGACAAGATTCCAATAGTGCCCTGTGTGACCAACATAATGTCATGGCTAGAGAAAATTCTAATCCGGTATCCCGGACCATCAACCTCACCAACAGGAACGGTGTTGTCATCGTAGGCGAAAACATCGGCGAACAGTACGTCACCTAGCTGCCTGTTGATATCGGAGACAACATCATTAAGTGTCATCGGGTTCGGGCCACTAAAAGTACACGTTCGGATCGCGTCATCAACAGATACGGCTAGAGTCTTGCCCCCAACAAGGAGGTTTTCGTGTTCCTCTAGTCCCTCTAGGAATGAGTCTGACCACAAAACCTTAGAAACAATGCTTAATTTATCACCGGGTAATACATTGTGCTTAAAGAAGTCTGTATCCTCGGAAACCAAATACTTCCAAGGCTTCGCTACGGGGGTGGTCATATCTATACGAATGTCCGTTGTGCTGTACGAAGACTTGTAAATAAGAGCCTTCTCGGCGGGGGATGGTCGTAGATACCAATCCTTCTCCGTGGCTGTGTCCGTGTAGGTGAACACTGTTTCAGGGTCCGCCTCAAAGAACGTCGGATCTTTAAAGTACACCCGACCGGTACCAATTGATGGATGACCCAAGGTAAACCTAAGGCCCTCAATGGTGGTTGGGAGCGACTGGTTTCTGTCCAACACCAGACGGTTGTTTGTTCCCAGTTTTCTGAACCCGATGTCTCCAACGAAAACCACTCCAGGTCCCCAGTCATCGGAATTATTCGGGTCCAGCGTAATCGTGGATCCTACGCCGCCTGTATACGTGACAGAGAAGATCGCCCCAGTGTAATCAAACACACCGTTTATGGCGGCAATCATATCCCCGTTCTTAAGGTATTGAGTCAGGTCAACGTCAACGTTTGTAGTAAAAATATTGGTATTCAGTCCTGTTTCTGCGACTTCCAGTTCTGTCACCAGCCCTAGCTCCGGCGCGTCATCTAGAAAACTACCCCAAGAATTCATGGGCCAGTGTGCGGACGTTAGAGACTCCACCCACCAGAACTTCTCATCTCCGTACATGTCCTCAAGGCGGAGAACGTCATATTTTGCGGTTCCGTACTCAACAAGATTGACCTCAGCCGGGAGCGTGAAACAAACCCTTTCGATCTGATCGATCTCAAGCTCGGGCTCAACGTCAATAATTCCGTCACCATTAAGGTCGGCGTACTCAATGGACAAGGATCCCCCGTCAACACCGATTGTGTCCTCGTTAATAGGGTCGTCGTTGAGTCCAGAGAAGTCACTTGATACCACATCTACAGGATGCTTGTATGGAACAAGAAGGCCCTCGTTGTCTCCAGCCAAGGATACTTCCTTCACTCGGACCATCGGCATATCAAGGCCTGTGCCCTGCTTCGTGTAGATGCGGTACTTGAGGTTCACGCCCTCTTCATCGATTGCCTTGTCGAGCATCAAAGTATTCAGGTTGATCCCTGTTACTCGATACTCCCCATAAGCGGTTTCAGAGTCAATGTGGAGGTATAGTGCAGCAGTGTCGGGGTTCGCTGTAAACGCGTACCCTGATGGGCTGAAGGCTGCCATCTCGTTCTCATGCACAACCAAGTCGTCGCCCTGCTTAAGAATAACAAGCGGGTTAACAATGTTAGTTGAGCACAGCTTCATTACTCTGAAGCGTAGGTTGTCGAACCCTAGACCCAGTGTGTCTGGGAATTCACCATCAATCTTCACGCCATCATCCGTTGTATGAATGATTCTGAAGAATGTGGGCTGTATCTCCGGAGATGGTGGGTCGAGTATTTCCAGGACCATATTATCTAACGGTCGAGGCTGTACCCCTGTAAAGGACTGTAGTTCTGCCAATAGCGTGGGGCTTTGGAAGTGTGTTGGGTTGTCTAAGCAGTCGATCTTGCCATCATTACTGGAAAATACGACTTCACCGCCTTCGGCAAACGGGACCACGGGGGCCTCTGGTTGGATTCGAATTTCCTCGCTAGTGGCCTCTACAGCCGCCCCGGGCTTCACGTAGACATCTGTCATGCCGCCGATATGGACTTGGTTGTTAACGATCTCTAGCGGTACGCCTGAGCGTGTCGGAAATGGTGTTCCTCCGGGGATGCCGGAGATAGTTAACAAGGAGTCCTCCTCGACCATCTCGTAACCCTCGTACAGGTGCGCGACTTGGTGCTCAAGAAGGTCCACGTCCAAGAACGGCTTGTTCATCGAGTGTACGCCAGCGGTCATGTTATGTGCGGCGTAGTTGTTACCCATTGGGTGCGGGATCAAGAACCCTGAAAGGCCTTTCTCGTTCGGCTCAATCTTGTCAGTGTAGTCAAGCTCTGGAACCTCTTTCTCTACATCGTCGATGTTTGTGCTTCCCCCAACAAGCGGGAGGCTCGTAGGCTGAACCATTACGTCGGTTGTGCTGCCGTCCTGATTCGGATCTAAGGCGTCCGGATTAGCGACCAACCCGTTCATCTTTGGAACGTAATTTCTGTAACGTCTCTTGGTGTACCCAGAGTACTCCGGAGCCATGGTTGCGGCTGGGATATCGTCCTGAACCCCGTCCAAGTCTACAAGCTCGCCAGAGAAACACTTCTCCGACGGTGCGCCGCCGATACTCGGGTGGACCACATTAAATGGCTTTCCTAGCCTGATCCACACCATGCGGACCTCATTAGTTGACCCATCAAAGCTGAAGTTGGTGAAGATCCTGTTGGTAGGGGTGCTTTCGCTTGCCCAGCTGTCACCAAGGTAACCACTGGTGTTGACCGAGTGGATCGGCTCGTGAATAGGGTAGCCCTGAGGAACCGGGTTCGGTCGTCTGAATGCCGGTAGGAAATTGAACTCATCATACGATGGCGTGTTTGTGCCAAGCGGGGTGAGCATTTCGGACATGCCCCGGTACACGGAGAAAAAGGCTCTGTACGGGTTCTTGATGTATGTGTACCCCGCCCAAAAAGACGGGTTGAGAAGCTCCCCACCTACGTGGCTTTCTTCCGTGACCGGAGTGCCTTGGTACGTGTATGGCGCAGCCGTGGGGGTCATGCTTTCCCAGTTCGGATGGAATGAGTAGCCGCGAGGAGGCCCTAGCGGCGCGTAGCTGGCTGGCCACTCAAACGTGCCTCCCACAACCCCTCCCCAGTTAGCAGCAGGGTTGCCCCAGTTAGGCCAGCTAAGCTCGAAATCTTCCTTGAAGACTAGGCGCACTTCGCCCGTTGTATAATTCACGCGGCTTTCGCTGAGGTTAAGCCAGTCCCCTAGGGCGGCTGCGACGTTGCCGTGCGGAGTCGCGCTCGGGTTAGCTGGGTCATAGTCAACAGACGGCAGCGCCCAATCGGGATCATAAATCATGTTCCCTTCGCCATCATCGCTAAATAGGAGCTTGTATGTCTTTGTTTCCGGGTAAGCTGTCCCCGGTGGAATAGTGCTTGTGTTGGATTCCACTGGCCCCGGAAGCTCTAGCTCCATGATGATACGAACCATAGGCTGGTCAGCGTCATTAGTAGGCTCCGCAAGCGGTACATTATTAAGCCTAAATACGAAGGTGGATGTACCAATCTCATATCTCGGTGGCGACTCAGTGGTGCTCCCGTCCCCAACAGGAACCACGCTCCCTACCGCCTCGTAAGGCTCGGCGTGCTCGGGGTGCGTTTGTGCTGGTTCGTATGTCCACCAATCATTGCTGGACGCCAGGGTTCCTGCCACTGGCGGCACTGGGGGCTGTCCGTGATTGTAGTCGAAAAGGGGGACCGTAGGGGTTCCGTCGGCTACCCAGTAGACAGGCTCTTTTCCGACAATTTGTTTTCTGGCACCAAACCCAGCGCGGTAACCGCCTCCCAGGTTTTGCCACGGAATCGCGAGCGGTCCCGGGGGGTACGAATACTCCTGGGTCCCGTTCCAAAAAGGGTGCTCTATGTATTCAGGGATGGGGGTGTCCGGCTCACCGTCTGTATGCACTCGGGCTGTCCACCCGTTGCCCATGCTCGGTTGCGCGGTAACTGGGTCAAGGCACTCAACAACAAAGGTGCACGGAACGTCTGCGTCCCCTGATTGGCCGGGATACTTGAGGTAAGCCCTCGGCTTGCCATCTGCGTTAATTTCCCCAGCGCCTCCGGCATCAATCTCGGCGGCGGCGTTAATGGCTTCAACAATCATAATTGCTGTCGCCTTTGGTGTGGGGGATGAGGCATCATCGCCGAACGACTGTGGCGGAGGACTCGCGGGCTCGGAGCCGTCAGGCTCAAGCATTACCTCATCACCGCTACCGAAGAACCCTCCTGTGAAGGAACCTGATCCGGGATCAACAGGGAGGACGCCCCAATAGACTCCCCAGGAGTTTGCGAGATCGTGGTAGATCGCTGAAGTAAATGTGTATGTGACAAACTTAGGAGAGACCCCGTCGTGGACGGAAACGCCCGATGTAGATATATCTGTTATCTGGGCCGGAAACTCTCTGGACGTGAAGAGTTGGCCAACCATGGTCTCAAAGTTGGACTTCCAGGTCTGGGCGTTGGCGACTTTTACTCCGGGAAGATGTGGCGCTGGATTCGCTGTTCCAGGCAATGGGACGACTACGTCGTAGTTGTCCACGATAACGTCGTTCAGTGTCGCGGGCCATCCGGCAATATCGATTCTTTCATGCCCCTTGATTCGGAGCTTCACGCTTCCAGCGTTGTCTGGGACTGGGAAACTCGCTGCGGTCTCACAGTCATCTCCAAGCACATCTAGGTCAATTGTTACCACATAGGTTGCTGGCTGGCCGTCACCACTGCCCGTGTTGACCCTACATCCCGCAACGCGTCTGTTGTGGTTGTCGTCTCCTGTGAGAAGCTCTTCTTTCGGAGAGAAGTAATATGTGTAGTCGTTGGCCCCAAGGGGAGCACCGGTGTTTAATCGGATAGACCCATAAATGTGTCGCTGCTCAGGCCCGCCCCCAGGGGTAATTCCGCTATCATCGACGAACCCGAGAGTGTTGGAGCCCAAGTGTTTAATGGGCTCCTTGACCGTGATCTCAGCGCGGGCTCTCGGAGAGAACTCAAGAAGCTGGCTTTTGTGTAGCGGTCTCCAGTCAAGACCTTCAACACGAAGACGCCAGGGGCTACCAAGCCCGACCTTTTTAACTCTACCCCAGGCGTGCCACAGCATCGCTTCGTCAGCGTTTGTGAGTTCACCTTTATACGGCATACCGCCAAAGTCTTCCGAATAGACGGTGCAAGCAACATAGTCGCCCTCCTCGATCCCTCTTGCAGACCAAGGTGTCTGAGACTGGTTTAGGATAATGTCGCATTCTTGAGGCTCAGCATTACCTCCATCAGAGATCTCAATGTCAAGAGGCGCAGAGGCCATCCCAACCTGATTTACTCGCTTGCCTTCGATGGCTACGCCGGGTCTTCTGCCGTAGTCTTCTTTCTCGGCACCTCCCCAGACTATGTCCTGTGCCTCATCCTCTTCCCACGCAGAAAGCTTGGGTCCACCAAAGTCCTTGACTTTGATGTGCTCGCGGAGGCCTGAGTATTCGAGGTTAGCCTCATAGTCGAAATTAGCTTCGCCTTTATATAGAATTCTATCCTTGCTCACTAAGAAGCCGTCAGAGCGCCCAATGCCCAGATCCTCATGCCCAAACTGCTTCAGTAGCGGGTAGGTCATAATCTTCTTGGACCACTCCGTCTGCGCGTGGACGGGGTCCATGTCGTCATCAAAAGCGCCTCGACTAATGACAACCAAAAAGTCTCTTCCTGGGATAACGGACCCGGGAACGTCCGTGAAGTCGAACTCCGTGTCGATGTGGTCGGTGAACGGTAGGTGTCCTCCGGTCACATAGTCTATCCCCTCAGAGCCGCCGATCATCTTAAAGTCGGATCCCTGCCAAGACCTCTTGTTGAGTCCGTGGTGTGGCCCGTCTGTTTTTCCAGCAACCGGTACAGAGGTGCCCTCGTCAAAGATGTTAAGCGGTCGCGGGAACACCTCAAAATCCTTAGTCCGGATATAGATATCACCGCTAATATGCTCTTTGATCTCAGCGATTGCTCTAACGCGATTAAGGAGAGTGTTGTTATAGTACTGGTTGCCGTCAGATACGCGGAGATACTTCGCGGCCAACATCTTCGCTTTTAGCTCGGAGTCGAACCCGCCAGGAGGTGCGTTGAAGACAACAGTATTAGTGAACGGGAATCCGTTTTGATCAACGCCGCCCATCGCTGTGATGTTGCCGCTGATGACCTCTTGTGTCGCCCAGTCCGCTGACATGTAGATAAGCGGCCCGAGAACCTCAGTCATGTCGCGATTACATTGGCCCTCAAGGATGTCACGCTGCATCTCAGGCTCGCCGTGACCAATTACTTTAAGGGACACAATGTCCGAAAACTTACTGATCAGGTCTGTCTCGATGCCTCGCTCTGTATTCAGGGAGCGCTCTGACAGGCTTCGCTCAGCCCTCTGTAGGAAATCTTCGTTCGTTTCTGATGTGACACCCCCGCTGAAGGCGATTGGGTTTGTCACACGCGCTACACCGTCGAGCCCATTAACATACTTGATGGCGTGCTTAGGGACGTTAGCGTCAATGTTCGCTTCCATTGAGCGAACGTCAATATCCACATACCAGTAGTTGCCGGATCGGGTGAACTGTTCTGGATAGTAGGTGGCTGGGTTGGTAGGGGTGAAGTTGATCCCATCAACCGTGGAGAAGATAATCGAACTGTCTGCGCCGAAGGTTTTGGCTGTGTTGAAGTAAACCCGCACAGATCCGAGGGCGTTTACTCCGTAGTTTCTCTCCGAGAGGACGTTGCTTAAAAGAGCGTCCATCTCCGGCTCTGCTAGTGCGTCTGCGTCAGCCAGTGAATTCTGGGTCCTAAGGAAAAAGATCTCCCGGCGGAGAGGTTCAAGAATCATCACCAGCGGTGACACGAGAACGTCCTTAAGTATCGAGCCCGGTGAATTTACATCAAGCTCGGGGAACTCCTCCTGTAGTCTGGCCAAGATGAACGTGGAGATGTCTACGCCAAGTGGGTCAACCCCAAGCCGTTTGACCAAAGGGTCGATCACCTTCGTGAACATCAGGGAGCCAGCCTGATCGCTAAGAGTCGGGTCTAAATCGAGCAAACGCTCGGTCATAAATCTTTTTAGATTATCAGTGGCCATAATTTCTTACCTATTAAAAAAGCGAACCCGAACTAGCGGAGTCTGCTGCACTCTCAACGGCGTCCTGGGCCTGCCCAATAAGGAGGCTAAAGAACGCTTGACGCCCTGAGTACGTGTTAAGCTTGATTGATAATTCCATAATACTAGGGTCGTTCGGTGACAGAGACGCATTCAATACCGATATATCGCTGAGTCGCTCCTCTGCCGGGACATTAGATAGTATCTGCTGAACCTGCATCTTTGAACCCAGTGTTATAATATTCAAAACCGTTTTGGCGACCAAACCTTGAGGGTTCCTCAAGTTAACTTTCTGACCGACCCAGTTCTGCATATTACCGCCCATCCCCCGATCTCCGAAGTAGTCGGTGCCGGGGGTCGTCATCATTAGTTTGATAAACTGCTGTACCAGCTTGAACGTTCCCGAGACCGTGTGCATCTCCTGCCCAAGAAGGTACTCGAAAAAGGTCATCCGGTTAACAGTCTTCGATGTTGTAATAACATCCACACTCTCTAAAGTCTTATCATTTTCGGGTATGGCGGTCAGAATAGTGGCACCCCCGCCCTCAATTAAAAAAGGCTGGTCCTTGTTGTTAACTTGGACACGAACAGCCTTATCGAAACCCTTGCCAGATAAGCGTAAGACACCACCATCCAAGGTGACTCTTTTGGATCCTGATGGGGCGGAAGTATCAATTGTACTGCCCTCTGCCCAGGTTATTAGTTCCCCATGCTCCCGCTCAATCCCATCAGTGCCCGTATATTTCCGTATAATACGGATATTGTTAATAGACTGGGCTACGTATCCAGGGTGGTCTGATTCCAGGTTCTGGTAATCGGAGAAGGAGGCCGGGATGGCGATCATCAGGGTGGTGAGGTCCAGGGGGAAGAACTTGGCCGAAACGCCATTTAGGCGCACATCCGCTATCGCAGATACGTCAACATCCTCAAGTCTGACCATAGAGGCAATGTTTATGTCGTCCAGTTCGGCAACATCCCGAACGTATATGGCTTGTAAGTCCTTCACTAAGGCTGCTCTCCCTCATCGTCTTTTGCTTTAGGGTCGTTAATATCTTTTAAGCTCGCCGCTTTACCGATGGCTCCACCGTTATCAGCAGATTCCCCCTCGTCTGTTCCTAAAAGCAATCCCCACAAAAAGTTAATCTTAGATAGTTCTGTTCTTTCTTGTAGGGTTCCTGGAACAAATGCGCCCTCACTCTCGTCATCCTCTTTCTTGCCGATAGCGTTTAATCTTTCGGTAATAGCTTCCGTCAATGAGTATCCCACAAAATAGTCATTAGTACGTGCCGTTGCTCTAATCTCAGAAAGGCCTTCCTCTAGTAATGCAGCTATTTTCGCCTGGGCTTTATAGTCTTTCGACGATCCTGCGAGAGCTACTTTTTGGTCTGGGGGATCTAGTATATCTGCCATGAATCACCTCAACCCAAATTTACGGGATAAAATCAACATCTGGAAGGTCCTTTAACTCTATATTTGACTCCTTGCTTCTCTGTGTAAAGTCGTTTAGCGGATCGTACCCGCGTGTGATTTCCACAAATTGCGCTGTTCCACCGATCAAATCCGCAGCAACACCAAGCATACTCTCAACATCCCCCTTGGTAGAAATCTTCTCCGGGGTTAGGTCGGGTATTTCGGAGAACTGCGCGGTGGCTAAAAGATCGTGCACCACCGTTAATTTCTCCTGCCTAATAAAGTCCATTAGTGAACTTGTCGTGTTGACGGTGTGGGCGTCATACAGGAGGTACATGTCCCGTATGCTGGAGATAGCTGAAACCGCGTTTGCTATGAGGCTAGTGAATTGGCCCTGGCCAGTGCCTGAATTTGTCACAGCGTTCGCTAAGTTTACCAACTCGTTAGACGAAATTTTTTCTAACAAATTCAGGTACTTGCGTAGTTCTGAACTAATCTTAACGTGGCGCTGCCACCCGAGGGCCACAATAACCAGGGAGGTGAACGGGTAGTCGTGCGAAACACCCTCAGGCACTATTACAAGCGTAATTTTATTACCGTTGACGCTCTCCACCCTGCCGATAGGTCTGGAAGCGCCAAGGGTCTTCTCTAGAATGATGTCCCCGGGTTTTATGTTGTACCCCGGGTCAGTTATTACGTTATCCAAGTCTGTAGACAGCCCAAGGGCTATCGCCAGTGAACTCCCCAGGGTTGCGTCGGAAAACCCGAGTGCCTCAGTCTCCGTAGCCACCGAGCTGCTTGCTTCGTCGGTTTGTGAGGTTACACGAAGCCTGTGCCTGCTGAATGAAACGCTGTGCGTGCTAAACTCTTCGAGTCCCCAGTTGCCCGAACCAGGGGCTCTAGCAAATGCTGGGAAAATGGACACCCCGTTTTGTTGGGTTGTGTGCATCGTTTCCGTGTCCGGGGCTATTGCGACGATCTTCGCGTGCGCCTGCGTAACGGAGTCATATACATCGTCCCCCACCTCAAGGCCCTCGGTATCAACCTCAAAGTACCCATTCGTGGTCACGTTCCCATCGATATCTAAGGTGTCCGTATGCGTTGGGACCCCGCTCGTGGTTGTCTCAAAAACACTTACCCCTCCAGGGGACAGTGTTAGCTGGGGGATATCCAGGTCTATGGGTCCGGTGAGCGAAACGGACGACCCTGGTGTGTCTGTGCCGTAAACGTTGCCCACATCTTCATATGTTAGTTTCAGTAGTCGATTGAGTGATGGGGTGTCAGTGAATGTGTCCCCAAGCGGGTCTGTTCGAAGCTCCCCGTCGTCCAAAGAGGGTTTGTCTGGGAATGTTAGCCTATGGGCGGTGCCGTTACGGTTAAGCGCGAACCTCATCGTCTCCGGGCCAACTATACTACTGTCCAAATTCGTCAGCGCATACTCATCTGTAAGGGATTCTATGGCACTGCCACCTTGATATGCGCCTACGAAATCTCCGAAGCTGGTTATCAACCAGCCTGCCTCAAGCTCCAGCCAACCGGCCCTGTTATGTGTAATGAACCCAAGGGTGCCGAAGTAGTTCTCAATATCCCTGTTATACGTAGGTGTTATGGTTGGATTAGCAGAAACAATCCACATGCCAGACCTGAAAACTAGGTCGCCAAGGGGGTAGTAGTCGTACCCAATTGTTACCGAAGTGCCGCCCTCAAAATAGAGCAGGCCGTTACCGGTCCCAGAAAAGTTAGAATTTAGCTCCATCACCCCGGCGGCGTAGTCTATGTGCCCAAAGTCAAACCATTGAGCATTGGGGTTTCCTACCTCTTTAGCCCTTACCACCCCACCACCGTAAGGGTACCCCCCGTTCGGCTTATCTATTATCTGATGTAGGATTGGGGGCTGACCGAGTGTGGGATTCTTCTGGTAAAAGGTTCCGCTAAGGGTTGTCCCCCTAACGATATATTTAAGGAACTTTCCGGTTTTTACGGAGTTGCCGCTGATAAATACATTGTTTGTGTCACCACCAAACTCGTACCAAACACCAAAATCACTCGACATGTTGAGTGATGCGGGCCACTTTTTTAAATAGACCGGCCCCTCTGATGGCGGGGCTACCAGACTTGCGTACTCAGATCCGTCTACCAAGAACTCTGCTGTGTTCGGATCGCTGTCCTGTAGTATTAGCGGGTCGGTCCCGCCATAAAGCTCCGCAGCAACTCCCGGGAGCGTGATCACAGGGCCCTCGTATTTGGGTCTTGTTATGTCACGCTTCGGTTCAGATGCTTGTTTAACCATAGAAGCGGAGACAGCTGCATCTAGCATAAGCTGTTGTGCGTCAGCGCCTTCGTGTATGTGGCCCTCTACGGCATTATATGCCTTACGAGCTTGGTGACTTGCGGACACAGATTCGAAGTCGGCCAGCATGTACGAGCGGATAGCCTCTAGAAAACCATCGCCGTTTATCTTTATTGACTCAATGAGTACGGAAAGGTTGCTCGCCAATGCCCTGATGCCTGAGCGGGCGCTCTCTTTGCTTGTCCCGGTCGCTATCTTCCCTGATGGCGTCTTATTGTTTTGCGCCATCACTTGGGCGAGCGCTTGTATTCTACTAACGAGTTCGGATCGCAACCCTCCGGGGGCAAACTCAAGCTCCTCTATGAGGTCGGCCATTTCTTCGGCGGCGGCTGTGTTTGCGCTTGTGGGCTCGGACAGGGCGGAGGGTAGTAGCTCAAGCATGTCGGAGAGGCTGCCCAGCGCCTCGGTGCACGCTATTATTTCTTTGTTTCTAAGTAGGTAGATGATCGCATAGACAGAATCTATGTCTGAGTTGATGGACCTATAGATGTAGTCCTTGATGCTGTCTACAATATCGTCGGCGGACTGCTCGGCACCTCTTACGACACCCTCAAGCTTCGGTGATACCTTATCAACGCTACTCTGAAACTCATCGGATGTGTACTTACCAGTCATCGCCAAACTCCATACCTCTTAGCCTTCTAGCATCATCCTCGCTTAAGCTTCGCACCTTTTCCCTCATTAAGCTGGGTTCTAGACCAAGAATATCGCATACAGATACAAAAGAACTTAACCTATTTTCCTCCTTATCTAAGAAAATCCAATACTCGGCGTCCGCCCCAATTTTTCTAAGCTTAGATGTGGGATGGTCTTTGTACAGGACCCAGTCCACTGCGGCGCGTCTAACAACTGCGGCCCATAGCCGCGTGAACCACATAATCTGCCTTGAAGGGCGTATGTCGCTACTTGTATCAGGGATTGACCAAGACATTGAGGGCACCTCGTACTCCAGGGTCAGGCGCGATGGTGATTCCATGTCCTGCTTCTGGTTTAACACGAGTGACCTCTAATTCTACGTTTCCTGGAGATAGAGCCTCTATCAAAAGAGTATTACCTGTCAACGTAGTACTAATAATGCTTTGCTCTGGAGTTACTAATACTGTGTCTACCACCCCTGAGATTCTAAGACCACTCCGAAAAACTGTTTCAAGAAGAAGAGTGGTCTGTTGCCCAACATTCAACGTTACTGATGGGCTATTACCATCTAATAAAACGTTATTTAATGTGTACTCAACACCATCGACGGCTGGGAAGATGATGTCTGGAAGCGGGGCAGCAGATGCATCTGGGACAAGAATATTCCTGGCCAAGTTCTCGTATCCTTCCATAAAAACTAAATACTCATAATTTCTGAGCAAGTCTACGGAAGCGAAACCACTACTATCTGTTCGAACAACCTGTGAGGTTGGTATTAGCGCGTTTGCGCTGCCCTGCGGGTAATAAATTAAGTTCGGGAAAAATACTGAATTCTCTGAGAACCTTATTGTTAGTTCGTCAATCGGTTTACCATATGGGTTAATGAAGCTTCCTGAGCACCGACAAAAATGATCATCGGATGCTGCTGGGAGCGTTGTCGTGTCAATAAGAACGTCGAAGATATTAGGGTCCGTGTTCCCGTCTGCGGGACTCGTATCCTCATCAACGACAGTTATCGTCTGCAAATTACCCTCTTGCACCTTAGCGGCACCGTTGGGCGTCAAATGTATCTCATATATTCCGGGAGCCCTGGCTCCTAAAAATACCTGCCCGTTAGCATCCGTGATTCCATCCGCTAACGAGTTGTAAACACCGGGCGAGTGGATGGAGACGTACACGCCCTGAACCGGGTCCCCGGCAGGCATTAGAGCTGTTCTACAATGTACGTATACGTCTGCCACTTCTTACTCTCCGTCTATCTGGTTGAGTTGGTTAGGGTTCTTAGTTGGGTAAGGGACCCTGTTCCGCCGCCATGACCGCTGCCGCCGGTGTGCTGGCCCCAACTCTTTGGATTACCAGTAGCAAGCCGCTTGGCTGCTGGAACGCCTTCGTAGAGGCCCCAACCGCTCATAATGCTCTTCACTCCTGAGAACGACCTCTTTCCGGTTTCCGGCGCGACCTTGGTGACGAGGTCAGCGAAGCCCCGTCTCTTCCCCCAGCCCTTGGCACCCGTTTGGCCTATTCCGCCCTTGGCGTTCCATGCGTTTTTCAAGCCGGTCGTCATCGTGTTTTTAGCGGTATTAAACCCTTTACTGGCCTTGTTGGCTAGGTTCATAGCCTTAGCGCTCATGCCTGAACCCTTAAGAGCCGTAGATGCCCCCTGGCCAGCTGTGCGAAGACCTTTATATGCTTGGACCCCTTTTCTGAGGGTCTGGCTGCCTTTATAAGCAGTCCTCGCGGCTTTGGCAGCGGTGTAAGCGCCCTTTGCAATTCTAGCTGCTCGGTAAGCACCGAGGCCTACCCGTGCGGCACCTGCTACGACGTTTACCCCTGGGACAAACATCAATGCGGTAAGCGCGATATCAGGACCCCACTTCTTCAGGAAGTCGCCAAACCCGGCGGTCTTTGTGAGATCCAGGCTTGGGTCAATTTCAGCAAGCTCTCGGGCGAATGCCAGTTTGGTTGTCGCTGTAATAACCTTTGCCTCAATCTCAGGAGACTTGGCCATGGCGGTCTTATGGAAAGCTGTTATGAGGCGCTGTCTGCGCTCGGTTGATACGTAATAATCCATGGTGTCTCCTGCCTATTTCGCCTTTTTCGAGGCGGCCTCAAGCTTGAGCCTAGTTGCCTTAGCTTTTCTCGCTGACTCGTTTTGTGATCTTGCTTTGTCTTTCCAAACTTGGTCTCTTTTTACCTGTCTGGTATTTAGTGAATTAGTTAGCGTCTTCATATGTGAGATGTCCCCTTTACCGTAGCCCTTGGTGTCCCACAGGTTCTTACCGGCGGCCCAGCCCTTGGGACCAAGATGAGATACTGGTGATCCCGGAGCCATTGCTGCTGCGGTGGCGGTGATTGCGGCAGGCTTATTGGACCACTTTAGCCCTGGGTACAAAAGTGCCCCGCCCAACGCCATATCAATCCTACGCTGATCGTTCCATTTGGCGTCCGAATTCAGGGCCCAGGAAAGCCCGTAGCCACCGAGGGCACCGTGGGTGCCGTGTCTAGCGAGGCCTTTGACGCCTTGATTAATCCATCCGCCTGTTTGATCCCAGCGCTTGACCTTCTCCCAGTCATTGGGCGCTCTAAATCTACCTTTTCCGGATAAGAACTGAACTTCCTTACCGGCCTTATCGAGAATAGGTTTCCCGTCTGGGCCGATCTTTCGGTAAACGTTCTTCATGCCGGTACCACGAGACCACAGGGCATTCCTTGTGTTCCCGAGTGCGTCTTTAAGTCGGTTACTCATGGTTACCGCTTGTGCCGGTGCGCCCGAGCCTGCGCTCTGAAAAACTCGTCCCGCGTGGGGGAGGGCAGCGTCAGACCCGGCTACGGCTCTGCCGCCGAATCTGGTCAGGAGATTCTTTCCCCAGCCAAAAATCCGAGCGCCAGTGCCAATCCACGCTTCCTTCTCAAGGTCAGCGCTGGCAAGCTTAACAGGCTTAGCGTCAAGGACGCCTGTAATGGCTTTGACCTTCTTGCTCTGCTCCGCTTTTCTAGACAGAGACCTAGCTAATAAAAGTGCCAGCATTGAACCGACCCCTACCTTCGCACCAGACTTGAGCGCGGTGCTGCGTATAGCTTTCCCACCCATTCGTAGCTTGGGGATCTCTTTCTCAACAATGTCCTTGGGAACATGTTTTGCTAGATCAATGCTTGACGGCACCCCTTTTCTCTTGGCGTACCACTTCAGTAAGCGCGGTAGCTTGGAGTGCTTCTCATTATAGATGTTGGACGCGTGGTGGGCTTTCCCTCTGGCCTTCTTGCCGATATCCATAGCTTTGGTTTTGAGGGTCTTCTCGTGAGCGCCTAGGAGTTCGTCCAGCTTGGTAAGCTGGTCGTGGGTAGCCAGCCCTGTTCCGGCACCCGCAATACCGCCCGCAATAGTAACGTCGGCTCCCGTAAGTCTAGACAGCAGATTCTTTACCTGCTTCGGCTTACGTGCTCTCTTGCGCCTAACGGTCGGCTTAGTGCTCGCGCCCTTTACCATGGGTGGATTTGTTTCCTTTAAGGTGTCCTCTGTTTTACCCAGAAGCTCGCCCTTGCCGGTCTTCTTCGCCATTTGTCTATTCGCAGAGGCGTTTACATTGCCCCGAAACTTATTCTGATTAGCTTTGGCGGCATAGTTAACCAGCTGCTTCCCTAGAAGGTTCTGCGTATTTGCTGCGGTAGCTGGGGCCTGTTTAATGGCCCAAGGTGCCATGCCTTGACCCATCTGGTCCATCGGCTGGCCCGGTCGTCCGGTCGCGGTTGTTGGGACTGCTTCTTTTGTCAGTCCTCGCATAAATTCAAGGGCCTCTCGTCGGTCAAAATCCATTACAGAGTCCTCCTTGGGGCCGCAGGAATCTCCGCCTTAATAATATCGAATACATCATCTGCGTTAGACATGAGGTCAATAAGGTTGATTGGGATGTATTGGCCCGTGTTCGGGTCTACCGCGTCATCGCCTTTCGGTACTGTAATGATTCTTCGGAGGGAGAGCGGCGCAATTATCACCTCTATCTTGACACCTTGTACAAGCATAAACTCGACATGTCCGCTGCCATCAGTTCTATAGGTTGCCTGTGTATCAAACACAGCAACCCCTGAAAAAAGTTGTGGTGTATGCAAGAGCCTTACTTGCACATTAGCGTGTGATAATGGCTTACCACTCATTCTGTAGATGTCGGCAAACATCTGGCACATGGGTGCTGGCGATATGGGGGCCGTGAACGTTGGTGTGAAAGACCCTGTTATGATCTGAAAAGCTTGAATTTCTGTTGCTTCAGGAGAGTACAGTAGTGGGTCTGATGATATCTCTCTAGAGTTTATAACCTCTAGCGTGAAGTTGTTCTTCGAGAACACGACCCCGCTCTTTTCGAGACTTATTACGTAGTTTGTGGGGTCTAGGTTGAGAACTGCTTCGCCCTCAATATCGGTCAATGCCTGCGCTACCGCTGTCCCATCAGAAAGGCTTGCGAGAACCGTAGTTCCAATGTGCGGCTGTCCGTTGTTGCCTTCGAGGGTCGCGACTGTGAATCTACAGGTCTCAGCGCCTGCGGGCGTAAGTACCAGCGCGGGCTCCATACTAAAGGGTGTCGCAGGTGCCCCTGTGAACCATACAATGAAGTATTGCTCCTGATTTAGGAACGTGTGTGCTACTTCGTACCCAGAAGCCCCAGCAACGTATGGCGCATTAGTGGGCCCAAACGCTGTATCTCCTGCCTGATCTATCACTTGTACGGTGACGGTTTCAGCGGGTCCACCGACCTCACGCTGATCTAGTCGCAGGGTGGTGGGTACGGCTCTTGGGTAGTCGCTTATAGGGGCCGCCCCGACATCAACATAGCTCTGCTTAACGACATCAACATCATACGTGTAAGTGAGCGTGTATTGACCGACCTTTGAGAACAAAACGGGCTCACTCAGGTACAAGTCGGGTATATCTGTCACAGCGGTCATTCCCGCTGTGGCTACAGTCGCACCGCTGGGATCATCGACTTGAACAGTAAAGCTCGCCAGAGCAATAACTGCTGTAGAGTCGAAGAACGGCAGTACCGCGTTTGTTCCCAGCTTAATCTTCATTCTGAGCTACCTGCGTCTTTTGATGGGCTTAATCCGAGGAGCTTGGCCACATCTACGTAGGTCGCAACCTCCGTCAATTTTTTATACTTCATGTCTGCCTCCGTGAGACCTGCCTGAACAGACTCAAGGAACGCCCGTTCTGTTTTCAAGCGCACCCGCTCCGCTCTTAAGAAACGAATAACCTGTGTTTTAAGGTCCTTTAGGAAGTCTTCCTTATTCGAACCAGACAGTTTTGTCCCATAAGTAACAGCGTCAGGCATTCCTAGTCCACCAACTTACCTAGAGCTACACCACCTGCAACTCCGCCTAAGGCTGGTTTATAGTACTTCTTGATTGCTGCCCATGCCTTTGGGTTGCTCTTAATCATCTCCTTGAACTTGGCCTTAGTTACTGCGGTGGTCTTCGGCATATTCTTGGTGAAGAACTTCCCAGCCCCAGTGGCACCCTTTGAAACAAGTTTGCCGCCTTCCTTGCCAACAGTCTTTAGAAAGCCAAGAGCCTTGGCTGCGCCTAATGGGTTAAGCATGGCTTGCTTCTTAATGTAGCTTTCATAGAGCGCTAACGATCCATGCTCCAGCCCGGACATGAGTACGGAAGCCTCTTTTTCGGCCCCCTCTTCCTGCGGCTCTTCTTTTTTAGCTGCCATAGGTCCACCGGAGGCCATTGCCTTGCCCGCGCCCTTCATGGATTCAAGCTTAACCGCTAAGGCCTTAACCTTCTCCTCAGGCCAACTAGGGTAGGCAGACTTGATAGCCTCTACAGCACTCATGCCCTTTTCCTTCATAAGGAAATGGACCTTTGCGATATTTGCGGTCTTTGTTTTGTGCTCGTTAGCCATTTATACGCCCCCTGCGAGAGCATTCCACGCACTAGCTTTCTTCTCTGTGAGCTTCTTGCCGAGGCCCGCCCCAGCAATGCCTCCTCCGACAGTCGTCAAACCCGCCGCTGCCAAAGCTGCTCTGGGGTGCCCTGCTATGAGTAGCGCCAATGCTGGCCCAGCCGCCCCAGCAGCCAGTCCGCTAGCGGCACCAAGTGTGGCCCCACCAGTCATAGCTGCTCTGCGGCCCCACTTGCCTCCACTGCTCTTTTTGCCCTTAGAGGGTTCGGTTAACTTCTTGCCTGCTTTGTAACCGCCAACGCCACCGGCAACCGTACCCGCTAAGATAGCAGCTACCTGCGCCCTGGGAGACCCCGAAAAGCGAGCGAGGGCTTTCTTGCCTGACTTAGGGAGCATTCTCCGGAGTTGGCGGGCAGTAGCGGTGCCTTTATGATCACTGTAAGCACCACGCCAGTTCTTGCGGATGGAGTGTGGCTTGGATGTCTTTGGGGAACTGGCGTCGCCAACATTTTCGAGCCCCATTACCGCAAGCTGCGATCCTAACGATCCTGACATTGCCCCGGCACCGGTGGCCGCAGTTATACCAAGCGCGTTCAACAGCTTTCTCGATAAAGTCTTCTTCTCTTTTTGCTTTTTAGCGTATTTCTCTAGGTTATTCATCCTAAATACCTCTTCAGTTTTTTCTGGATAGCGTTCTTGAGGCGGCTGACTTGGTAGTCGGGCATCTTCAATTTCTTAGCTATCTCGCTGGTTGAGGAGAGCTTAGGTCTCCCGTAACCAGTTAAATGTTCATAGACGGCACGCTCGTTACCCGTAAGCTCATACTTGAACAGACGGAGCACCTCTTCTGA